TACAGTCGCTATCCTCTCAAGCAACAATCAAATGCTTTTCCACAGCAAAAACTTTGACCACCTACAAACTTTTGGTGGCACTCCACTGGTAGTAGGTTCTGGCTACACTGGCAACGGTCCTCGTATTCCTGTTGCTACTGCAACTATTAGCGGTAGTACTACGCTGACTATAAACACTTCAGGCGACCACTACCTACTTGCAGGTGACACTGTTCGCTACTCTGTTGTTGGAGCAAACATCAACCAGTCTTCTACTTCTACAGCAGTTGTCACTAAAGTCGACGCTGATACAGTAACAATTACTATTGCAAGTGCCACTAACCGTTCTCAAGAAACGGTAACTGGTTATATTCAGCAGTTGGGAACCAACTCTGCAAAATGGATTTACGCTACTGGCAATGTCAAGACTTACCTTGGCAATGTAGATGTAGTAAATGACAACCTAGGTCAAGGTTATGACATTGCAGGAAACAAGAATGACATCAGATTAAAGGCAATCCGACCTGCTGCGGTTTACTTTGATACATCCATCCACCTCGCTGTTCGAGTCGACCTAACAGCATAACAATTAAGGAAAAACAGTCAAATGGCTACTCAAGAATATGCTGCTAGCATCCAAGGTGTGTCAATCCGTGTTACACGCCTAGACGCTGCTGGCAACCTACTAAACGGGGCTGGAGACTCTTACACTACTTCAGCCTTTATGCGTGTCTCATTCACCCCTGAATATGAAGAGGGCGATGAAATTACCGAAAAGTCAGCAAACGGTACCGTTTGTGTAACTTACAAGGCTCCAGATACTTTGAAGCGTATCACTATGGAACTTGCCATCTGTGAACCAGACTCTGAACTTTCACAACTACTGTCTGGAGGTCTACTTCTTCGTAAGACCGTAGATGGCGTTGTAAAGAGCGTTGGTTGGGCAGCCCCTGGTGTTGGAGACGACCCAGCAGGTTTTGGTGTCGCTATTGAGGCTTGGTCTCACGCAGTAAAGGATGGTAAGCGTGCTTCTGTATTGCCTTACTTCCACTGGGTATTCCCATATGCTAAGTTGCGTCAGTCTGGTGACCGTGTAATTGAAAACGGTATGCTAGCCACAACTTTTGAAGGCTATGGTCTTGGAAACCGCAACTTTGAGTCTGGTGTAGATGGTCGCTGGGAGTTCCCAGTAGCAGCAGAACGCCCTTACTCATATGCTCGTACTTCTTGGGCTCCAGTTGGTCTACAAGGCTTCTACACTTGGACTGACAACTCTACCGACCAGCAGTTCTTTACCGCTGGTGGAAACATTCAGGGTCAGACTACTCCATACATTACTCAGGTTAATGCTAGCGGAACCACTGCAACAGTTATCTTCAGTGCGGCCCACAACCTTGCTACCAACGACAAGATTTATGTATCTGGTGCTGGTGAACCGTTCAACACAATCACTTCTGGTGTTCTTGCTACGAATGTTAACGCCACTGCTATCTCGTACACGATTCCAAACTCGTTTACTGGTACAGCAACTCTTGACAAGTTCAGCAGACTACAAGTTGTTGATGCTATCACCGAGAACGCTGCTTACACCGCAGTCACCACAGCAGCAATTGACACCAAGTACGCTAACGGTGCTGGTGAGGACACTTACAATGTTCCTGGAAGCCTATCATTTGTTGCTGACAACAATGTTGACTTCATTATCAAGTCAAACGAAGACTAAGGAGAAAAAGTCTAAATGGCTACCCAAGAATACGCAGCAAGCATCCAAGGTGTATCTATTCGAGTTACTCGTCTAGACGCTGCTGGAAACTTGCTTAATGGTGCTGGTGACTCGTACACCACTTCTGCGTTTATGCGTGTGTCTTTCACACCAGAGTACGAAGAAGGTGACGAAATCACTGAGAAGAGTGCTAACGGAACTGTATGTGTAACATACAAGGCTCCTGACACTCTAAAGAGAATTACTATGGAGTTGGCTATTTGTGAGCCAGACTCTGAACTTTCTCAGTTGCTTTCTGGTGGTCTATTGCTTCGCAAAACAGTTGACGGAGTTGTAAAGTCTGTTGGTTGGGCTGCTCCAGGCGTAGGTGATGACCCTGCTGGTAATGGCGTTGCCATTGAAGCGTGGTCACACGCTGTAAAAGACGGAAAGCGTGCAAGCGTTCTTCCATACTTCCACTGGGTATTTCCTTACGCAAAACTTCGTCAGAGTGGTGACAGAGTTATTGAAAATGGTATGTTGGCAACCACATTCGAGGGTTACGGTCTAGGAAACAAGAACTTTGGTTCTGCTGTTGATGGCCGTTGGGAATTCCCTGTTGCTGCTGAAAGACCATACTCTTACTCAAGAGCATCTTGGGCACCTATCGGGCTTGCTGGCTTCTACACTTGGACTGACCAGGCTTCTTACCAGAAGTTCTTTACCAAGTCTGCAATTCAGGGTGCTACCACTATTGCTGTTGACAGCATTTACGGTGTATCCAATGTTGCTACTGTAACTCTAAGCAATACTGCTACTAATGCTGGAATTGTTACTGGAGACCTAATCTATGTAAACAACTGTGGCGAGCCTTTCAATACGGCAACTATTGGTACAGCAATCACGGTGTTGGGAGACCAGACCGCTTCTGCAAATGTGGCTGTTTCAAATGCGACAATCACTGTTGCTAGCACTACTGGTTATGTAGTTGGTCAGTCTATTGCTAAGGTTTCTGGAGGGGCAACAATGGCAAATACTACAATTGCTTCGATTGTGAATGCTACCGCATTTACAGTTACTGGGGCACCTACTGGTGCTGGAAACTTAGTGTTTAGCATTGCTGGCGGAAATGCGTTCTACTACACAACTAACGCAAACCTTTCAGCAAACCTAACAGCAACGCTGGACAAGTACAGTCGTGTTAGCCTAGTTGACAGTCTGACTGAGGCTGGTTCATACACAGCAGTTACTACCACTGATATTGACACTAAGTATGCTAACGGTGCTGGTGAAGATACCTACAATGTTCCTGGCAACTTGAACTATGTATCTGACAACAATGTTGACTTCATTATCAAGTCAAACGAGGACTAATAGTTAGATAGAAAGGCGGCGAGATTGGTTGATTTTCTTCCAATTCTCGTCGCCTTACTTCTTACCTAAGGATAGATATGACTGCTTTATGGATTCAACCAGAAGAGTTAGGTGATTACGCCAACTCTGAGTTTGCTCTAGAGGCTGCTAAGACTGCTTCACACTTGTTGTGGGCTATGTCTGGTCGTAAATATTCTGGCGAGACTGTCGTTACCGAGCGTTATACCTGCGTAATTCGTCGTTCTCGTCTTGGTGCGTCAAATAAAAACACAGACGGAGTTTTGTTTGGTGGAACTGTATATAATATTCCATCGTCTGATTTTGACTATGACGGATATGCTTCACTAACCGTTGATGGTATCTCACCTGAGTCTCGTATCAAACTTCGTGGCGGACCAGTTACAAGAGTTATTACAGTCAGAAACCGTAATGGTGAATTGGTGGACCCATCTAGTTACTACTTAGTAGACCACTCCACTTTACATGTGAGCCTAGCCACCCCTTGGACACCTTGTAATACTGAAATTACTTATGCTTATGGTCAGAACCCACCGACATCTGGAAAGATGGCGGCACGCACTTTGGCAATTGAATTTGCCAAACTTTGGTCTGATGATGAGACTTGTGCTCTCCCGCAGCGTGTAACTTCTGTCTCTCGGCAGGGTGTTTCTTTCACTATTCTTGACCAGCAGGACTTTATTCAAGAATTGCGTACTGGTCTCTATGCTGTTGACTTGTTCTTAAAAACTGTCAATCCAGATGGTGCTAGAAGGAAAACTAAGGTCTATTCAGTAGACACTCCAAGAGCCAGAAGGTACAACCCTAAAGCACTTGTTTATACGACTGGCACTAAGGACTTGATAGTTCCACCTGGTACTGGCAATACTGGCTCTACTACTCTAGGGCTAGCAAATATCAATGCTACTTTTTTGACTAGCCAAGCAGGTTGGACACCAGCACTGACGCTGAAAAGCCACTCAGGTGCTAAGTCTTTAACCTTGAGTAATGCCTCGGCAAATGTAAATACTAATGCTTCTACCATTACTTTGTCTGCTGGTTATTCAGACACTTTGGCAACAATCGGTATGGTAGACCCAGGCACTTGGGACTTGTATGCCACCCACACAAACAACAGCGTTGTGCTAATCACATCAGGAAACCTAAAAATCAACCTAAATGGTTAGTTCTACAATAGAAGTAGCCCCTAAAAGAAAGTAAAAATATGACACACATTCAAACAAACTTTACTGCTGAAGCAATGAACACTGGTAAAAAGACAGATGCTGTAGTAGCACCTGTAGAGGCAGAGCCTAAGAAAAAGGTAGAGCCTGAGCCTGTTGCTGAAGTTGTAGTAGAGACTCCAGTTGTTGAAGAAGTTGTAGTAGTCGAAGAGACTTCAGTTGTCGAAGAGACAGTTGTAGTTGAAGAGGCTCCACTAGCCGAATAGTAGGCAACTTATGTCAACGACAACAATCGCAGATGTTTCGAGCGATGCCCTAAGTCTAAAAAATATGATGGATGGGATACTTTTGCGTATCGAAACTGTTTTTCAGTCATACAATGTGCCACTTCCGTCACGCCGTTATTGGACAATGGGAGAGGTAGCCGTCGACTGCGAGCAAGTTGTTGTGAACTTTTTACAAATGTATTTAGGTACACCTGGAGATGAGCAATCTACTCCTCAGCGATGCCATGTGCCACGCACTGCTACGGTAATTATTAGTATCTCTAGGCAAGTTGCTACCGTTAGTCAGAATGGTAGACCTCCTACTGGAGACAAAATTACTGAAAGTTCTTACTCTTCTGCTATTGACGCTTGGGTTCTTATGGAGTCTTTGCGTGAATTTGATATGTGGGATGACTCTGGTTATGGATTAGGAGTAATTGCCACCCTTGACACCTCTGGTCCCGAAGGTGGATTCCAAACTGTCAATATGCAACTAACACTTGGTGTCCCATAATGCCTTACGGATTACCAGACAGTTGGTTAGGATATGGGGCTCAAAAAGCATTTAAGGGATTAGCAAGAGCAACTAGGGTAGGTGGAGGTAGAGGCAGTCGTGGCTCATCTTCATCTACTCAATATAGTTATAGATTTCAAAAACTTGTTTTGTATACGCCTATATTAGAGGCTGAATTAAAAACTTCTAAAGGCCAATTGTGGAAAACCCTTGAGCGTAGAGGAAAACTAAGTTTATTACTAGCCAAAAACCAAGTTGGTAAAAAAACAGGAAAATTGGCACTGTCCATAAAAATGGACCACATAACGACTCCCCGTGGTCAAGAACTAAAAATTGGCTCTAAAAACAATATTGCCTACCTACATCACGAAGGCACCAGACCCCACTTAATTAAACCAAAAAATGCCCCCCAATTGGTATTTATGAGCAAAGGCAGAATAATTAGAACTCAGTTGGTTAGACACCCTGGCACTAAGCCAAATAGATACCTTTCCGACCAACTGTTTATTTTTCAAGATTTAGCAACCATCTATAAAGGTAAGTCTTTTCCTAAGGTTTAGTGAAATCACTACTTTTTTTATAAAGTAAAATAGTTTTAGGTTGAAACGCAACCTGAATTACACATTCACAAGAAAGATTATATAAATATGCCTAGATTTAAAGACTTTGGAAATGGCGGAGATGCCGCTCAAGCCGAGCCAATTTCATTCAAGTTGTGGGGCGAAGAGTTCCACTGCGTACCATCAATTCAAGGAAAACTACTTCTTGAGATTGTTTCTGACTCTTCCTCAGATGACCCATCAAAATCTGCTTTAGTTATGGAAAAATTCTTTGCCGCTGTACTAAAGCCAGACAGCAAAAAGAAATTTGACACCGTTCTTTCTGACCCTGAGCAAATTACTACTCTAGATACTCTAGGTGACATTGTTGCTTGGTTGATGGAAGAGTATTCAAACCGCCCAAAAGAGCAGTAGACAGCCTCCTAGAGTGGGCTGTTAGCCTTTGGCATTATGTAAATGGAAAAGCGTTAATGAATGGCATAAATTTATCAAGCATGGAGGCAGACGACATGCTTGATATCATTCATTATCTCTTTGAAGAAGACTTACGCTATTCCACTGGTGAACAAGCACAGGCCGTAGAAAAAACTAGAGAAATCATCTACGGTCAACTTTACGGACAAGAATACATATTTAAAGGCAGTACTTCTAATAAAGCGTCTACAAATTCTTTTAATGAATTTGATGATATTCAGCCATTTGACCCTAAAAAGAAAGTCACTAAGCCGTTCATCCCAGCAACGGAGTTTGACCCAGACACTGGTATTCCATTGACTGGAAATGGTCGATTAGAAGCACCACTTAACTAAGGAGGAGGTGAATAAAAAATGCCAGTCGTAGGTGAAGCCCATATTATCGTTAGGGCCATTACAACCAATGTTGCTAAAGACATTAATAAAGGTTTTAATGGCGTAAGCGGTTCGGGCGGAAAAAATGCTGAAAAGGCTGGACAAGACCTATCCTCTAGATTTATGAGGGGTTGGAATAAAGAAATGGACACCAACCCATTCACAAAACTCTCTAATGCCTTAAAAGAAATGAACCCAGCCGCCGAGCAGGGATATAACGCAATTAATGAATTAATTGTAAAAGGCTATAAGGGTGCTACAATGGCTTCCGTTTTTGGTGGCTCAATTGGTGTAATAATAGGTGCACTTGTATCTTTAGTTGCTGCGGCTGCTGGTGCTGCTACTGCTTTGACAGCAGTAGTTGGATTATTTGTATCTATGAAAGCAGCCACGGCTGTTGCAAAGATGGCATTTAATGGTGTTGGAGAAGCAGTACAACAAGCAACACAGCAACAAAAAGTTCAAGTACAAACTTTACAAGATTTACGAGAAGAACTTCAACAATTAAAGTTTGATGCTGAAGACGCTGCTTTAGCCGAGGAACAGGCTGCTATATCTTTAGAAAAAGCCCGTGAAGGTCTTGCTAGAACTGCTGATTTACCAGCCGACAGTCGTGCTCGTCGTGAAGCAGAACTTGCTTACAAGCAAGCAGAACTAAACTATCGCCGTGCTAAAGATAGAAGTGCTGACCTAAATAAAGAACTAAAGACTGGGGCAAAGGCTAGAGCAAAGGCTGCTGCCAATGACCCGTATGCCAACCTTACCGAGACTCAAAAAAGTTTTGCCAAGTTCCTTGTAAAACTACAGCCTATTTTTAAAACTCTTAGAGAAGCCGTTGCCAAGGGGTTCTTGCCACTGCTACAAGCAGGTTTGACAAAACTTATGACTTCTGGCACTTTCAATGACATTTTTAATGGCATTAAAAATATTGGTGCTGCTTTGGGCAAGGCTTCAAAAGTACTGTTTGACTTCTTTTCTTCCGCCGAGGCTGGCAGATATCTAAGAGAAATCTTTGACATGATTTCTGGAGTTGTGAAAGAATTTGGCCCTATTCTTTCTAAATTCTTTAAATCTTTCCTAAAAATTCTTGCTGCTTCTGCTCCTATCACTCGAAGGCTTGCCGAGTTTATTTCTAAATTGCTCGGTGATTTCAATGCTTTATTGGATAGAACTGGAGATATCGGGCTTAGAAGATTCTTTATTACAGCCGCTGATATGGCTGGTAAATTTGGCAAAATTTTTGGCAATATCTTTGGCGGGTTTGCCAAAATTGTTGAGGCAAACTTTGGTCCAGGCACTGGTGGTGATTATCTACTCAACTGGCTGATTGAGGCTACTCAAGGTTTTGGCACCATGGGTAAGAGCGGTGGTCAATTAAAGCAATTCTTTAATGATGTTGCCGTAAACGCTAAGAAGATGTTTAGTGGCATTGGTAGCATTATCAAGCAAATTGTATTAATTGGTGCTGACCCAAACATTGGTGAATTTTTTGTAAGAATTAAAAAGGCTGCTCCTGCTTTTAGTAGCATTTTGAAAAAGGCTGGTCAAGCACTACCTACCGTGGCTGATTTGATTGTAAAAATTGTTGAAATCATTGACAAAATGACTGACAATGCTGCTATTGAAAACTTTTTTAAGACTCTACTTGCTGGTGCCGATAAGTTCTACAAACTTATAAGTAATCCTGTTATTCAAAGTATTCAAAGTTTTACTGGTCAAATTCACGCTGTAACTTTAGGTATTTTAGAACTTTACAAAAAAGGTAAGCCATTATTTGACTTTTTGTACACAGGATTCCGAAAAGTAAACGGAGCCGTAGGTGGAATTTTTAATTTCTTTAGGGCTAATAAAGAAACTATAAAAAATATTTTTGGTAAAGATGCAGTCAAAACAATAAAAACAATGACTGGTACCGTCACAAATATGAAAGACAAAATTGCCAAAACTATGGCAAGTTTCAAAAAAAGTGCGGAGTTTGTAAAGTTTGGTCCAAAATTAGCAAAGGGTCAGGCTGATGGTAGGTCTAGAGACTATACGGGTGTTTTAAAAAATACTCGTGGTGCTGCTGCCATGAAAAATGTCTCTGAGAAAACAAGAAAATTGTTGGCTGCCGATAGCGGTGCTTTAAGTAATTTCTGGGGAAAAGTCAGGCTACAGTACGAAATGGCTATGCTGAGAATGAAGTTGTACTTCAAGGGGGCCAGAAGCGGATTTGCCAAAATGAAGGTTCAGGGCTCAAGCACTTTAGCCACTCTTGACAGAAGATTCATACAAATGACCAAAAGCACAAATAAATCTATTGCTGCTTTTGGTAGGTTGGGCAGAGCAATGACATTCCTGCTTAGAAACCCAATACTACTTGCAATTGGTTTACTAATAGCGGCATTTGTCCTTCTTTACACAAAGAATGAAAAGTTTAGAAATGCCATTAATGACACTTTCAAACCAGCCCTAGACGCTTTGGGTGAAGCATTTAGAGTAATTATGCTTGCTCTACAGCCAGTAATCAATGCTTTCAAAGTTCTTATGAAAACTTTGATGGGCGGTGAAAACGGAGACGGTCAAGGTCCGCTTGTAAAATTCTTTATAATGCTGACAGACATCATAAGTCAACTAATACAAATGTTAGCACCTCTAATTGCTCAGTTAGTGACAAAACTTGCTCCAGTTATAGAACAACTAATTTTGGCTTTGGTACCAATAGTAGAAGTAATTATGAAGATATGGTTTACTATTCAAGGTGCACTAATGAAAGTCATTATGACTCTTGTGCCGATAATTCTAAAACTTGTTACGGTATTGGTTGACATGCTTATGCCAGTATTTGACGCTTTAATACAGTTCTTGTTGCCAATAATTAAATACATTGGATTGCTCTTTGAATTGATTGGTGCTGGGCTTGACCTCCTAATGACTGGAGATATGGACACATTCCAAAAAAAGTTTGCGGAAATTGGTCAATCAATAGTACAAACTTTGGCTGACATTTTTACTGGATTTGTTAATCTAATAATTTCACTCCTAAACCTATTACTAAAAGTAATGATAAACAGCGGAGTTTTGTCTATTCTTGCTGACATTGTAAAGGCGGTTTCTGGCGGAACCATTGATATTAAGGCAATGGTAAATGGTGGATTAATACCTTCAATGCCTAGAATTCAAGTTCCTCAGTTATTTGCTGAAGGTGGAGTTGTTAGCCCGTCTTCTGGCGGTACTTTAGGTATTCTTGCCGAGGCTGGAAAGCCTGAGCGTGTAGAGCCACTAGACCCTGATGGTTTGTCAAAGCGAGATAAAGCAATGATTCAAATGATGGGTGGAGGGAACGGTGGCATAAATGTTACTGTTCACGGAAGTCCAGGTATGGATGTAAATGCTTTGGCTGCTGAGGTAAGTAGAAGGCTTGCCTTCCAAATGCGTAAGGGTGCTGTCTAATGGCTACTAACTTAATAACTAATCCGTCTTTCATCACTAGCACTACTGGGTGGATAGGTGGCGTACTTACACAAATTGTAAACCCGACTATTGCTCTTGACAGCAGTGAGCCACTATATGGCACTGGTTACTCTGCTTCAGTCACATTCCTAGCCGCTAATAAAAATAGCGGAATAGTTATAGACAATAGTTACTCTGTTAAAGTTAATGCTGGAAGTGATTATACATTTTCTGCTTATGTAAAAGTACCTAGTCCACACTTAGCATCTGATTTTTCTTTGAGGGCATATTTTGATACTGCTGCTAATGGTGAAGGCAATCAAACATTACTGGACTCTCAAAAAACAACTATTTCTTCCTATGACGGCTGGGTAAGACTTACTTTTACTTTTACAGTTCCAGCAACTTACAATTATTTCCGTGGATTTATATATAGAAGCGACACTAAATCTGCTTCTGTTGGTGGGTACTATAAATTTTTAGTTGATGCTATTCAACTTGAAACTGGCACTACTGCTAGTGCTCTAGTTTATGACCAAGGTCAGAAGAATAAACTTGTAGATAAGTCTCTTACCAATGTCTATATTGACCACCTAACTGGTATGAAACTCAAAGCGGACATCCGTCTTGGTGATTTTGTGTTCAATCGTATCGACGAGTATGGAGTAGTTTGGGTTGTAGATAATGTTGATGGTTGGTGGAACTTACCAGAAGTAAATGTTCAAGATTTACCTAGAGGTTGGGGAGATGGTTCATACACAACTTTTGGAAGATTTGGTGCTAGAACGCTAACAATTACTGGAAGTTTTTTACTACAAGATACTGACACTCAATTAGAAGCAGCCAGAGAGCGTTTAATCAATGCCATAAATCTTGTCAAAAAAGATGCTTGGCTGGTTCTTGATGAGAAAACTCCAAAGGCATTAAAGGTCAGAATAAGTGGGACTCCAGAAATATCTACTACAAACCCTAGAGGTAGAACTAATTTTTCAATTGGTTTAGTAGCAGCCAACCCAATCAAATTTAAATGGGAAGACGCTAGGGATGATGGATATGCTTTAGAAACAATTACAAATAATTCTTCAAAAGTAATTAGAAACGATGGAAATACTCCAGTTCCAGTTATTTTTGAAATTATTGGACCAACCACTGGCCCCGCATCTTTATTTAATAAAAAATCCGAGCAATTGATTGATGTAATTTACAGACTTGACAAATATAAGACTTATGCCGTATATAGTGCTAAAGTTTTAAATGGTAATTTAGTATTTACAACCACTGATTCTCACGGATTTTCAGTTGGCAACCCAGTAGATTTACTAAATATAGTAGATGTTTTTGATATATCAAGTGTAGTTTGTAGTACAAATAATTACTTAGACATAAGCACTACACTAAAGCACAATTTTTCAGTAGGTCAAAGAATTTATTTGACTGGTATTAGCGGTCTTACTAATTACTCCAGCGTAACAGATGGCGAGTACGGAATAACTGGTACCTATTCTTCGGATGATTATAAATTTAGAATTTCTGTTTCTGGGCTGACTACTGCTGCTTCTCAATCTGGCATATCATCATCAAATTTCTCTGTTTCAGCCAATACCTCTAGTATTGTTTTTGATGGGCCTAATAATGTGGCAACTGTAACTACACAAGCGGCACATGGTTTTTCTACACAAGACCAAGTTGTTTTATCTAATGTTGGTGCTGTATACAGCGGTACTTATACAATAACTTCTGTTCCGTCTACAACTTCATTTGAGGTTCTTTTATACAATTCTCAGACTATAACTTCAGTAACTGATTATGAATCAACCTTGTCTCTTGGAACAATAACTATTGGAAGTACTTTATCTGCTCAAGCGGATGATTACATAACAATTGATGGGGTAAATGAAAGTTTTAATGGAACCCATAAGGTTGCATCAGCAAACAGCACCGCTATCACTTTTTACAAAAAATTTGGCAGTACCGCTAACTCCACAAGCATTTCTTCAAATCCAGGCACAGTTTACTTATCTGACTTAAGTTCTAGGTCTTCTGCTTCATTTACTAACGGGAAAGCCTATTATGGAAATATTTACAATGGCTCTTTTACCGTTTCTAGTGTTTCATCATCTACTCCAGACGAATTTACAGTGAATAGGCCAATTTATTACCCTAATGTTGGACTCTCTTACATAGGGGCTTACGATGGCAATACATTTCCTATTGTCAGAACATACGCTGAAACTCTAAGCATTGACACTTATACAAAAGACATTGCCATAAATGGTGAAATTGGCGGGTATAGGTCAAAACTAGACACGGTTGTTGATTGGATTGAACTTCAACCTGGTGATAATGAGATTGCTTTTGACGACTTAAATAAAATTTCTGCCACTCAGGTTGCTTTCACAACTAGCGGAAATGTGGCAACTATCACCTTAGAATCTAATCACAATTTTGTCGCTGGCTCTCAAATTAAACTTATCGGGCTAAATACAGTTAGTGGTGGCTCGAATGTTTTTGCCAATGCTTCTACTGCTACAGTTGCCACCATTCCAGACACAAAAACATTCACTTTTACTCCAACTAATTATTCTGGTGCTTCTAACATTTCTCCAACTACGGTGTCTACTGGATACATATATGAAGTCAGTAAGGCTTATGTGAATGTTTACTACCGCTCAGGTTGGATTGGGTAGTGTATAATTACTATAAAGACAGATACACAGTTAGGCAATTATGTCAGATACATCAGTAGAGTATAGATATTTCATAACAAATATTGTCACTAATCAAGTGATTGCTGAAGTGCCGCTAACTGGCGTATCTTATGAAAGAGGATTGAAAGACGCTGGTTCTTTTTCTGGCACACTAAGCCTTTCCGTAGAGACAGAAGGTATTGATGTCTATAATACAACTTTGCCCGGTAAAAACGCTATATATGTAGTTAGAAATGGCGTTTGTGTTTGGGGTGGAGTGATTTGGTCTCGCAGTTATGATGTCGTTGATAAAAGTGTTTCTATCAATGCTAATGAATTTACAAGTTATTTTCAGCATAGAAAAATTTGGAAGACTTGGAATCTAAATCACGACGGCACTTGGGTATATGTCGACCCTAAAAATGACCAGCAACTAATTGTTGAGTTAGCCAAGAATGACAAAATAACTATTGAAAAAGGCGTTGCCGTTGAACTATCTTTCTTAGATAAGCGTGGCTACAATCTTAGCGGTCATTTTAGAGTAAATAAAAATTTCTATAACGCTTCCAAAATAACTGTTGACATAGAGGCTTTACAGTGGAATGTTCCTGGCGTATCTCACACATTCCAAACTAAAAAAGATGGAATCTACGATGTTGTTCAACGAGAAGTTACTCAAGGCAGTAAAGAAGTAAAAATCACAACTGACGAGCCTCATATGCTTAGCGTTGGCGATGAGATTTCTATTACAAATCTAGACTCAGATGTTCCAATTGCTCAATATAAAACTTATAAGTCTCAAAGTGCCGAGTATCCAATAGCCCCGATATCTTCCACATCAAAGATAATTAGGTATTGGGCATCGTTTTTAGTTAACCTAACACAAAACGCAGGTCCTCAGGTATATGCAGACCAGTTTGTGATAACTGGTATAAAAACTGCTGGAATTTCAGTCGGAGCAAAAATTAGTCAACTGACTGATGTTGCATTGTCTAAAAGACTTGGCACAAACATGGGTGCTGGTCCATTTGAAGATGGGTTTGATTGTAGAGTCACTAAAATTCTTAGCGACTATTCGCTACAATTTAGTGCTTACAGTTATGGCAGTTCAGTCAACACTGCTGCTAGTAGAACTGGCCCGATATCCCTTAAATTTGAAAATAACAAATCTGGCTATGTAGCGAGCACAGACAATAAGACAGGGCAACTAACTTATTCTTTCCAACCTAAGAATTACGCTTGGGCTGGAAAAATAAAAGTCGGCAGTTTGATAAAAACAAATGGCATAAAATCACTTGAAACTTATGCCGATGGGACAGCAAAACCAGATAAGGTTTTTGGAGACTTACCAGGAACAAAAACGCGTTTCCCTCCAGAGGGTGGTTCTACTTACACCGCTGTTATCACTGGTAGCGGAGACACTAAAAAGATACAACTAACAACTGGTTATGCTCAAGGCAACAATGTTAAAAAAATTAAACCTGGAATGTTGTTTTATATTGTAAGCCAAAGCGGTGGTGCTGCTGTATCTATAAACGATTCAGTTGTAAAAGATGTGGGAAATCCTAGTGGACCAGACGATACAGCAAATAACTGGTTTACTTTAGAAAGCATGCCTTGGCCTGACGCTTCCTCAAGAAATATAAGATTTGACATTGCTGAAAATGAATATCACAAAGTCTCTAAAATACTTTACCCAGATGTAGTAAAAACTATGGCTGATTACTACTACGCCAGCCAAAAAACTGACTTTGTTACCGTTCCAGCCTTAGAATTTAAACGCTCTGTTTCAGACCCTCTCAATTGCTCTGCTTTTTTATATAACTGGAACCCACCAAAAGCAGACGCAACTTTTACAATTATTGATGTTGAAACACACGATTATCCGTACACAAAAAGCAAAGCCGCGGTGTGTGCTAACACTGAGACTGGAGAATATGCTCCAATTATAAAAGTTATTGACAGTAAAACTTTTGTTGTCAACTCCTCCTGTGAAGCAAAATATACAGATACCAGCACAAAACAAACAGATGCAAAAATTGCTTGGAATGGTAGGTATCAAGCAAGTATGTACACTCACACGGATACATACGAGCAGGTTAGGTACTTCTTAGGTAAAGTTTATGAAGATTTTGTTTCAATAAAAAACAATAATCCGTTCTTAAGCAATTTGGAAAAAACTCAAATAAAAAGTGCAAATTTTGATGGTGTAAAAGATGTTGCCACAATCTCTACTGGATTCCAACAACCTGTCTACAGTAAAATAATTTACATAGATTACAACAGTGGAGCCCCTACAATTGTTGCAAAAATAGGACTACCCTCACCGTACAGCCCATTTGATACAACCGAAGATGTTGGTAAAGAAATAACAATCACTGGTTCGGATGAAACAATAAATGGAACATTCTTTATAAGACAAATAGGCAATGATAAAGATTATGTTTATTACAAATTGGCCGACAGTGAACAAAACATAAGTAGTTATGCTCTAACCAATATAAGTTCTAATGGAACTAAAATAACTTACACTACCTCTGCAAATCACAATATTAGAGTTGGGCAATTTGTCACAGTTGGTGGTTCAATTACTAAATTGAATGTCAACAATGTTGAGGTTGAGAGCGTTACTTCAAATACACTGGTGGTTTCTCAGCAAGCACAAATTGGCAGTAGTGGCTCTGACAGCGACCCCAAATGCTCTATCTTCACATCAGATAGACTTACAGCGACAGAAAAATTGCCACTTAATTCTTCTGTAATAACTTTTGGTAAGCACGACTTATCTGCTGGAAATAACATAGAAATCAGCGGTCTGACTAAAGAAAATTATGACGGAACTTGGAAAGTTTCTTCTGTGCCTGACCCTGTTTCATTTACATACAAACCATCTTTTGAATCCTTAAAAATAAAAAGTGTAAAACTTGAATGGTTAGTAGATAGTTATGTTGTAACTATTAAGTTAGATGAAAAACCTGATTTTTCTAAATATTCTTATATGGAAAAATCAACAAAAATAAAAATATCTAATTTAGGTTCTCCGTATGATGGTACTTTTACTTTAGACAATTACTTTGAACTTTCATCTGGCGATGAAACTTCATATTTTTTCTCTTACAAAATATCTGGTGCCAATACCACAAGACAGGTACACCCTCTTAGGTCTTCAAACTTTAGTCAAAGAACTTATGGAACTCCAAAAACTATAACTTTTGCTAACTATGTGGCAGAAATTGGCGGGACCAAAACAAAACTAAGCCCTACTGGTAGAGGCACAACTACTTATACAGTGCCTTCACACGGATTTTCAGTCAATCAACAAGTAGTTGTGTCAAATATTGGTGGAGAATTTACTCAATTAGCAGGAAATTCCAATCTTTATTCTCAATATATAGTCACTGTTTCTTCGGTTGCAAATGTTAACGCATTTACTGTTAACAACATAAGCAACGCAAATAATGAAAGTCTTTGGAAACTAAAAAACAATTCTGATTTAGAAATTGGAAAGTCCAATACCACTAGAACCCCAAGTAGTGCTACGATAACGGCTTACGATGGCTCTGTGGATAGACCAGACGACATCTATCCAGTAGTAAAAATTGATGATTTACCTACTGTAAATAACGCTACAACTTTGACTGTTGACATAACTGGTAAAGCGTTTAATGCTAAAACAAAGACCGTTTACCTGCAATTGGCATCTGACCCTGGATTTGCTGTTGGTCAAACCGTATTTATAGAAGAAACTGACGACATAGCCAATAAGAATATTTTCAATGGTTACTACACAATAAGCGAATTTACTAAATGGACAGACAACAAATACCAACTTGTTTATAACTCAAGCGATAAAAAACAGAAAAAAGACATTGGTGAATTTGACAAAAAGCAAAAACTTCTTGCTTATAAAAAAGAGAGCACTAATAGTGCTGCCAAGGCAACTGTTTATGCTCAAGTAATAGTTGGAAGTTATGGCTCATTTACTGAAAATTCTGACCCTCAAATAGAATTCTCTACTTATGAAGATTCTGGAAATTATCAAAGAGTGCCAGTATATTTTGGCCATGAATTAAAAATTGTCGGAGAATATCTGTCTGAGTATTCAGATAAATACATAGTTAAACCTGGTAGCACAAAAATTATTAGAAATGTGTATGGTTTTGAGTATCGAATTGACTGCGTTTATGACCAAATAAATTCTACTTTTAGAAGAATATTTACTTTCTTGCCTATCACATACCCAAATCCTCCTGTTCACGGAGAAGTTTCTCCGCCTAGCAGATTTGGTGCTGACAAAATTGTTTTTGAGTACCCAGGCAACATAAGCAATCTTTCTCTAGAAGAATCGGCTGAAGAGGCTTCTACTAGATTCTTTATGGTTGGTAGTGATGGCGGTACTGGAACTCAAGGGGCTTCTAAGTCATATGTTGGGGTTGCCCACAAAAACCTTTTGGCTGATAATTGGCCATTATTAGATTCCGACGAAAACAATGACAAGTTGGATTTAATTTCTGAAATATCAGAAAATGCTTATAGATATCTAAATGAAACTAAACCACCGTCTGGCACCTTCCAAATTGGAGTTGTTGGGAACCTAGACCCTGTAGTAAACACATATCAGCCGGGGGATTGGTGTAGCATTATAGTAAATGATAAGTTTATAAAAGACAGGCTGGCTAGTGATTTGGAGCCTAGAAACGATGTAATTGTGAGAAAGATTATTTCTTATAGCGTTGAAGTTCCAGACGCTCCATCGGTTCCTGAAAATGTAAGCATAAGCCTTATTACAGAGTGGGATGTTGATAAGCGTGGCAACTGATAGAAGTAGAAAATATAGGTCCATAACTGCTCGCATCGCAGATATGGATAAAAAACTAAACTCTGTTTCAAAGAATATGCAAACAGCAACGGGCGGTTTAGCCGATGACGCTGTGTCTGAAGAGTCTATTCAAAGTAATTCCATCACATCAGATGCCTTACAAATTGAATCAATTACTGCCGATAAAATAGCACCTAGCGTTTTTGAAAATGCTTCTTCTGGTATTCAAAGAGTTCCAGCACCGCTAACTTCAGTAAATTACTGGAACTCTGCCATTTACGGAAACATAACTGCTTTTACGGATGCTTATTTTGCGGATAAAGAAAATAAAAATGTTGAAGCGACTGAAAGCGGAATTTTATTTAGTCCAGAATCTAATAGTTCTTTAGTTATTAGCAAGGCTCAGTTATTTGAAAATGGCATTGTAGTTTTGACTACTGATGTGGCTCACGGCTATGAGACGCTTGACTACATAACTATTAGAAATCTTGGCTCACCTTTTGACGGCCAGTGGGTAATTTCTAATGTACCGACTACAACTACAATTGTTTATACAATAAATCAATTCTCCGAAGATAGTACCGATGTGGGGGAAGATAGTGGTGCTTATGTCGTCGTTGGTGGAAGTTTTGGAACTACTTCAGTGTCAGAAACTGCCAGTTATAAACATTCCATAATTAGAAAGTCTTTTGTAGATGGTGTAATAACTCTAACTCTTTTAGACGACACGGATGTAACTTCTACTTATCAAACTCACGGCTATGAGGTCGGCTATACCATAAGCGTTATTGGATTAGGTTCTCCATATGACGGCGTTCATAGAATAACTTATGTACCAGAAAGTCAGAACAATATAGTTCAGTACAGAGTCGACAACAAAACCGTTGACGAATTTGAACCAAAAATTTCTCTAACATCTGCTTTTGGAGATGGCGAGAAGATAACTTATGAATCTTCAACAAATCACGGACTTTCTGTAAATCAAATTGTAGAAGTAAGTGGATTTACTACAACCACTGGATACAACTTGACTGGAAGAGTTAGCGGTGTTTATGGTAGTGGCTCTACATTTACTATTGATTCAACAGTTGTTCCAGCGACTAATTACCCAGAAACTGGTGGGACATATTATTGTAAAACAGCAGAAATAACCGTAGATGCTGATGCTGTTCTGTTTTTGACTGGAAAAAATCCAACCCCTACTAGCCGAAATGTTTTAGTAAGTTGGTCAGCCGACAAACCAATAAACATCTATGCCGCCATTTGGGTTTCTAATTTTCCTGACAATATATTTTTTACAGAGATAGATAGCACTAAAAACCCTAATGTTTATGACTTGACTGGCATAAATAATTACTTGTGGAACATTCCTCAGGACATAACTCATTATGCTATCTACGCTGAAGTCCTTGCTGGCGGTGAAGAAACTACACTAAAAGATTTTTATGTTTTTGAGGCAGTCGGCAACGCAGATAAAAAATTACACAAAGTAATTGGTGCTTCTGTAGAGCCTGTTGTAGATGATAAAAACAAAATAACTATTTACACCGATAATCCACATCCTTATTCTGTAGGCGACTATGTGATTTTAAGTAATATGGAAAAAGTTTCAGACTCACTGAACGATGTTAAATATGAAGTTCTAACTGTTTCTGACGATAAAAAAAGTTTTGTAGTAGAAAAACCTACATACAAACTATCTGTAAATACAGCAAGTGGTACTTTCTTAGTAAATACTTACCCAACACAAAGCATTTCTGGAAAAGTGTTTGTCGCACAACCGTTTACTTCTAGCAATACGACGGCACTTCCAAATGGCTCCGCCACTGCTTTGGTCCCAAACACTACGACAACAAATCTAAAAACTGGACTTATTGCTACTTTGACTGCTGGTAGCAATGCTGTAACTTTGACAACTGGAAATACAGATGGATTACTTGTTGGGCACTCTCTAGTAAAAACTTCTGGTGCTGGAGCATTCTTAAGTGCTGGAAATGCTTTTGTTGCTAGTGTAAACGCCTTAAGTACTACGCAATTTACAACTACAACAACTCACAACACCAGCGGTTCTATAACTTTTAACAGTGCTAGAACAGATACCTCTTTTGATTCTTTTAGAGTTAGCAATGTAAGTGGTGGGACTAACACCGTTGATTTGACTTTCTATGTGCCAACTACAATTGTTGATGACCAGACTGGATTAGTTGCCACCTTGACAAGTGGAAGTAAAACTGTAAATCTGACTACTGGAAATACAAATTCTATTTATGTCGGTCAATTTTTGACCAAAACTAGCGGAACTGGTGCTTTTGGTAATTCTGGTCTTGTCTATATCACTAGCGTAAATGCTAGTAGTACAACTGAATTTACTGTTGATTACGACCATGGAACTTCTGGTTCAACTACTTTTAAACTTTCTTCGGTTGGAAAAGTTTCTTTGGATGCCAGTGTTATCGGTGGAAACAAACAGGGTCAAATTACCACGATAAGTTCTAATGGCCTTACTCAGAAAACTAGCGAAGGTGGAGATTCGGTAAACCTAACCGATGACACCAATGTTGATAATCATTTATCTATTAAAGATGTACGAGAAGAAGTTGTTGCTTCTATTTCTGCAACTGGTGCTGGAACTTTTAAAACTCTAGACGCTGACTCTTTGTCTGTTGATACTGATATCACTATTGGAAGTGAAAATATTTCTTTAGTTGGAATTACTAATGCTACTTACACAAGTTTTATTGATAAAAAATATAATGGTAATTCTTATTCTGGTTCGCTTTTAGACAGACTGGCTCGTGGAACTATTTATCAAGCAGTTTGGCTAACTCCTACTGCTAATATTCCTGCCAACGCTCAGTACTACGGCCTGGCTGCTGGGACTTTTAAATTAGACTCAAATAGGCTTTATCAGGTGTTTGTAAGTTCTTCTGGTATGAGGGCAAACCCCGATGCTGCCGCTGCTTTTGAAATTTTACTGAGTACAACCCCAATTAGAGTAGATGATTCTGCCGACCTTAGTCATATGGCTCGTGTTTTGAATAAACCAATTTATGGATTTGACTCTATAAACTCAAGTGGAAATACAAGTGCTAACACTGCCTCGACAAGTTTGTATGTTTCTAATGGGTACTGGGGAGATTTACAGGGACATTTTTATGCAATTAGCCCTACCCCTGTTGCCACTAATACAACTACTTTTACAATAACTAACTGGCAAAGACATTCAAATGGAAATGCGACGATAACGGTAGACAACAATTCCACTACTATAACAAGAACTTCTAATGCTGGAAAGTATATACAGTCAACTATTAATGCTAACTCTCATATGTTTATTGGGGTAAGCATTAGCAACACTACATATGGTCCACACATAAATGGAACATATGAAGTTTCAAAACTTAGTAGAAATACATTCCTAATAGACACCACAAATACCACTGCTGTTGCTCTGCAAAGTAATAATACTTCGCTTGGAACTATAACTCTTGTAGACCCTATTATGACTAATACAAAAGCAACTTTTAGTGGGGCTTACCTAACTGGAATAACTGGAACTGCAACTGCTGGAAGCACAACTATAAATGCCATTTCTTCAACTGCCAATATTTTTGCTGGAGACACTATTTACAGAACCGCAGGGGCAACTCTTGTCAACACTACTGTAGTTAGCGTAACTAATAGCACAGCAATCGTTGTTGCAAACTCTGCTGGAAGTTCTGGAAGCATAACATTTAGCACAAATCTGACTGTTGCCACGAGCGATGGAACTAACCATACTTATGTATTGGAAAACCTATTTCAATCAGGTCAATTAGTTGATGTAGATTCAAGCAATGCTTCTTGGGACATTACTGGCGGAACAATTGTTTCTGCTAATGCCACTCAATTTACAATTACCCCTACTGGTACTCCTCAAGCCAATGGAAATACAAATACTGCCGCAACTACCGCTACTTGGTCAGATAGGCAAGTCCAATTGCACAGAAATTATTTACCTTCTGAAACAGATTTATACTATGTAGTTAGACTAAGACACGGTGTGTCTACATTTGATGAATATAAAATTACTGTGTCTGAAAACCCAAACAATATGCTGGCTGTTACCGACTTAGGTCAAGCAAAACAAATGACTTTTGTTGCTCAACAGGGCAATAGTGCTACACCTTGGACATCTGGCTTACCTATTGGCTACACAAATACTGCTGCCAATGCATCTTCTTCTTCTACTAACACAGTGACAGTTACTGAAACTCAAACCGTGTATGCCAGCGATTCTGCTTACTACGACAATTACGGTAAAGGTAGCGGGACAAGTATTCCTTATGCTTATCAATATTATCTATATCAAGGTAATCCGGGCACTGCCTCTGGAATAAAAAAATCTGCTGTCTTGTTTCCTGCATTTGTCTTTACTGGAAAAACAGACGGTCTTACAATTACAAAACTTGAGGTTTACTTGAGAAATAGGCACTCTTACAACTCAAGTGGGCTTACTGCTTACATAGGAGCATTTAGCGGAGCACTAGGGTCTTCAGTTCCACTAGCACTAAATGCTTGTGTCGCTACTACAACTACCTTTACTAAAGGTCAAGGTAAATGGGTACAACTTCCTCCAAGTTGGTACAGCACATTTAAAAATAGTGGCTCAGGAATTATTGGCGGTATTTTGCTAGGCGTTACTGACGAAAACCCAGACACTTACTACGACGGTATTAGTAATTATGGGTATTTTGACGGCGTTACTTTAAATGAAGCCCCGCAATTAAGAGTTACTTTTAAATACAATGCTTCAGTCAGTGGTAATAATAGTTCTGGAGGGGGCGGCGGTGGCGGTGACTACATTGCAATCTAGTAAAAATTTAGTTAGGTATAATTAGAGTATGATTCAAGTAAATGATATAGTGCTTGCTACGCTACAAGACGGTAAGTCAATTGCTACTCAAAACTTCACCGTAACTGAAATTGACGGTACTAAGTATTTTGGCGGTGTCTTAGATTGCGATACCGACGCTGGCTGGGTAGTAGAAATTCTTAGAAAAAACATTGACAATCTTGCTCTACCTGAAACTATTTCAGAAATTAGGGCCACTGACAGAAGTAATCGTGTTCACGAATTAGTTGGTAAAGGTACTTCTTGGCGGGACTCAAATGGAAATTTATTTAATGTGGCAAACATCATTAGTTGGTCAGCGGTCTAGCCACACTCTGTGTGCTAGCATTTGAGAAAGACATATGAAAGATAACAAATGTATGAAGTGAAAGATGGGGCTAGAACTTTACAGTTTGATGGCACGGTTTTAGGTAAATCTTCTTCTTGGCGTAAGGGCTCTTATCGCTGGATTGAGTTTGAACTTTACAAGACCGAGAGTGGCTCTTATGTGCTATCTCGTATTGGGGTCTCGCTAATTTACCACGGTGCTGGTTGCCCATTAGTAAAAAAGTACGGTCTAAAAGAATCTTCAGTAAAAGACCTACATCAAGACGCTATCCCTTGTGAAGAGTGCTATCCAGATGAAAGCGTTGATTTAGTTTTCCCTGAAAATTACAGGTACTGGGCTCAAGTGTCAGAAGACCCTAAGGCTGTTCTTGAAGCACTTTATAAATATGATGTTGGCGGGGCTAGATACCTTACTAATGTCGCTCAAAGACTTCTTGAGGTTGCTTCTAAGCAAGACTCAGGTATTGATTCAGTGTATAGAATAGAAGTAATCCCTTAGAGGAAGAAGTAAATATGTTGGAGCCAGAGCAAGTTCCGCCAGCCCAGCCGACTTCTTCTCTGCCTGATGATGTTGATTTGAAACATCTCTCGGTGCTTTCTATTCATATGCACGAGTTGTTCACTCACCTACAGAGACACGGTTTTAGTAAAGATGAAGCACTAACTCTTACTGGTATGGTACTGTCTTCCAATTCTTTATATAAATTTGACATCTACTCTGACATAACTTTGGATATTGAAGATGACCAAGATTTTGGGGGTTTAGATGGCGAAGATTTTGTATAAGTAGTAAACTCATAAAACGACGATTGGACACAAATGACAAGTGATTTGGAAAATACCCAACTACATCTAGTAAACAGCGTAGAAAAGGCTGGCAAGTTTTTGACTTGGCTGAGCCAGCGTCGCCCGTATGATGCTATTGCTATTGACACCGAAACTGGTGAACTTCCTGGTCGCCCACGCAAGGATGCTTTATCTCCTTGGCACGGCAGATTACGCTTAGTCCAAGTTGGCGATGGTGAGCAAGGCTGGTCTATCCCTTGGGATGAATGGTCTGGTGTTTTTTATCAAGCAATGGACAGATTTGATGGTCAGATTGTTTGCCACAACATTGCGTTTGAGGCTAAATGGTTTGAAATGCAATCTCGCTGGTCTATGCCTTGGCATCGTGCCCACGACACAATGATTATGTCGCAGATTATTGACCCTATTGGTTCTGCTGCTCTAAAGAAACTTACATCTCAATATGTGGATTCAAGGGCTGCTGCTCTCCAAACTGGGTTAGATAATGCCCTACACGAAAACGGTTGGACTTGGGGAACCGTGCCTGTCAACTTCGAGCCTTACTGGTCTTATGGTGCTTTGGACACCGTTCTTACTATGAAACTGTTTGAGCAGTTTTGGGAGAAGTGTGGTCCAGGCCAGATTTATTCAGTACCTTATGAATTAGAAATGGCTACTCGCAAGATTGCTACTCGTATGGAACTCAACGGTGCTCGTGTAGACCTTGACTATTCACAAAAAAAGTTTGATGAACTAAACCAATACGGAGAGCGTGTTCGTAAATGGGGGCAAGAAACCTACGGTATGTCTATCACTAGCAACATTCAACTTGTCCGTCAGTTAGAAAAGATGGGTGCTGACATTATTGAAACCACTCCTAGTGGGCAGAAGTCAGCGTCTAAAGACCAACTAAAGATGCTGGTCCGTGATGGCTCTCCTGAAGTTCAACAACTGGCTGACATTGTTTTGAAACAACGCAAGGCTGACAAGTTGGCTAACACTTACTTCAAGAACTTTCTTGAGGGCAATATCAATGGAATTGTCCATCCGTCTATTCGTACCCTTGCGGCAAGAACTGGTCGTATGTCAATTACCGAACCTGCTCTACAGACTTTGCCATCTGGCGATGCCACTGTTCGTCGTGCTTTTATCCCTAAAGATGAAGACCACCTAATCATCTCTTCCGACCTTGACCAAGTTGAGTTCCGTCTAACTGCTAACTTTAGCCAAGACCAAGACCTAATCAACCTATTCAATGAAGCAGACCGCACTGGCGGAGATGTGTTTACTGAAATTATGCGTCAGGTTTATCAAGACCCTACTGCTCAGAAGTCGGACAACCGACGCAAACTTATCAAGGGTGTAGTTTATGGAAAGTTGTATGGTGCTGGCGTAACTACTATGGCACTAACGGCTGGGGTAGCAGACGCTCAAATGAAACCTGTTGTTGACGCTTTTGATACCAGTTATCCAGGTGTTCGTTTTATGGCTCAGGCTATTGAAGATGCTGGTATGCGTCGCCTACGCTCGGAGGGTGTTGGTTATGTAAAAACTAAGACTGGTCGTAGATTGCCTTGCGATGATGACCGTGTGTATTCGCTAACTAATTATTTGATTCAAGCAAGTGCTGCTGAAATTTTTAAGCAAAACTTGGTAAAACTTGACCAAGCCGATTTGACAGAGTATCTTATTGTCCCTGTACACGATGAAATTGTTCTCAATGTTCCAAGAGAGGGTTACCAAGAAATTATGGAAACTGTAAAGCAATGTATGACTACAACAGATGGTTGGGCAGTGCCTTTGACTGCTGGTGTAGATGGTCCTTTTGAAAATTGGGGTAGTAAGTACGATGCCTAAGCGTTTGATTCTTTCAGTAGACCCTGGTAAAGCCAGTGGTATTTGCTTATTTGAATATGAGAATGGTAGAGAGCCAAAACTTGTTTGGTCTGGTGAATACCAACAAAATCAATATGCCGAGCCAATTAGAAATGCTCTACGCTCTTCAATCGAGTTCTCTATGCCTATTGAAATTGTATGCGAAAGATTCACCATCAACGCACAAACCGTAAGAAACTCTCAAGCACCTTATTCCTTAGAGCAAATCGGTATTTTAAAACAGATTTTGCTGGACCACGGTAAGAATCCAGAAGATATAATACTTCAATCACCTGCTGATGCTAAAGCAATGTTTAGCAATGAAAAACTCAAAACACTTGGGTTTTGGCACAAAGGTGGCGAAGGTCACGCACTTGACGCAATTAGACACGCCGTGCTACGATTAGTGAAAATTGGTTGGATTCCCAGCAAATTGTTGGAATAATTAGAGATACTAGCAAGAAACTACAAATAACTTTCTGCTTTCTGTGCTAGTATGTAAGTAATGACGAAAGGAAAACCCTATGACTATTAGTGTGGAATTAGACACTACTGGCTCAGACATCATTATTGATGCTGATTGGCGTTTCAAAGAACTGTGTAAAAGTCTGCCTGGAGCGACTTTTGATGGTTCTATAAGTAAATGGAAAGTACCAGTATCTTGGTCTGCTTGTTTGGCACTACGCTCAACATTCAAGGAAGAACTTGTTCTTGGAGATGCTCTAAAGGCTTGGGCATCAAACGAGCGTGCTACACGCATTGACCCTGCTATGGCTCTGCGTGATTTAGAGTCTTTGCCTGATGGCGAAACTGGAAACGAAGACTTATTCCCACATCAGCGTGCTGGCGTAAAGTACCTATCTGTCGCTAAGCGTGCTTTGCTTGCTGACGAGCCGGGTCTTGGTAAAACTGCTCAGGCTATTCGTGGTCTAAAACAAATTCAAGAAAATGGCGATGATGTATTTCCAGCAATGATTGTTTGCCCTAACACTTTGAAGAAGAACTGGAAACGAGAGTTTGCTAAGTGGTGGCCAGAAGTAAAGGTACAAATTATTTTTGGTACTGCTACTCAGCGTCGTAAGCAATTTGAAGAACCAGCAGATATTTATATCATCAACTGGGAGTCTCTACGCTCACACTCACGCCTAGCACCGTACGGTTCAATTGCTCTTGCTCGCTGTAAGGCTTGTAAGGGACACGATGACCGTATCACTGAAAACAAGTGTGAAGTTCACGAGCGTGAACTAAACCGTATTGATTTCAAGGCTGTTGTAGCCGATGAAATGCACCGCTCAAAGGACCCTAAGTCTAAGCAGAGCCGTGCTCTATTTGCTGCCACTGGTGATGCTGATATTCGTTTTGCCCTTACTGGCACACCTATGGCAAACAATGTGCTTGATATGTGGGCAATTCTTCACTGGATTAGTCCTAGAGAATTTCCTACCAAGACCAAGTGGATTGACCGTATGGTAAATACAATGCTCAATGCGTTTGGTGGAATGATGGTTCTTGGTCTAAAGCCACATATGGAAGAAGAGTTCCACAAGACTGTTGACCCGCTTATGCGTAGAATGTTGAAATCTCGCGTGTTGCCTTGGCTACCTGAGATGATGTTTGAGCGTCGTGATGTAGAGATGTCTACTAAGCAAGCAAAGGCTTATGCTCAAATGCGTGACAATATGATTGCGTTGCTTGAAGACCCGTCTGGAAGTGCTGACACTTTAGTGGCACCTAGCGTTCTTACTCAGACTACCCGCCTACTTCAGTTTGCTAGTTCTTATGCTGAACTAACAACAGATGGAAAGACTGGTGAGCCTAAGGCAACTTTGTCAGCCCCGTCTTGTAAGGTTGATGCTCTTATGGATGATATTAAAAATGGAGACTTTGGAGACGATAGCGTTGCTGTCTGTGCCGTATCTCGTCAGTTGCTAGAACTTCTTAGTGAAGAACTAGACAAGGCTAAAATTCCACACGGAATGATTACTGGTGCTAAGTCTGAAGACGAGCGTCAGGAGGCAATTGATGATTTTCAGTCTGGTCGTATTAAGTGGATTCTGTTTACCGATAAGGCTGGTGGTGTTGGAGTTACTTTGACCGCAGCACGCCGTTTGGTTATGCTACAAAGACCTTGGTCTCTTGTAGACCACAAGCAAGCACTTGACCGTGTTCACCGCATTGGTTCTGAGATTCACGATTCAGTAATCATTATGGATTATGTTACTGAGGGAACAATTGAAGAGCGTGTTATCCAAGTTCTTGAAACTAAGGCTGATAACTTTGAGCAGATTGTTCGCGATAAGAGTAAGTTATTAGAGTTGCTAAAAGATGACAAAGCAGGTAAGTTGTAAATATGAATGACAAAACTACAAACGAAGTAGAAATTTCCGTTGAAGAAAAGAAGCCTTACACGCTTTCTAACTCGGAAATTCAAGTATTCAAAGATTGTCGTCGCAAGTGGTGGCTCGGTTATTACCGTCGCCTACAGCCACGCCAAAAACAATTTACTGGTGCTCTTGCCTTAGGTTCTCGTGTTCACGAGGCTTTGGATATGCACTACTCAAGTGGACAAGACTTGCTAGAGGCTCACTCACAACTTGTAGAGCGGGACATAGCAAAACTTGTTGCTGAGTATCGTGATACTTATGACCTTGAGGCAGAAGCCGAACTAGGTCGCATTATGCTTGAGGGCTATCTTGAGTGGATGGCAACCGAAGGTATTGATGCTGACCTCGAAATGATTTCTACTGAAGAGATTATTCAGATGCCATTGTTTGATGGCGAAGTTGTTCTTCAAGGTAAGTTGGATATGCGTGTTCGTCGTAAGTCTGATGGCGTGCGTATGTTCCGTGACTTCAAAACTGTTGGTGGTTCGTTTGCGGATTTTGCTAACCAAGCACAGATGAATGAACAGATTCTTACTTATATGCTTTTGGAATCTGCCCAGAACAAAAAACCTGAAGAACGCTCCGAGGGCGGTATCTTCACTATGCTAAAAAAAGTAAAGCGAACAGCAAATGCTCGCCCACCGTTCTACGAGCAGATTGAAGTCCGCCACAACCAGTACACAATGCGTTCTTTCTGGCAAAGAATTCACGGTACTATCTCTGACCTAATGGGTGTCAAAAAAAATCTTGATGCTGGGGCAGACCCTAATTTTGTCGCTTACCCAAGTCCCGGCAAGGACTGCAAGTGGAAGTGTCAGTTCTACACTATTTGCCCGCTTATCGACGACGGTTCCGCCGCCGAGGCAGCAATCAGTGAGATGTACGAGGTCGCCGACCCGTATGGTTATTACAAATCAGAAGACGAAAAGAAAGGTAGTGAGAACTAATGTCACAAGTACATCGTTCCCTAACTCTTATGGTCTATGGCGAGTCAAAGGTTGGTAAATCAACTTTTGCTGTCACAGCACCATACCCTCGCCTAATGCTAGATGTTGAGGGTGGACACCGTTTCCTACCTATCAATGTGAAGTATTGGGACCCAATGCGTGAAGAGCCACCTGTGGCTGACGGCACTTGGGACACCGTAGTTGTTCAGGTTCGTGACTACGATGTAGTCCTAAAAGCGTTCCAGTGGCTACAGTCAGGTAAGCACCAGTTCAAGTCGCTTATCATTGACTCCATTTCAGAACTTCAAGTGAAGTGTATGGACAACATCGCTGGTACAGAGCAGATGAAGATGCAACAGTGGGGTGAACTACTTCGCCACATGGGGCACCTACTTCGTGACTTGCGTGACCTTACTTCGCACCCTACTCAGCCGTTAGAGGCTGTGGTTATGACTGCTATGGCTAGCCGTGGTCAGGATAACCGTATGCACCCTTATCTACAAGGTCAGTTGAAAGTTCAGGCACCGTATTTCTACGATGTCCTTGGCTACATCTCTAACGAAACTATTCCAAACCCAGACCCAACTCAATTGCCTTACAAGGCACGCCGTATGTATGTGGAACGCACGGATGAAGTTGAGGCTGGAGAGCGTGTTCAAGGTCGTCTTGGTGCTATTGTTGAGCAAGAAAACCTTGGCGTTGAGCGTATGCTCGATATGATTTTCGGTGTAAAGACCGAGAAAAAGAAGTCGGCTTAGGAAACTAACCGATTTATTCAACCCCCTATAAATTAAGGAGATGCTATGAGTAGCATTAACTGGGCTGATTTAGTAAAGGATGCTGGAGAATCTTCCAGCGGAAATTACGAGCCGTTGCCCAACGGCGATTATGACCTCAAGGTAATTGAGGTAAAAGCAACAGTCACCGCTAGCGGTAAGACTATGTTCAAGTTGACTACGGAAGTTCAGGGTGGTGCTTATAACAAGCGTCGCGTCTGGGACAACCTAGTTATCTCTCCAGAAAACAAGAACGCCTTGGCTATCTTCTTCGGAAAGATGGCTGCCCTAGGACTTCCTCGTGAGTTCTTCAACAACAACCCATCAAACGCTCAGATTGAGGCATCTCTTGATGGCAAGTTGTTCCGTGCTCAGGTTGGCTCAAGAGAGTGGCAAGGTAGCAAGCGTAATGAACTAACTAAGTATTATGTTCAGGCTTCTCAGGTTGCTACTCCAGTTGCTACAACTGCTGGTGCTGCGGTTCCACCGCCACCACCTGCTCCAGCCCCTGCACCTGCTGGCGTTCCACTATCTGCTCCAGCAGACGCTCCTTTCTAGGAACCTATTAAGAGGGACATCGCCCGCTATAATTAGTGGTGGGCGGTGTCCCTTTTTACATATACAAATAAGGAAATGATGTCAAAAGTTTTTCTTACTGGCATGTCTGCTCCCCAGGCATCACCGAGTACTAATCAGAAAACACTAACCTACGCTGGAGTTCTAAACAAAGTATTAGTTAGTGCTGGTCACGAAGTTACTTGGGCTAGTCCAAGCGTTCATATGACTGCCGAATCTTTGGATAAATTTGATGCGGTACTGGTAGGTATATCACCAATCACAAGTCTTGGTGCTAATAGAGTTTATGGTGCTTTGAGTGTAATAAACGCATTGAAAAATTCTGACAAACTTACCCTGTTTGTCGATACTTCAACTCCTAGTCAAATTGAACCTAGCCTAAAGTCGGTTATAAATAACCCAGATAGTTTGACTAAGCAATTCTTTTCTTACAGAAAAGAGTTCTCTAATGTAATTGGAGATAAAGATTTACTTTCTAATGTTATTGCTGGTGCCAAATATCTTTATGAAGAAGATTGGACTACCACTATCTACCCAAAACTTCCTTGGAAGTCAGAATTTAGAATTATAAAAAATGCTAGGAAGAACCTAATTGGAGTAAACCTAGACTCACACTTGGTCCAAGAGCCTGTGGGTTCTTATGACAGAAGACTGAAATGGTCTGTAGATAATCTGTCTACCCCGTGGGCAACATCAGTTCTGTCTATCATAGAACTTCCTAATTCCCCTATGAAGTGGAATAAAGGTTGGACAGACGCTCAGGTTACTGAACAGATTTCTCGCTCTATAGGTGCCATTCTGTCTCCAGACAAGAGAGACGGCACTTATTGGTCTTATCGCTATGTTCAAGCAATGGATGCTTGTACCCCAATTGTCACTGACTGGAAAGAAAGTCAGGCTCTAGGAGATGCTTGGAACATTTTGGCTACTAATATAGAGTCTATGAGCCAAGACAAAAGGGATTTGATTGCTACTGCTCAGCGGGATATTTATCTTGCTAGCATACCTAGCAAAAAAGAGGCTGTAGAGATACTACAGAATTCTATATTTAGGAGAAAATAATGCCAGAAGTAAATATTGATTGGGTAAAAACTCAATTTGCTAAAATTAACATCCACAAAGGTACTGGCCTTGCTGTAATTGAATTACTAGAGGCTTGGGGAAAATTAGACATCAAAAACCCAGAGGTGGCAAAGACTGTGCTTTCTGTGTTTTCTGAACTTGCTCAGGGTAGGGCTATAGTTCCACCAGACAACTTTATTTGGGTACAGGCTCGTCGTGGCGACATCAAAGTTAGGGATGTGGTTCGTGTAAAGGCTGATGGTTATCCAGGCACAACTGGACAAGCCCATAACGGAAGAGTTGGCGTTGTCATTGCTATTCGTTCTGGTGACATCATTGTAGATATTACGGATGAACTAGAACCAGTAGTAAAAGGTGCTCACCATTTACCTGAGGTATTAGAAAAAAGGATTTCTGCCTAATGAAAACAAAAATGACTTTTACTACTATTGGTAGCAATAGAATTGATATTGAAAGACGGGCTGTTGACCAAATAGCCGAATTTCTTGGTATTGATAAGTCGGAAGTGGATTCCAAATGTGATGTTGAAATTCACATACAGGCTGACATTAACGATAACTACACAGCAACTGTCTATGTGAGGGTAAAATAATGGGAGATTCAGCACACGAAAATAAGTCTTGGGCTTCTACAGTCATAAGCAAACTACAACCAAAAAGTGTTTTAGATATCGGTCCTGGACAGGGTATTTATGGAAGAATTGTTCGTAAGTACTCACCTGCAACTGAAAGACTGGTTGGCGTAGAGATTTGGGGACCCTATGTTGAGCAATACAAAATTCGCGAGTTTTATGATGAAGTTTGGATTTGCGATGCTCGCATTTATCCTGATTTTAAATATGACTTAGTAATCTTTGGAGATGTCTTAGAGCATATGACTAAGGAAGATGCTATTGCCTTATGGAAGAAAGTTTCTAAGCAAGCAAAATACGCCATTATATCTGTACCTATCATTCACTACCACCAAGGCCCCAATAACAACAATCCTTATGAAGTTCATGTAAAGGAAGACTGGACTAGCGAAGAAGTGATGGAAAGTTTCCCCGGCATAGTGGCTCATGAAGATTTTGCTATTACAGGAATTTACTTAGCAAAGTTTGACAATACTAAGAAAAAGAAGTAGTATCTATAACACAAATGACAAAAGGACAATTATGCAAACATTCGTACCACTTACTAGCACTGCCACAGACATTGCTAAAGTTCTAGACAACAAGCGTCTCAACAAGCAAGCCCTAGAAGGCTGGCAGATTCTTATGACCCTGCTCGAACTAGACCCTGAAGGCAACCACCGAACACCTAAAGGCTGGGCTAATCACCCTGCCGTAAAGATGTGGCGTGGGCACGAGATGGCTCTGTTTATGTACATCTACGCAATGGTTGAAGAGTGGAAGTCTCGTGGCTACAAGTCAACTATTGCTACCAAGGCTTGGAATACTGTTCAGGTTGCTATGGAAAGAAAACTAATTACTGAAGAAATCACGGCACCTGCTTGGATAGAAGATGTTGAACTGTTTGAGAAAATTGCTTCTACCCACAGACTTGCTTTGCTATGCAAAGACTACGAGTGGTATTCGCAGTTCGGTTGGCCAGAAGATACAGGCTCTAAACCAGAAGCATATGATTATTTCTGGCCAGTTGCCTAAATAATAGAACGGCGTGTCTCGCCCTGCTTTATTCTATAAAACAGTGTATTCTTTTATAGAGGTAATCATATGAAAGATTCACGCAAAGGCGAAACACTCTGGAGTGAGTGGTTTGGCGGTGGCTACGAAAGAAACACTTCTAGTGCCACTGTTTTCTACACTGAAGACCATATTGATATCCACAACGAAATAGTGAGACGAGCATTAGCCTCTGCCATTCAAAGAGACGGTATTACCGACTCTCTTGGCGGGGCTTTTCGTTTACTTGACGGTCCAGTAATTGTCCTTGAAGGATACGCTGGATTTGTCGATGGAGACGATGAAATGACCTTATGTGATAAAGATGGAATAACTACGCACGAAGATAATGCAGATAGCGTTATTCCTATCACTTGGGTTGAAATAAATGTCGATTGAAAAAACTAAATGGCTAGCCGATTCCTTATGTTCTAAAAAAGAGAATAAGCATATGATTGAGTGGTTCTTCTCGGAAGAGCCTGAAGAAAAGTATGCTGCTAAAAACTTATGCTTTGCTTGCCCTGTGCGAAAAGACTGTATCAAGTATGCTCTTGAAGAAAAGCAAATTTGGGGTGTATGGGGAGGTAGAGATGAAAACGAGATTCGTAGAATTCTATCCGTAGACGCTAATGGCGACGAATGCCGTAGAGAGCGTTATCCTCAGTGTCCGTTCTGTTTTGCCAGAACTGCCAAACTAAAAACTTATATTGTTGATTTGCCTGGTGGCGGTCGCTGGACTACCGCTCGTATGGTTGAGTGTACAGATTGTACTTTTGCTTGGCGTAGCCGTACAAGTGCTAATGCGGTAAACGCATACCACTTACAAAAAGAAGATAAGAAAAAGCCTAAGAAGTAATTACAGTCTTACTGGAATTACGCTGATATTTTCTCTAGGGTCATAGTCTCCACCAAACACCATAGTCAATAGACCTGGCTTGGATTCTAATCCTGCTCTGTCCCTAAACCACTCTGAACCTGGGTCTGTTGTTGGGCACTGTACCCACAGACGGTCTCCGATATCCATTGTGCGGAAGTTGTGGAAGTGCCCTGACACCCACAGGTCTGCCCCACCTAGTGCGGTTTGACCTGCTGACTGCTGTGATAGGTACTTCAAGACATTGTTTTGATTTGCTTGATGTCCGTGAAAAATACCAAGCATAGTTCCATTGATATCAACTGTAAGAGTTTGATGTCCAGATGCTGGATAACGGAACTCTACATGAGACAGTGCTGGGTTCTCAGCACAAGCATCTTGAACTGCTGAAGCAATCTCCACATTCCAACCATCTGCGGGGTCTGCTGACACTTGGCGAGTTACTTCATCGTGGTTTCCGTTTACTACTGGGACTATAAGCCTTTCGCAATAAGGGGCTAATGCTTTTATTTGTGCCATAAGCAATCTACGAGCAACTCTTACCTGCTCTGTAAGACCTAAGTCTGATGATGCTAAACCTTGAAGTCTTCCGTTCTGACTTGTATTGCCTTCAACATGGTCGCCCGGCAAACCTAGAACGATGGTGCCAAGATTGAGACCCATTTTTTGTAGACCTTTGAAACGAGCCACCGATTGTGATGTCAGGTTTAGTAGTCTGTCAATTGATTGCTGAGTTCCACCAGAGCCAGTCTTCTTACCAATCTGCTGGTCGCTTGGGAATACCGCGTAAGCACCTTCACCAGTGCCCATCTTTATGCCACGCTCTGGCTTCCACTTTTTGATTTCATCAATTAGTTGCTCAGCATCAAGTTTTTCTGCTCGGTCAACACCAATTGGTAAAAGATTTACACGGACTGACTCTAGCCACTCACCGTGATAGGTCTGCCAGCGTGAGCGTCTTAGCGAAGCCACTGCCCAATCGTCAGGGTCTAGCCCAAACTCTTCAAGAATAGTTTTAGTGTCTGGGACTTCTCCAGCAGGTCTTGGCTTAGAAACAACAAAACCACCCTTAGATTCATCTACATCTAAGCGTGGTCGCCATTCTTCTGGAGTATTTGTGTATCTTATGTCAGAGCCAGATTTTCCTGGACTAGCCATATCTTCAAGACGGTCTGAGATGGTCATTATTTTCCTGCCACTAGATTGAAGCAACCGCAGTCTTTGCGACGGTGCCTATCAACGGTGCTTAGACTAATATCATAACCCTCTTCACGAAGTATCTTGGAAAGGGCAACATTGGTAACTCTGCCTGGAACACCTTCTGGAACATCAAAGGTTTCAATCAAAATCTTTTTATCTTTTTCAGACAGAACTTCTCCACCCAAAAGCAAGCCGATTTTACATAACTTAGTATTAGATTCTTTAGACGCTGATTGTAAGCGTTCTGATAGAGACATATCTAAATCCTTCGGTCAGGTCTGTCATTATTTATGATACTTGATAGCGGCTAAGAATTTACCCTTATATCAGCCTTTTTTGAACGGCGTGTCTTGGCTGGCTCTACTGGCAAATTTGGGATTAGGAATTCTTTTATAAGCGTCAATTCTGTTGTTGTCTTTATAGAGTGTGCTTCAATGGTGTTTACTCGGTCTGCTAGAGACGAGCCACCGTTTTCCCAGAGTTGGTGCTCTACTCTGTCTAGTCTGTCAGCAATCGTGCGACCATTTTTATCAACGCCAATTGCATCTCCAATTCTTCTAGCGACCCTATAAATAGCGACAAGCGAGCCAATAATTATGCCTAGAGCAGTTATTACTGCTGCGATGGTTAGAATAAGTTCCTGAGCCATGGTTTAGAATAGAACTCTCGTTTTGGTCTTCGTAGTGAAGAATTATGATTATAACTATTGTATCAAAAAAGAAAATCCTTATTTTTTGTTGAGACTTGCGGCCTTTCTAAGATATTTGAATTACAAAGTGCTAATATGGTCAAACTAGAACAACGCAAAAAACGATAGAGAGACAGGCAACCTGTGGATTGGGCAATGATTATCTGATGTCATCAGACCACAAAGAACGGCTAAAAAAGGCTACCGACTGGTACGCCAAGCAGAATTGGAAGATTCTCCCTTGCTACGGAATCAATGATTCTGGTCGCTGTACCTGTAATGGTCAGCACGATGAACCTAAAGATGTAGGTAAGCATCCAGCAATTGGAGATTGGAATACCCGTGCTTCCGATGATGAATTAGTTGTACAGACTTGGTGGACCAATTCCCCTGAGAACAATGTTGGCGTTGTATGCCAGAAGTCTGGCTTCTTTGTAATTGACATTGACCCACGCTCTGGTGGTATTGACTCTTGGGAAAAGTTTCAAGAACTTATGGAGTATGACCTACCTGAAACCGTAGAAGCGTACACTGGTGCGTATTCCTACAACGGAAAAAATTCTCGTGGTCGCCACATCTATTACAGAATTGCCGACAGTGAAAAACTAATCGGAAACTTGAAATCTCTAAACTTGCCGGGCATTGACATCAAGCACAACGGTTATGTTTTACTTGCACCGTCTCGCCACTTCTCTGGTGTGAATTACGAGTGGGTTGAGGGTAAGGCTCCTTGGCAAATTTCTATTGCGGATGCTAACGAAAAACTGCTTTCAATTTTGCGTAAAGGTGGCCGTAGAAACACTGGAACTTCACTAGGAGACGGAGACTGGGGTTCTTTCTCTGAACTTGATTACAGTGGCGAATCTGTAGACATTGCTAAGTTTCTTGAGGAGGGTATTGACGAGGGCTCTCGTGCCGTAGATATCTATAAGTTGGCTTGTGCTCTTGCCAACAAGATGGGCGTGGATACCGAATACAAGCGTATGGCGATTGAAACACTGATGATTCGTTTCAACCACGAAAAGGTTCGCCCGCCTATGGAACTTGAGGGCCCGAATTCTTTGCTTATGCACACTCGTCGTGCCATTGAATTTGTTTCCAACAATCCAATTACAGAAGCGATTTGGCCTGGACTTCAAGATTGGGCTACTAAAAATAAAAATCAAAATGTTGCTGGCTATCAAGGTCAAGTAGAGCGTGAAAGTACTTCTGACCCAGATGATGTAGAGATTTATCAAAGCACCTCACTTCACGGAACCGTTGGTGGTGCCGTAGACGAGGCTGCTCGTAATGGAATTTCTATCGCTCAGGCTTTCGGTTCTGGCGACATTGACATTCCTAAAGACCCAGACGCTATCACTGAAGCAGAGGGTGGAACTCCAGGCAAGCGTTCCCTATCAGATATTGGTAATGGTCGTAGATTAGTAGACGCTTTTGGTTCTTCTGTTCGCTACACTCCAGGAATTGGTTGGTTTATTTGGAACGGTCAGTACTGGAAAGCCGATGCGGAAGATTTAGGTATGCAGGAGTTGGCTAAGAAACTAGCACCAATCATTGCTTCTGAAGTTTCTCAGTACGATGACCAAGACAAGAAAAACGATGTCGTAAAGTGGGCTGGACAAGCCAAGGCTAATGGTCGCCTAAACAGTGCCATTGATAGTGCCAACTCTGATACTCGTGTTGTCACAGCAGTTGAGTCTTGGGATGGAGATAAGCATCTTCTAGGCGTAGCAAATGGTGTAGTTGATTTGAAAACTGGTGAACTCATAAAAGGTAGACCAGAACTTCACATTACAAAGAGAGCACCTGTTGGCTATACTCAAGGACTACGCAATGTTCGTTGGGAGCAGTTTGTTGACTTTGCTACTGGTGGAGATAAAGAACTTCAAGAATGGCTTCAGCGTGCTGCTGGATACACTCTTACTGGTTTGAATACTCAAGATGTTATGTTCTTGGTTTACGGTCCGCCGGGTTCTGGTAAGAACACATTTGTTGAAGCACTCGTAAAAGCATTAGGCACTCAGCAATACTCTTGGCCTCTAGACTCAAGTATCCTTGCCGCTAATGATGGGTCATCTAGTAGCACTGACCTATACCACTGGGCGGAACTTCGTGGTCGTCGTATGGTTTGGGTTGACGAGTTACCAGACTCCGAGCGTCTAAAAGAAAACTCGGTAAAGAAACTTACTGGCTCATCTGAAATTTCTGCTCGTTCTCCAGGTGAAAAGCCATTCACATTTGAGTCAAGTGCTAAGTTGTGGGTCACCACCAACCACAGACCTATCATTACTGACGAGGCTATGTGGAGAAGACTTCGCCCTGTGCCTTGGAGCAATGTTCCAGATAATCCAGACCCTGACCTAAAGGCTTACTTGTTTGACCCTGAGGGTGCTCTACCTGCTGTGCTGTCTTGGGCTGTCGAGGGAGCAATAAGATATTTGAACTCTAGTGCTAGAGACCCTCTTGGTTGGTGTACTGCTGTAAAAACTGCTGGCGAGATGTACCAAAAGAACGAAGACCGCATTGGTATGTTCTTGGAAGAAGAGACTAAGGAATCTAATGGTGGCTCCTTGGCTGTAAAGAACCTTTACTCTGTCTACCGTATGTGGTCAGAAGACCGCGGTGAAAGGGCTATGACTCAGATTGCGTTTCAGCGTAAACTCTCTGACCGTGGTCTTGATATAGTAGGACAAGGCTCTAGAGCAGAGATTCAGAATATGATTCTCTTGCCTAAGGCAGTACCAACATCAACTGATGTTGACTGGAGTGTTGTAAACAGATTCAATACAAACCGTTTCTAAGCACTTACCTACACAGATATGTTGTAGAGTAAAAATGTCTAGTTGCGGGAGAGTAACAAGATAGGGCTGGGGTCGCAAGACCTCAGTCCTCCTAACAGAAAGATAAATATGAAAATTGTAATTGGTACACCTATGTATGGTGGAAACTCTAAGAGCGTCTATGTATCTTGCTTGACGCAACTCACTGCTTTACTAAATCAGGCAGGGCATCAAGTAAACCTTATGTCTATTACTAACGAAAGCCTAATCACTAGAGCAAGAAATACTCTTGCTCATATGTTTATGAAGAGCGATGCCGATGCTTTGCTATTTATTGATGGCGACCACGGATGGGTTTCTGAAGACATTGTAAAGATGGTCAACTCAGGTAAAGACCTTATTGGTGCCATCTACCCTATGAAGTCCATCAATTGGGACAATGTTCGTAAGGCTGCTCTTGCTGGTAGAGAAAATCTCGAACTCTACTCTGGAAACTTTGCTGTTAATTTTTTGCCAGACTCTCAGACTTTTAAAGCAGACGAGCCTTTTAAGGTTCGTGATGTTGGTACTGGAATGATGTTTATTCGTCGTAATGTTTTTGAGGAGATGGCTAAATCAGATTTAGTTGCTAAATATAGAAACAACTCTCCTACTATTGAAATTGAAATGGGCGAAGAAATTAATGAGTTTTTTACTACTTACATCACGCCTGAGCCAGAGTCTATTCTTTTATCTGAAGACTATGCTTTCTGCGACATTTGGCGTAAGTTAGGTCACGATGCGTACGCTGCTCCTTGGGTAAGAATTACTCACGCTGGTGAATATAACTTCCCTGGCTACTTCCTGAATACTTTAGAGATTCAAGGACAAGTGGAAGGTACTACAAATGGAACTTTTAGCCAGCCAGTCCCTACTGAATTGAGTCAATCAGATTCTTTACAGTCGTTGGATACCATAATCGCTGATTCTGAGTTGGAATAGAGTCTCGGTTTAGTCCGTCAGCAATCTTTTTAAATGAAGCCCCCTGAGAGCGTTCAAAGATAATTCGGTCTTTGATTTCTTGGGGGGTTTTGTTCATTGGCCCCATGTCTACTCCCCAAACAATTCCACGCTGGCGACGGTCTTTATGGACATCCTTCTGTCGCTCAGAGATAATCCCACGCTCCATCTCAGCCAAAGCAGACATAATCGTAACCACGAAACGCCCTTGATAGGTGGAGGTGTCTAAGTTTAGGTCAAGCATTACCAAACGCCAATTGTTTACATTAGCCCTATCTACAATGCTCAAGAAGTCCTTCGTAGAGCGTGCCAAACGGTCTATGCGGGTGACAAATATTGCTTTGGCTTCTCCACTATCCAACCGTTTCAAAGCGTCTGTAAGGGCTGGTCTGCCCGTAATTGACTTACCTGAACGACCTTCTTCCCTAACAACTTCTACATTCTCGTACCCTGCTAGTTTGGCGGCTTGCTCTAGTTGTCTAGTCTGAACATCTAGGCTCACTCCGTCGCTGGCTTGAAGTTGAGTAGAGACTCTTGTATATAATAAAGCCAAATCTTTATTCGGTTCCATTGGTATCCGTCTGTTTTCCTTGTGCCAACTGAACCTTACGCTTTTTCTTATATTCTTTTGCCAAATGCTGTTCAGTTTTGTTCTTAGCGTGTACGGTCTTAATCATTTCTAATGAGCAACTTCTGAATGACTCCATCTTTCTTGACCCACCCCAGACATCTATCCACTCTTTACCTTTTTCGGTTTTTACATATTTTATAAATATGTATCTACCAGACCAGCCTTGAATTTTTAGTTCCGTGCCGGGCCTCACATTGCGACCATTGATTTGCATCTCAGTAGTAATTTCCCAAAGTGCGTTTGGTTTTACTGACTCTACAATTTGTTGTTTCTTTTTAGACATTGCTTACTCCTATCGGTAAAGACAAGCCTATCATAAAGATATAGTTTTGTCAATACCCACATATTCGTGTGAATAACTCCAGCGATTTGGGTCGATGCTCCATCTCGCTTTTCCGTCTAAGTTTAGGCCGTCTGTGCGACGCTTATGATTTTTAGATGTCGGTTTCCACAGTGCTGACTGGTCTCTGTACCCGCCAAGGCGTGGATGGCTGGTCTTAGAAAAATATCTTTTGCCGTTGTCTAAATAGTGCTGGGCAACGGCTTCTGAAATTTTTGGTCCAAAGCCAAACCCTTGAAAATCTGGTAGCACCACAAGACGGTGCTCTCTGTATGCTTCTTTTACTGTTCCAGACGGGTAAGCAAGTGAAGATGCAAACCCTACTACTGACCCGTTCCAGAGTGCCAAGTAGCAGTGTGCTGACTTGTTGAGCGATTCGGAGAGATAGTGGTGCGGAGCAAAGTGCTTCCAAACTTCGTTTGAGCAAGGATGGATTTCAAGAACCAAGTCTGGTCGATGAAGATACCTTCCCGAAGCCCACTCGCCTCTGTCAGTGTCAATAATCCAATCTGGTTCTAGATACTCAAGTACATCTCTATGACAAGTAGCAAGAACTATACCTTTTACATTATTTTTTCTGACATAGCGAGCCATCGCAGTTGAGGCAGCCTTAGCAACATTGCGGTCAATCACAGAAGTAAACTCGTCAATCAAAGCATTGTTGTGTAGAGAACGAGCCAAGTCAGCACGAAACTGCTGGCCATTTGAAAGTACATTGTAAGGTTTTACCCACTCTGGCACCGACATAAGTCCAGCAGCAGAAAGTTTTTCATTAGCGTCTACTGGAGTATTGAAGTGCGAGGCTATTGATTGATTTTCTTGCCAAATAAGTTTTTCTTGGATAGTCCCGAATTGGGACAAAAGTTTTGATTTTCCAGTTCCAGATGCCCCAACAATAACCCCGATGCCAAAGTCTTTAGGTAGGTCTGTAGGTAGCAGATACGGGAAAAACTGCTCTGTTCCATCTGATTTGTAGTCAAAAGGTTTTATCAGTTCTTGAGTAATATCATCTAAAACTACCCGTGAAATAAGGGGAGTCTGAGAACGCTCTAAAGGTTTCCAGTCAGTCATAAAGATAGCCTAGCACCCGGCGTGCGACAATTGTTGTATATGGGACAACAAAATAAAGTGCCAGACCCTTACAGGTGTCAAGTATGTAATTCCTTTTTTGTGGTACAAATGCTGGCTCGGTGCTGTGAGATGAAGCACGATGGAGTTGTCTTTGAGAGACGGCCTGAGCAGGAGCCTAGACCTAAATCAAAGGAATAAGTTATTACCACTTGCCAAGTGGACACTTGGCTGCTTCTAATTTTGTCTTGAATTCCATAAAGCATCCGCATTGCTTACACTGGTCTACTACTTTGATAAGTTCTGGACACTCTCTACAGATAGCCATACGACCAGCAGCGTGACTTTCGTCAATCTTACGGGTCTTAGGGTTTAGCAGGTCTAACGGTGTTACACCGTTCTTTTCCTTGTACTGCTCCCAACGAGATTTTTTAGGCTCAGTGCTCACCATGGAACCTGTCTAAAGTAGTCATATCTGTATCTAATATCACAAACTCATTATTGACAAACAAGGCATTTGGAGACGACACATACATTCCATAAGGATAATCTAAAAGGCTAAGTACTTGTGGGTTGCTTAGTAGAATGCTTCCAAAATATTCAGTGGTCTGTAGTTCTTCTAAAACTGTACCTTCTTTTAAAAATCTAACTGTAATGCCATTGTGTTCTGGGTAGTTAGCGGAGATATCCACTACCTCGTCTGCCTCTTGAAAAATAGTGGCGTGTCCTACATAAAGTGGTAAATCATAGACGCACTGGGTATCTATAACCCAGACTAGGGGTACACCATTTACACCTTTGTGTACAAATTCAAGAGAACTATCTGTAAGCATTTTATTATCCTAACAGTTGTTTGGGTCAAAACCAGAGCCTGATGATGGAGAACAAGTCGCACCTGCTCCATATGGACCACAGGTGGAGGTTGATGTACAACAGCCGTAGGCAATCTGTGCTGAAGTACATCTCCTATTAGTTCCAGTAGTTACCGTCATTGTAGAACTAAGCGTATTAGAACTTTCAGTTGCTCCTCCACCTGGATTGTTTACAGCAGTAATTGTAAAGGTATAAGTTCCATCAGTTGTTGGAGTTCCGCTAATATTTACATAAGTGTTAGCAAGATAAGTAAATGTCATTCCTGTAGGAATAGAGCCCGTTGTGACGCTTGCAGATGTAAAGTTAGAAACAACAAAACTGAGAGCGTACCCATATCCAGTGTAATAACTGCCAGTAAAAGTTCCAAAATAAAAATTTGGTGTAGGTGCAACACTTACACCTTTTAGGGAACCAATCAGACCAGCAACTACACCAGACATTATGTTAATCCGTTACCGCTAATAATCCAAGTAGTGCCAGTTGTCTTTACTGCTGTAGCCATACCGTTGGCAGCAAGAGTTCTAGTTCCAGTAGTTCCAGCACCTGCTAAATACATTGTGTCTGTAGTAATAGCAATAGATAGTGAAACGGATGGGGCAGTAATAAATGTAAGAGTTGTTCCGATTTCAAAAGCCACATTCGTGTTGGCTGGAATAGTGTGAGTCAACGCTGTAGTAGTTGTGTAAATATGTTTACCAGCGTGTGTTGCCAGAATTGCGGTGTTGGCGGATACAGAAATTTGAGGTAGGCCAATGTAGCCAGCCGTGCTTGCTGATGTAGCAGCGACAGCGTTGGCTGGAGTAATGGTTGGGGTAGTTCCAAATACAAGAACACCCGTACCAGTTTCGTCAGAGATAACACCTGCTAGTTGAGCAGAGGTAGTTGCTGCGTAGTAAGTGTTGCTCAGAGTTGGTTGAATCCAGAACGGAGCGTTAGTGCTTGAGTTGAAAGCAAGTGTTGAGTTATTTGTGGCTGTTCTTGCTAAGTAGGTTGTTGTATTTGCTGCTGATTGATATGGCAATGAGCCAGCAGCACCGCCCAAAACATTTGATGTTGAGCCAGATGTGGCGACATTTAGGTTTGCTACTTGTGTTGTAGATGTAACTGTAAATGGGGCTGTGCCAGTAGCCACATTTGAGACAAATGACGGTGCTGTAACTGAGCCTGGGAATAAAGTATTTCCAGAGCCATCAAGAATGGTTGCAGTTCTTGCTAGCGTTGTAAATACGCCAGTATATTGTCTTACATAGATTGGCTCGGTGCCATCGTCTGCGGTTGCAAGTTCCACAAAACCTGCGTTTGTGGCAGTTCCACCAATACGAATTCTGAATTGGTCGTTGTCTGCCATGTTTCCATAAACAAGGTCAGTGGAGTTAGTTCCTGTAACAGTATTTATCACATAGCCAGATGTAGCAACATTTAGGTTGGCTACTTGTGTTGTTGAAGATACGGTAAACGGTGCGGTGCCTGTAGCGATGGTAGATGTAAATGTACCGCTTGTATTTACACCGCTAGTGTTAGAGACAACCAAAGCGTTGGTGATTGTTCCACCGTTAAATACCGCTGCTTGATAGCCAAGTGAAGCCCATGCGGTTGACCCAGTTCCAATTTTAAACTTTTGAGTGTCAGTTTCAAAGCCAATTTCACCAGCAGCCAAAGTTGGATTAGTGCTAGTCCAGTTTGCTGCGGTGTCTCTACGAACTTGAAGTTTAGTAGATACAGCCATTTACTACCCCTGTTCTGGAGGTAGTGAACTCAGTTCTTGCTGGTAAACGCCAATGATGTTAGTAATCTCAGTAATTTTTTGCTCTGCTTCTAAGACTAAATCTCGTCTACCGTTTATTTCAGCACCCTGCTTATTTAAATTATACTGATACCCCTCGGAAGCAAGTTGCTCGATACGCTTAATTAGCAGTTGTCTGCGTTCTTCTACTGGCAGTAGAAATGAAAAGTCTAATGTCATTTTATATCCTTAGGATTTATTAAGCGGCTCCACCGTCAATTGTAACTGCAAACAGTGTACCAGTGTTAGAGAGAGACATCAGTGTTGTGGTTCCGTCTCCAGCAAATGCTTGAATTAGGTTAGCAGTTCCAGCAGTAGCGTTTGCTCTTACAGCAAATGCTAATACATCGCTTGACACATTGATGCGTTGGGTGGTTGTGAAAGTTGTGGCATAAGCAGCGTTTGTATTTACGGTTACAGCACCTGTAGAACCAGATACGGTAATACCGTTTCCAGCAACAAGGCTAGTTACACCAGATGATGCTGGGGTTACCCAAGCGGGTACACCAGAAGTAATTGTAAGTACTTGGCTGTTATTTGCTGTTGAATAGGCCAACTGTGATGTGGTGTTTGCAGTTCCGTTGTAGAAAATAACATTTGCCACACCAACAATGTTGGTAGCAAGGTTAGCGGAGGCTGACCTTAGGTTTGTTACTTCGGTTGTGGATGTTACGGTTATAGCATTTGCAGCAAACACATTGGCTGTAATGCTTCCGTTTGTGTCACGAACTGCAACGGTGTTGGCAGTGGCTGCTGTTGCTGTGTTGTAGCCATCTAGAAGGTCAGCGTTAAGGTTAGTAACTACTGTTGTAGATGCTACAGACAGAGGTGCTGTACCAGTTGTTTGAGTAGAAATCAACTGACCAGTAACATTTAGGCTGGTTCCAGTAGCAGCACCAAGTACAGGTGATACAAAGGTCGGGGTATTGTTCAATACAACCGCACCTGTACCTGTTACTGTGGTGAAGTCCGCGAGACGGGCATCCCAGTTGGCTGCTGTAGTTCCTGCTGTTGCAACACAAGTTAGAAGTACAGAAGTGTTAGCGGGTACTGTAATTACTTGGTTTCCACCAGAAGAGTTGACTGTCAAAATTCCAGTGCTTCTATTCATAATATAGAAGGACCATCCAGTTGATAGTGTGCTAGTTACTGGAAGACCGACTGTTTGAGTAGTTGAGCCAGTAAATTGCTGGAAATAAGTACTTGTGCTGGTAAGAGTTGTGGTAGCGGCAGCGGTGGCAGTTGTTGAGTAACCTGTTAAAGCAGCCATTGTCTGCGTCGGGTTCAACCAAGCAGGAGCATTTGTTGAAGTGTTGTAGGAAAGAATAGAGTTGTTTACGGTTGCAACGGCAACTTTAGATGTGGTGTTGACGGCAGACTGATAAAGAAGTTGACCTTCATTTGCTGCTCCACCAGTAACATTGGCAGTAAGCGTTGAGACACCAGTTAGGTTTGCGGTGATTGTTCCAGCAGAGAAGTTTCCAGATGCATCGCGGGCAACAATTGTCGAAACTGTGTTGGCATCGGTGATTGACTTACCTAGAACTTGGCTGGCAGAAAGAACGGTTGTACCGTTGATTTCATAAACTTTTCCAGATGCAAGGTCTATATCTTCTGAAGATGTCCAAGCAGCAGTTGCGTTTACCCAGTTTAAGGTCTTGTCGGTAGAACCCTTTACTGTAAGGCCAGCACCGTCAGCGGTGACATTTGTTGCTCCGCCAATGTCCACTGTTGCGGTTGTGCAGGTTACTCCTTGATTAACAGAAACTCTAAATGCTGTTGCATTTGTGATTGAAGTAATGGTTCCAGTAGTAAAGGTGCCTGTATTTTGAGTAACGGTCTGCCCAATTATAAGACCAGTGGTGTTGCTAGTAATAATAGTGTTGTTATTTGCTGTGGTTTCTACTGTTCTACCAAGAATTGCTGCTACAGAACCAAGTTCAATGTTCTTGTCGTCTACTTGAAGAGTAGAAGAGTTAAGTGAGGTAGTTGTACCGTTTACAGTTAGGTTTCCGCCAACGACAACATCGCCAGAAGTAGTAAGGCTTGTGATGCTGGCAGCACCTGCTAGGAGGGAGGCATCTTGTGAGTACTTCAGGTTTCCCCAAAGTGTCCCCGTAACACCAATTTTAAACTTTTGAGTGTCAGTTTCAAAGCCAATTTCACCAGCAGCGAGAACAGGTGTAGCACCTGCTGCGGTTTGTGCGGTGACCCAGTTGGCAGCGGTATCTCTACGAAGTTGAATTTTAGTTAAAGCAGCCATTTTTTTCCTTATTTACTAGAGTATTTCTATGGTCAAATCTATATAAAAGTGTATCACGCGGAGCCACCTTCTATTTTGGCTACGCCAAGGGTAGAGGTATCTTCACCCGCTGTTGTCGGGATATTGTCTACCAAAGTAACCTCTGCTCCAGAGGCTCCCGCTTTGATAGCAATCTTTAGCGTTCCAGCCAAAGTTCCGTCTTTTATGAACTGAACTGCGGTATTTGCACCTGGAGATGCCAAAGAAGTCGCTTGTTTATTGAGTACTAAGGAATTACTTGTAATGCTGTTGGCAGTCAAAACACCCGTTTGACTGAATCCAGCAACGACGACATTGGCAGTTGAGACAATTTCTAGGACATTTGCTGTCCCGCCAGCACCTTTTACTATTAGAGTTGAGGTATTTGCCGTTCCAGCAACCATCGTTTGGGTGCCAGTAAATGTTTGTGATGCGGTTAGGTATGGAATTACGGCACTGTCAACAGCCAAAGTCCCCGTTGTTGTGATTGTGCCCCCAGTAAGACCTGTACCACCAACAACACTAGACACCACATTGGACCAAGTAGTGTCGTAATTGGTGGCACCTGCCTTAGTCAACACTTGACCTTGGGCACCGCCAATTGGAATTACGGTTACGCCCGGGTCGCCTTTAGGTCCTTGTGGCCCGGTCGCACCTTGAGGTCCATAGCCTGTAATTTTTACTATATTAGTTGACTCTTGAACAAGAACTTTGTTGGAGTCACGAGGATTTATTTTTACTAAAAGTCTCTCGTCATTTATGTCTACTGACATTATCGAGTCACCTCGGCTGTCACTTTGAAGTTGCCCTCAAGTAATCTAGTTACTACTCCACCGCCAGACACCAACTCTAGGTCGTAGACATATTGACCTGCGGTTAGGGCCGCTGTGTTAGTGGCAGAGATAAGTAAATCTACAGTTCCAGCGGTTCCGCCTAAAGCAATAGTTCCCGTATTACCAGCAGTTGTAGATAAAGTAGCAATTATGGTGTTAGAAGTAACATTTGACCTTACTTGCATACGGGCAGTGTAGCCAGTTAGATTGTAGGCATCTCTCGCTGAGTCGGTCCAAGTAAGTTGACGCTGAAAAGTAGCACCTTGCTGGCAGGTGATGTTATAGAGTCCAGCGATTCCGTGAGTCATAGGAACACCGTTCGGGAGTAAGGATATAGTCCCTATTATTTTACAATAAAACTGTCCTTATGACTTCGGAGCAAGACCAAAGAGACCAGTTATTAGTTGGCTTTCTTTGGCTTTATTATTGGTTAGCGAAGTAAAAGTTTGGCAGTTTCGTCTATGACTTCAGTTGCCGATACTTTTATAGCATCTTTATTTTCGGTCCAATGGTGGAGACAAAATAGTAGTTCGCCAGACTCCATAGTGACATGTACATATGCTTGTGCTCCACAAGCATCGCAGCGGTCTTCATTTGTTATTACATAGTCGGGTACTTCTATTTTTGTGTCCATAAGACAAGTATAGGATAAAATAAACTATGCTTGATTTATTAGAAAGACCTGACACCCAGAATACCGACACGGATGATTCAGAACACTTTGCACATTATGCCGAAAAAGCAAAGGTTACCGAGGGGTACATTATGGGAACTCCCGTAATAGCCTTATGTGGCAAGGTTTTCATACCGTTCAGAGACCCCGAAAAACTAAGGATTTGTCCAGATTGTAAAGAAATTTTAGACGCACTATTTGCTCCGTCAGAGTAATACTCCTAAATCACCCTTATACTAATATCTCTTCCCAACTACATAAAGGTGCCTACATTGTCTATTTTTTCATTCGAACTCAACAAAGAATTTGTTAACGGTTATAAAGAGAAAGAGTCGCCTTTTGGTTTCAAAGACGCTGCTGGCAACTCTGTAGGGGAAATTACATTTCTTCGCACATACTCACGCAAAAAAGAAGATGGAACTAAGGAAACTTGGTCGGAGGTTTGTGAGCGTGTAACTAACGGTACTTATTCTCTACAAAAGGACTACGCAAAGCAACAGCGTCTTCCTTGGTCAGATGCTAAGGCTGCTGCGTCTGCTAAAGAATTCTTTGACCGTTTGTTTGACCTCAAGTGGTCTCCACCAGGCCGTGGTCTATCTCAAATGGGTACTGACCTTGTAAATCGTCAGAAGAACTCCGCTTCGCTTCAGAACTGTGCCTTCGTTTCTACTAACGAAATGACTAAGAACAATCCAGGCAAGCCATTCGCATTCCTAATGGAAGCGTCTATGTTAGGTGTGGGTGTTGGATTTGATGACAAGGGTGCGGACAAGGGTTTTGAGATTCACGCACCCGGAGATGTTCAGGCTTATGCTATTCCCGACACTCGTGAAGGTTGGCAGGAATCTACAGTTGCTCTAATCAACTCATTCCTAAAAGCAGAACAAGCAACTCTAGAATTTGACTACAGCGAGATTAGACCGTACGGTGCCCCTATTGCTACATTCGGTGGCACTGCTTCTGGACCTAAACCACTTATTGATTTACACGACGCTATTCGTAAAATCTTCAATGGTCGTGCTGGTGAACTTCTAAACACGGTAGACATCGCTGATATTGGAAACCTTATTGGTCGTTGTGTTGTGTCTGGAAATGTTCGTCGCTCTGCTGAACTTTTGATTGGTCGCATTGACGATGACAACTTCCTAAACCTAAAGAACGCTGAAGCGTTCCCTGCTCGCAACTCTTATGATTCAGAAGAGCCTGGCTGGGGTTGGATGTCAAACAACTCAGTAATGGTAAATGTTGGAACTGACTTTTCAAAAATTATTGATGGCATTGTTCGCAACGGTGAGCCTGGCGTTATTTGGGAAGACATCTCTAAGGCTTATGGTCGCCTTGCTGACCCAATCAACAACAAGGACTGGCGTATTGCTGGGTACAACCCTTGTGCGGAGCAGAGCCTTGAGTCATACGAAATGTGTACTCTAGTTGAGACTTACCTAAACCGCCACACTGATGTTGAGGACTTCAAGCGAACCCTAAAGTTTGCTTACCTTTACGCCAAGACCGTGACTCTTCTTCCTACACACTGGGAAGAGACCAACGCAATCATGCAACGCAACCGTCGTATCGGAACTTCTATCTCTGGTATCGCAAACTTTGCTGATAACAAAGGACTACCTGTACTTCGTACTTGGATGGATGAAGGCTATGCGGTAGTAAAAAAGTATGACTCTGTTTATTCTGAGTGGCTAGGTGTTCGTGAGTCAATCAAGACTACGACTGTCAAGCCATCTGGAACTGTGTCTATCTTGGCTGGAGAATCTCCTGGTGCTCACTGGTCTCCAGGTGGAGAGTACTTCAACCGTGCTATCCGTTTTGGAAATGATGACCCTCAGTTGGCTCTATTCAAGATGGCTAACTACAAAGTTGAGCCAGCGTCTGAAAACCCAGAGCACACTTCTGTTGTCTACTTCCCAATCAAGGCAAGTGCTAAGCGTGCTGAGAAAGATGTGAGTATTTACGAGAAGATGAACTTGGCTGCTACTGCTCAGCGGTACTGGTCAGATAACTCTGTGTCTGTAACTATCTCTTTCAATCCAGATACAGAGGCTAACGACATTCAAAAGGTTCTTCATATGTATGACGGAAGCCTGAAGACTGTTTCGTTCTTGCCGTCTGGAAACTTTACATATAAGCAAATGCCGTACACGCAGATTACTAAAGAAGAGTATGAAGAATCTCAGGGTAAATTGTTCCCTATTGATTTTGCTGGTATCTACGCTGGTCTAGGTCTAGATGGAATTGGTGAGGCATACTGCACCACAGATGCCTGTGAAATCAAGTTGATTGTAGAAAATCAGAAGTAATTAAGATGGAAAATCAAAAAATAAATAAATATGTTTCTGAAGGGTTTACTCAAGTTCAAGGCTGGGTAGAGCCAGAAATTTTTGAGTTCTTGGATTTCCTATCTAAGCATGTTTCTAGGGGGAAAGGTGTAGTAGAAATTGGAATCCATCATGGACAATTTTTCTTTGGACTTCGGGCCTTATTACCTAGCCCTGAGTTATCTGTGGCAATAGATGTATTTGAGCATCAGCAAGAGTACAACATAGACCAGAGTGGTTGGGGTAATCTTGAAATTTTTTCTGACAATATAAAAAAGTATGACCCGCATTTGGGAGAAAATATAGAAATAATTGTTGGGGATTCTACTCTAGGTGCTAATGTTGAAAAACTAAAGTCAATGGTCTCGTCGGTTAGATACATATCTATTGATGGCGGTCACACTAGAAACCATGTCATGCATGATTTGTATACGGCTGAGTCGATAATTTCCGAAGATGGAGTAATCATTGTTGACGATTTTCTACACCCGCACTGGTTGGGAGTTACTGACGGCACAATAGAGTTTATTAGTAGAGGCACTTCTATAGTCCCATTTGCTATTGGCTATAACAAACTTTACATGTGCAAATTAAGTAGCCATAAAAAGTTTTATGAGGCTATTGAAAATAGTAAATTCAAGCACGAAGAAGAATTTATCCAAGGATGTAAACTTTGGACTGTCTATCAGATAGGAAGATAATGAGCGTAATTGTGTACAGCAACCCAAATTGCACTGCGTGTGAGCAAACCAAACGATTCCTAACTGTCAAAGGTGTGGTGTTTGAATCTAAAATGATTTCTGACAGCCCTGAAGTATTTTCTCTTATTGAAGAGAAAGGATATAAGTCAGCACCAGTAGTTGTTGTTGGGAGTGACAGTTGGTCTGGTTTTAGATTAGATAAGTTGAGTGAGTTGCTCTAGTGCCTACTTACGAATATCTTTGTGAAAAATGTAGCACTGGCTACAAAGAAACTCGTGGTATGAACGAGCCTGAAAAAAATACGACTTGTGCTGCTAAGGGTTGTGGTGGTAATCTCAAGAGAGTATTCACCGCTCCCCCTATTCAGTTTAAAGGCTCTGGCTTCAGTTCTAGTAGGGGATAACTAAAGAAAGAGACTCTCTGTGTCAACACCAGATTCCTCCCCGTTTGTTCTTCCGTTTCTATCTGAAGAGAAGGGGATGCCAATTTGTTCTGAGATTGACCCTGAGTTATTCTTCCCCCAAGATGTTGAGGGCAATAAACTTGCCAGTTATTACGACGAAAGAGGGGCCAAAAAAATCTGCTCTACTTGCGTGTACAAGGTGGACTGCCTAGTTTACGCTTTCAAAAATGGTGAAATTGGTATTTGGGGTGGAACTACCGATGGCCAAAGAAAACATATGAGAAGAGATATGAAAATCTCTGGTCTCACTATTGAAGAAATAGCCTTACAACAAAAGTAGTAAAATAGAAGTAGACCCTGGGAGAGGGGTGAATTACTCACATCTACCTAGGGAGAAAACCTTGAAAGTATTACTAACAATCCTCAAGAGAACCATCGCTCTTGTAATCCTAAAAGTCAGTGCTGTTTTGGCTGCTGGCTCTATCGGTGGCGTTGAACTATGGAAGTCAGCATTGATTGCTGCTTTTGTTGGAGTCATGGAAGTCGCTGAGTCATTGGCTCGTGCTTATGTTGTTGATGGCGTGCTTGACCAAGATGAAATCAACATTGCTTTTGCTTCTTCAGCAGAGGCTGCTTTGGCTGAAACTAAGAAGAGCAAGTCTTCAGAATAATCTGCTAGTATTTCCTTACAACTAGGAGTACGACCAAGTTGCATAACTAAATAGAAAACCCCCCTATTAGCGTCGGGGGGTTTTCATTTTTAAGGACTAAGCCTTTTTGATTTTAGTTCTGGCTACTCCGTAGTACAAAGGGTTAGAAGAACTCAATCCCATTGCTTTGGCAATCTTGGTTAGTGAAATTCCATTGTCTTCATACTCACGGCGAAGTGCTTCGTGGTACGCTTCAACGCTCTGCTCTTTAGCAATAAGAATTCTCTGTACTGCTTCAGCCAACTGCTCTGGCGTAGCCTTGCTACGATTACGCTTGGTTGACGGTGCCACATCTGAGGTAGTCACGCGACGACGAACGCCAGCGTAAGTAACTCCAACAGCCTGAGCGATTGCGATTAGTGAGCCACCCTTGTTGTAATACTCAACAAGTAGGCGAGTGTATTCACGACTAGCGTCGTGCTGGGGGGACTTGGTGATACGAGAACCGTAAGCCTGTCTTGCTAGTGGTAGCAATTCAATTAGGCGTGGGGCGTATTCCTGTGTTAGTTCGTTGTTCTTCATTATCTATCCTTTGGTATTTGTCATTTGGTCAAGAACCTTTATACCTGATTATAGGCACAAGTTCTATTAGATAGCAAATTAATACAATAAGCCCAAGGCGAACAAGTTGTGCTAGTATCTATAAGCAAATCAATAACATAGGAGTAAATATGGCAAAGAGCAAGGGTGGCGGAAAGCCAGTACCAGAAGTAAAGAGTTCTGGTAGACAGAACGGCAAGGCTAGTAAGAAACGCCCTAAGATTTTTGACAAAGAAAAGCGTCGCTTAGTTGTAAAAACTAACTAAGTGTGATACCATATCTATATAACTAAATAGTGAAGCAACACCAAGGGGATGCCTGGTTTCGACTGGGAGACTTTAGTATGGTGAAGCACGCAGAGATGGCGGTCTCTCTTGAACCCGCTAAAACAATAAATGCTGAATCTCGTTCCGCATTCGCTCTTGCTGCGTAATCTTTAGTTAGGTTGCGTTCGCATTTGCCCCTAGAAAAGCAGTAGTTCTCGCTGGGCATCTAGGTTTCAAATAAAGAGAACAACCAAAGCCACGCAAGTGGAACGGTCTAGTGGCACTGCCGACCTGAAACGCAGTGTGTAGCAAACCGTGGCTGGTAAGCCTAAGCGTGTAGAAGAACATATAAACCTTTCAGGACAGGGGTTCGACTCCCCTCATCTCCACGCTTGCAGACAAAGAGAGCGTACAGCGGTCTGCCCAGCCTAGGTAATGGAAACTCTCAAGGACTGGCGTAGCCAAGGTGCTACGAGTCGATTCGGTAAGTAGTAGTCGGTAGTGCAAATCTACACAGTCCACAAAAGGCTCTTTACTGCTGAGTCCACAAAACCAACCAGCAGAGTGAAAACTTGAGACGACTCGTAAGAGTGGGAACCTCTGGAACCAAGGTCCAAACTTGGGAAAAGTCAGTACTAGGTTTGCCAAACTTTTTTGGTGTGTTGTATTGACAAATGTATTTTTTGTCTGTACTATCAAAATATCAAAACTGCAAAGTGCGAGGAGTTAGGCACTCCCTAGCAACCCCTCCTAGTAACGAACCCGTGAGATGAAAAGATTGCCTTGGTAATCCAAATAGTCAATACCCTAGTAGACAACGGTACGGCGAGCAGTGAGACCAATTCACGATTGGGTTTGTAGTTTTGTAAGTATTACTGAAAAGTAAAAATATACTTCTTGGCTGGATAGTCAAGGGGAGGGTTGTCTGTCAAGGCAGATACTAGGTTCGATACCTAGCAATCCACAAACAGAGTGGCGACGGTTGCTCTGGAGTATGGCTGAACAACTCCAATCTTCAGATGGGGGAGTAAGGCACTATCGGACACTAGCGTGTCGTCTTAGCGGACAAACGATAGGTGTGCTGAAAAGCGGGCTAAGAACCGAACTGAATTGGCACTGGTAGTAAAATGCAGTCTACCTACTCACATCACTCCACGCTGGAGCCTCATTAGGTGAAAGCAATGTGGAGTGATATCCGCGTGTGTAGTTCAATGGTAGAACTCCAGTTTTCCAAACTGGTAGCGTAGGTTCGATTCCTACTACACGCTCGAAGCCTCACTTCCCGCCTCTCTGGAAGTGGGGCTTTTCAACTATTTGGAGTATGCTTTGTATAAATTTGTGTTTAGGTTTATACTGCCTGAATGTCCAAAAAACGATACATTATTATATAACTTTTAGAGAAAGAGCGATAAATGACTAATGATTACCAACCTCACTTTGATACTGACCTAGAGCGTGGCAAAGTTGGGGAAGACCTTCTCAATACTTTCTTGGCTGATTTGGCTGGAAAGAAGTTCGAGGTAAAGACTGACTATCGTGCTTGGGAAACTGGCAACTTTTACATTGAGACTTGGCAGTACCGACAGCCAGACGCAAGTGATAAAAAAGAATCTGGAATCAATATCACACAGGCGGAGTACTGGTGCTTTGCTGGGCCGAACAAAAATGGGTTTGTAATGATACAAACTGAAGCCTTGAAAGAACTACTTAGGGCAACTGAATATCCTGTAGCACATCAGCCAATCTCGACGCTTGACACAAACGCCAGTAAAGGTAGGCTGGTGCCAGTAGTGGATGTTCTCAGAAAGATTGGTCTGTGATGAACGAAATTGGTTGGGTGTTTCTTGCTTATGTTTTGATATTCGGTTTAGTAAACTTGGTTGGTATAATCTATATAAATAGATGCGTTGCTCCAACTCAGAAATCTATAGACAGAAAGATAAAAAGAAATGCACGAAGATAGTTTCATTGAGAAGTTCAAAGCAAGCCTTGGAGACAAGTCCCTTGCTTTTTCTAATACCTTAAGCAAGATTTTCACTAAAGACGAACCTGAAATCGTCGACGGTCCTAAGGTAAAGATAGACAAAGAAGACTATGAACTTATGGCTGTGTCTTGGAAAGAGTTGGGTGCTTCTCAAGAGAGAGAAGAACTTAGGTATGTTCTAAAGCAGATGGCTAAAATGGCTGAGTTGCACACAGATAAAAGTTTTATAGAGGGGATAAACCTTGTCTTGAAAGAGATAGAGGATAGAGAAAGAAAGAGTCAAGGCAATGACTAAATCTTTAAACGCTAGCCAAGCAATCACGGAGAAGTCTTTAAAGATAGGGATAGTAATACCATTAAGAATGACTCCTGATAGGGAGAGGTCTTTTTACCATGTTTTTAAGTGGCTGGCAAATGAGTTTGTCGACATCCCTCTCTATATAAGCGACAGCGACGGAGAGCGATTCAATGTGTCTGAGGCTAGAAACCGTGGGTGCTTAGAAGCCATAAACGATGGTGTCGACATTCTTATGGTTCTAGATGCTGACACCACTATCACCAACAGGCCTAATTTGGATGAGGCTTTTGAGTTAGCGACTTTGGGCGTTTTAAGTATGACTAAATTGCATATACAACTTAGTGCCAGAGAAAGCGAGGAAATATTTGCTGGTGCAGAAGTAAAGAATAAAGACTTTGATTTGACTGAAATAGAGAATTCGCCCGGTGGATTGTGGGTGTTCTCAGTCGAAGTGTTCCAGAAAATAAACGGTTGGGATGAGCGTTTTATTGGTTGGGGATTTGAGGATAACTCGCTAATTAAGGCATACGAAAAAATATATGCTAAAAAAGTTCACAGAATAGACTCAATTGCTGTGGCTTTTAATAATGAAACTAGGGACTATACTCCCGAATCTCTTCGCAAGAATGAAGAAAAATATGAGCATTATGAGGCTATCTCCAGTAAAAAAGAAATGTTAAAAATGGTGAGTAAAAATATGGTTCACTTGGATAAAAAGGAAGTTACGCTTGACTAAGTTTTTAGACACCAATGAAGCGGTCGTGTACCACGGAAACTGCTTAGACAAACTAAAAGAATTGCCTGACAATTCCATTGATGCGATTGTCACTGACCCACCTTATGGCTTAGGTAATGCTGACCCTGAATACATTATGTCTGCTCTAAAGATGTGGATGGATGGGGATAGAGAACATATCCCTGCTGGTAAAGGTTTTATGGGAAAGCAGTGGGATGCTTTTGTTCCACCACCTGCTGTGTGGGATGAATGTTTTAGAGTGCTAAAGCCAGGTGGACACATCTTGGTATTCGCTGGCACACGCACGCAAGACCTTATGGGGCTTAGCGTAAGAATGGCTGGCTTTGAGATTAGAGACAGCATCTCTTGGATTTATGGTTCTGGCTTTCCTAAGTCGCTCGACATCAGTAAGGCATTAGACAAGATGGCTGGGGCTGAACGCGAAGTACTTGGTCGCAATCCGAACAGTCGTGAGAACGCCACTAAGGAAAACACTCTTTATGAGAGTGGAACTGTGGGCAAGACAGACTTTATTACAGCACCTGCTACTGACGCTGCTAAGCAATGGGAGGGTTGGGGCACTGCTCTAAAGCCAGCAGTCGAGCCAATCATCGTTGGTCGCAAGCCACTTTCAGAAAAAAATGTATCTCTCAATGTATTGAAGTGGGGAACTGGTGGCATCAACATAGACGCTAGTCGCATTGGTCGTGCTGATAATGATGTATCAAGTGCTGGAGCACGAACCGCAACATTTGGAACGCAAGAAACTGTATCTGGTGGAGATGGTTCTGGTGGCTGGGAGCAGAACAGTGGGGGTCGCTTTCCAGCAAACCTAATCTTCACTCACGCAGAAGACTGCGTAGAAATCGGCGTAGTAGAAGAGTCTTATGCGATAAACAAGACTGAGGAGTGGACTGGCTTCGGACAGAAAGAACGCCCCGACTACCAAAGTTCAGAACAGAAAGTGTCGACGGTCCTATATGAATGTGTAGACTGGTGTCCTGTAAAGGAACTAGATGAGCAAAGTGGGATTCTAAAGTCTGGTTCTATGGACAGCATTACAAAAGGCTATGACCCTGAAACTTTCAATACTTTTGGTAAGCAGTACGCTCGTAGGGTTGTTCACAAGGGAGACTCTGGTGGGGCATCTCGCTTCTTCTATGTTGCTAAGGCAAATAAGAAAGATAGAAACGAAGGTCTCGACGGTCTTATGGAAAAGGGTAAGGTCTACAACGGAACATCGGAAGACAGTGCTGGTAAAGCACCGGGTTCAGTAGAGGACAAGTTCTCCACTAAGCCACAAACTAATTTCCACCCAACGGTGAAGCCGACATCCCTAATGGAATACCTTGTAGCACTTGTGTGTCCTGTTGGTGGAGTTGTGCTTGACCCATTTACTGGGAGTGGAAGTACTGGCAAGGCTGCTATCCGTAAGGGTATGAAGTTTATTGGTATTGAAATGACAGACGAGTATTTACCAATCATCAAGGGTCGCCTTGAACACGAAATCAACAAGAAGAACGGAAGCCTATTCTAATGACAATTATCAGACCGCTATTTGACAGAGTACTAATTGAGCAAATCAAAGCACAGGAGACAACTTCTGGTGGCTTGATTATTCCAGACAGTGCTCAGACCCCGCCGCAAGAGGCAATCGTAATTGCTGTTGGTGAGGGAAAGCGAAACTCTAATGGTGAACTAAACCCTATTGGTGTGGCTGTGGGGGACAGAGTTATCTTCTCGCAGTACTCAGGCACAAAGGTTGAGTATGACGGTAAGTCATACATCCTTATGAATGTGGCTGACTTGTTCGCTGTGGTGGAATAGTGCCTGAGGAAGAAGAAGAACTAAAGAGTCCCCTCGCTAAAGCAACTGCTAATGCTTTAGACCACCAAAAGAAACTGCTACACGCCACAAGCGAGGCTCTAGACGCTGTTTTCAATATGGGCTGTGAAGTCGGAGTTGCTGAAGAGCGAGACCGAATTGTAAAATGGATTGAAGAGAATGTCTCTGAGTGGGGCTCTAAAGAAGATGGGCTCTATGTGAAAAGAGACCACTTTGATTCAGATGATTTACTTGCCTTTATTAGAGGAGAGAAAAATGAGCATTGAAGCCTATGACTATGGCAAACAAGATGGGGCTAAAGAAGAACGAGAACGCATCATCAAACTGCTAGAAGAGATGCAGGAAACCGCTTTGGCAACTGAAACAAATGAAGGAAGTAAGACTGCTTGGGTTTTAGAGAATGCTATTGCTCTTATCAAAGGAGAAACAAATGGATAAAGTTATTTGCGAGCACGACCTACTACACATTTATAATAAACACGAGTGTGATGGGTGCTGTGCTCAATACATACTTACAGAAGAAACTAAATAGAAAGAATAAATAAGATGGATGAATTAGAGTGTAATTACTTAGGTTTTATCAGTACTACCGATGCTGGACTACAGACATTCTTTGCTGTGGTTATGACTGCTTTAGTAGTGGTCCTTGGTGCTAGTTTGGTTGGTGCTATAACAACTAAGAACAGACTGGCTAGTGAACTAAAGAAAGAAAAAGAGACAAATGAGCAAAGAAATTCATCAAAGTAAGGCAAGTATTTTTACCTTCATTTCTATTGTTTTAGTGATGCTTGGAGTGCTGGCTTACGGATTTTCGGTTGTAGAAACCGATTACATCGACGGTCCTAAGGAAAGAATGGCAGAAGAATGTAAAAAACTCTGGCTAGAACAGGGTGAGGAAGTAGCAGTAAAAAATGGATGCTAAAGAACTTGGTACTGAAATAGATGCTCTTGATGAAAAGATTGAGTTGCTTGGTATTGAGATTGATGTCATCGGGGAACACATCAAGGCTCTAGGTTTAAAAATACAAAGACTACGGGATGGAATGACTGAGTGAAGATTTACATTGCTGGTCCAATGTCAGGACACGAAGATTGGAACTTTCCAGCATTCTTTGAGGCTGAAGAGAAACTGAAGGAACTAGGATATGAAACGCTCAACCCAGCCACTAATGACGGTGCTAGTCTCGAAGTTGCCATACAAAATGCAATATCCGCTCGTGATAGTGGGGCTACTTGGTCTTCTTATATGCGGCGTGATTTATCTAATCTTTGTTTATCCGATGCTGTATGTGTACTGCCAAATTGGAAGAGCAGTAAAGGTGCTTCGCTCGAAGTTCAAGTCGCACAAGCCTTAGGCATTCCTATCTACATACTAAAAGATGGAGTGCTAACTCCACGAGTAACTGTGATTGGTATTGCTGGCTATGCTCGAAGTGGTAAAGATACTGTTGCTGATTACTTAGTAGAACATTATGGATATGAAAAAGTATCTTTCTCAACGCCGATGAAAGAGGCGATGTATCGCTTGAACCCACGCATCACCATAAATGAAAGTGTAAACAATCCAATACGAATTGGTGTAGATGTTTATGGTTGGGAAGGTCTGAAAGAGCGTAGCCCAGATGTCCGCGGTCTGCTACAACGCTTTGGCACCGAAGTTGGTCGTGAGATGTTTGGTGAGAACTTCTGGGTGGACTACGCTCTGAACTCTATCGTCGACGGCACTAAGGTAGTAATCTCTGATGTCAGATATCCAAACGAAGTCAATGCTATAAAAGCATTAGGTGGGAAAGTTTATAGAGTCGAGAGAGATGGAGTTGGCCCTGCTAACTCTCACGCTTCTGAAAATGGGCTGGATGGTTATGAGTTTGATGGAGAACTTCAAAACAACGAAAGTGTGGAGTGGTTGTACAGGCTTATTGAGAATCAAATACTAAATTAGAGGAAGTATGAAAATAGGCATTGTCATACCTTGGAGACCTCAGCCGAGTAGGTTAGAGACTAAGAAATTTATAGTCAAACACTACAAAGAAATGTTTCCTGATGCGAAGATTTACTTTGCCGATAAAAAAGGCGAGAAATGGAACATGAGTGGTAGTAGAAATCTTGGTTGCGACAAGGCAATAGCAGATGGTTGCGATGTCATAGTTGTGTCTGATGCTGACATGTATGTTAAGAAAGACAGAATCTTAGACGCTTGCGAGATTTCTATCAAGCAGGGGATTGTGTCTAACCCTTATGGAAAAATTGTGTTCCTTGATGATAAGGACTCCAATCTTTTTATGAGTAATCAGGATAAGTTTTTTGAAGATACTAAAGAACTTCTCAAGGTCTACCCTGCTCTATATGGGGGAGTATACACAATCACTCCAAGCACATTCAAGGAACTAAACGGCTGGGATGAAAGATTTAGTGCGTGGGGGTTTGAAGATTTGGCGTTTAGAGACACCCACAAAAAGATTACTGGTCTTGATTTCTATAAAACTGGCGGATTAGGTGTCTGGCTTGGCCACGAAGACAGAGATAAAAGTTTAGAAAGTGTAAATGAAAAACTTTATAATAACTTCTATAAGAGTTTGAGCAAGAATGAATTGGCAGATTGGATAAAAGGAAATAGATTTGAACTTCTATGATGAAATAAAAAATGCTATGGGGCCTAAGTATTACGACAGAGACGGCAAAAAGATTACTCAAGAAGAGTGGGGGTCTTTGACTCAAGACAGGTCTTATAAAACTATTGGCAGTTTTGAAGTCCTAGCAAATGGGGAAAGAATATCAGTTTCTACTGCTTGGATTGGGGCTGACTACGATGGGACTCAGCAAAGGCTCTATGAAACTATGGTGTTTGGTGGTCGCAATAGTGGGCTAACTAGGTTCTATGCCACGGAACTTGAGGCTATGTTGGGGCATCACGATGTGGTTGATATAGTACAAGACACCCTTTATTAGATAGGGTAAAATTGGGCTATGGACATCCCAGAGCAAGTAATCGTAGGAACGCAGACATTTGATATTGTCGTGCGTAATAGAAAAGACGATGGTATGCTCAATGACGGAACCTTTGGCTACACACTAGATACTGAAAATCTGATTGTGATTGACAGTGCTTTATCGCATAGTAGGCAGAAAGTAACGCTCCTACACGAAGTTTTACACGCTATCGGGTTTGTATATGACACATCTGTAAAGCCTAAGAAGAGCGACGAGTTCTCTATTTGGGAGCATTATTTCATTGGTATTTATGAAGAGGGACTTCTTTTGGTTCTCAGGGACAATCCAGACCTACTTGAGTATCTAAGACACGCTTAGGAAAAAAGTTCTAAATTACCTTGTCTTGTATTCATTTCCTGTGCTATCATCTTTATGTAGTTAGTTCCTTCCATTCTAATTACACGGGTAGTTGTTCATAGTTGCTCGTCTCCTTTCGGGGAAAACCCTCTGCCTTCGGGTAGGGGGTTTTCTTTTTACTGTGAAAAAAGTAGCGTAGGGAATGTAAAAATGGTAGTGTTTATTTGACGGTGGATACAGGGGTGTGTCCTTAGTCATTTGCATATACATAACAAAGAAAAACCCCCTGCTTTTGGCGGGGGGTTTTACTTATTCCTTGTCGGAAACTTTATGCCTTCTTGGTAGGAACTACCTTCTTTACAGCAGTCGCAACCTTAGCAGCAACAGTTGGCTTCTTGTCTTCGCCGTCTAGGTTAGCAAGAATGTGCTTCAGTGGGTCAACCAACTTTTCGTAAGCACATAGGTGAACCTTGACATCCTTACCAATTGACAAGTGGAGGTGGGCCCCGGTACTTGCTGAGCCGCTAGGGGTGTTCTTACCGCCACCTACAAGACCAACTACAGTCTCGCCACCAGCAACCTTGTCGCCCTTCTTTAGAGTTGAAGGCTTTGAAAGGTGTGCGTAGATTACGAACAACTTGTCGAATGTGCTGTGGATTAGGTAGTTTCCTAGAACATCGCTCCAGCCAGTTTCCATAACTGTTCCTGAAGTGATTGCCTTGATTGGAGAGTTCTCCTTTGGAGACCAGTCCTGACCACGGTGTGGTCTTCCGTTTCTGTATGGTGCTAGGTTTCCAAACTCGTCGTTGCGAGTTGCTTTTGGAAATGGTTCAAAATACTTTGCCATTGTTTTCCTTATTGTTAGTTGATTATTTTTCTTCGGTGATTGGACCGCCAACAACCCAAGCAGAACAAGTTCTTGATGCGGCACACTTGAAATCAAATGCTTCGCAGTATCCTAGTTCTGCTTGGTCAATAGCATCCCAAGCATTTTGTTGACCAGAATCGCCAGCGGAAATTCCACCCTCGATACAGTCCAACATCTTTGGTGTGCGAATAAACATTACGCAGTTCCCGCACACACTCTTTTTTGCGTCAACCACTGGTAGTGACCAACGCTTGGCTTTTTCAGCCCAAAACTCTTCATTAGGTTCTTTAGGATTTAGTGGTCCATAGCCAGCGGTCTCGATTGCTTTTTCTCTGTTAGCAAGATTGACAGCAATATCCTGAGTCGCTGGTGGACAAGAATCGTCGTCTAGGGCAAAAACCATCGACGCTACTAATGGATTCATTGAGGCAGTTTCTTTACTGCGTGGGTGAAGTTTAGGGAGTAGGTCATTGTCTTGAACATACTTAGGGTTGTTGGGCTTACCAGAGCGAACAAGTTTTAAGAAAGCATTTACACGAGCCATAGCCCAAGAGTTTCTGTTTTGGTCTGGGCGGTGAGAAGTTGAGAACGCACCCGCTCCACGGCGATAGACAGCCTTGAGTTTTGCTAGCGTAACCTTGCGACCATTCTTTGCTTTAGCGTTGTGCTCTTCGACTTTCTTTTCAAGAGCCTTAGTAATCTCGGCAGTGAAAGTAATTCCTTTACCTGTATCTGCTGAGCCTTCTTTGTTCTTATCAGAGCCTTTGATTTGGTCTTTCTTAGGTGCTGGCTTAGAACCTGCTGTGGCAGTAACAACAACGCCATCTGGAATAACAGCAAAGCGACATTTGCCATCTGGCTCCACTTCAGCAGAAATGATTGAGCACTCAGAGCCACCTCTGTATAGAACACAGTTTGAGCACTTTACGCCAATGGCAGCGACTTCGTTAGCCTCGGCTGCTTCGTAGCCAGCCCAAATGCCAGTCTCGTCTTCATTAAACTTGCCATACTTCTGAGCGAGTAGGAGCAACGCATTAGCGAGGTCTCTCTCTTCAGGGTTTAAATTAGGCATAGGTTTATTGTAAGACTTTTAGGACTTCTTGATTTTCTTAGAAACTGGCTTTTCTTCTTCTTCTTCTTCTTCTTCTTCTTCTGGCTTCTCATAGCGAAGTGGGAAAGTAAGCACCCAGATGCCAAGTGTCAGAGCAATTAACTTTCCAGTCAGGTCTTTAGCAGAACCCTCCAGTACTAGCCAAGCCACAGCCATACCTAGTAGGGTCCAAGCCTGACCGATGATGTCCTTTAGCAGTTCTATTAGGAAGTTCTTCATTATTTATCTTCTTTCTTGCCAGCGAAGTATCCACCGATAATACCGATTAGACCTACGAGGGCGTTCTGTACCAGAGCGATTGCGTCTGGGTTTGTTCCTACTACTTCGCCAAGCATTTGCTGGGCATTTAGCATTGCTACATACTCACCAATGACCACTGTGCCAATAAACGCAAGTATGCCTATGGTGATGATTACCATGAGTTTGTCTTTCATTACTTTTCTTCTTTCTGAGCAAGTGCTCGTTTGGCTTTTAGTTCCTCAAAGTCTTTTACTTTTGTGTCTCCCATATACCCCCACGCATAACCACCTGCGATAAGTGCGTGATTGACGGACTGTCCATCTCCGTCAAGGTATAGCCAGCCCAGAACGCGACCATACTTCTCTGATGAGTCTGGCTTCTCTGTTCTGATAACGATGACTGTGGCAGCCTTTAGTTTCTTCTTGAGAAGTTCTTTGACTTCAAGACCAAGAACCTTTTCTGCCTTATCTGTTGTGCGAGACTCTGGGGTGTCAATGCCAGCAAGACGAACTCGCTTGGTGATTGAAATGTCAAAGCCTAAGTCAATGTCGACATCGATAGTGTCTCCGTCAACTACTGCCAAGACACTCTTGACTCTGTATTCGTACATACTTACTTTCCTATTCTTCTTGAACCGCTTGAGCCTGTGGAGCCACCTGCTGAAACGGCTGCTGATGTAGCAGCACCTGCTGCTGCTTGTACTGCGACACCTGCTGCGACAACAGCAGTGACCACAATCTTCTTAGACTCTTCACGCTTTGCTGGAGACATATCCGCACCTGCGTTGCCAAAGAAGTTGAGGAGTTCTACTGCCCCTGCTAAACCTGGGATGGCTGCTAGTTCTGGTGAAAGTTCAATGTCATCTTGCTCGGCAGCAAGGTAGAGAGCATCCAACGCTTGTTTGTACTCTGGTGAGCCCTCTTCTGCTGTCTCAAAGACAACAAGGGCTGCTTCTACAAGTTGCTCTGCTTGTGCTTCGGTCAGTTCGGTAGGGTCTACTGCTTCTAAGTCGACATCCATAAGGTTCTCAATAACGGCAGGAATTTCGGCTGAACCCTTTTCTGGTTCTGGTTCTGGCTGAATTGGGGCTGGGGTATCAAGAATGGTTTCTAAGTCAGTGAAAGAGATGTCAGAGTTTATGTTGATTTCTAGGGGAGATGTTGCTTCTTCTAGAGACGCTTCTGCCTGTGTCTTAGTGGCTAATGCTACAGATTCACCTTCAACTGCTACTTGAAGGTTTGCTTCTTCTGTGGCTAAGTTTTGGGAAGCAAGTGCTTGTTCTGATTGGGCGGAAGTTAGGGTTTGGGTCTTGGAGTTGTGTTCAGTCTCGGCCAAGCCTTCTTGTTCTATCGCATTGCTTAAGTTATTCCCGGCCTTCGCCTTCGCTGCCTCCCTAGTTTCTTTCTCTGAAAGGGCTTCTTCGTAAGAAGTTTGGGCATCGTTATGCTTTTCCTGGGAGTGGAGTAGGTCTTCCTGAGCCGAGTTATATAATCCTTGCTTCTGAGACTTATTACTTAGTGCTAAGTCATAAACGCTAGTAAGGCTATTTAGATTACTTTGGGCTTCGGAAGTTGCTGGTTGAACCTGCTGTAAAATTGCGTAGGCTGAGTTCTCTATTTCGGCTAAAGCAATAAGAGTGTAGTAAGCGTTTGTTGTTGCTTGGGCTGCGAGTTGCTGGTTAGCCTGTGCTGTCTGCCACTCTTCCTCTGCTTGCTGGTTAGCAAGAACGGTAGCGTCATAGTAGACCTGTGCGTTATTTAGAGCAGGTAGTAGGTTAGGGTTCTTGACCATTGGAGTTGGTTGATTCTGTGAATACCAAGATGCTGGAACTACACCCCAATTAGTATTTGACTGATAGTAAAGGGTGGAACAGGCTCCACCACCCCACTCATAGAACCAAGCGTCAATGGCGTAAGACCGACCTGCTTGTAGGGAAGTAGAGTTCCAGTTTCCGCCACAGCCTTTTAGATACCAGTTGTTGATGACATTGACCCCGTTGACATTCATATAGAAGCCATCGTCTGCTTGGTTCATAAGATAGGTAATGTTTTCGGTTGGTGTGATGTAGCCCGTGTAGTGAATCATTACTCGGTCATTGCCACAACCCAAGATGTTTCCGCCACCCCAGTTGGCTTCTATATTGGTAAGAGTGGTGGTTAGACATAAGTTATAGGCAGTATCTGAACGCTCTGGGTATGCTGAGTTTAGGTTGTTGTAAACCTTTACAGTAAGACCTTGTACTGTCGCCTCTCCTTGCCCTGATGGAATAAGAAGATTGTCGTAGTTCCACTGTGCTTGTGTAAGTTGATTGGTTGCTACCTGTAAGTTTGTGCGTGTGTTATTTACTGTTGCTTCGGCACCTACATACTCGTTATAAACGATGTTGTAGTCAGCAATTAGTGAGTTATAGGTGCTGATGTAATCTGTTGTGCCTGTGTGTGCTTGGTCGTAGTTCTGCTGTGCTTGGTCTTGAGTTGCCTTGACTGCGTTGTAATTACTCTGTGCTTCTGCCTTATTAGTGCTGGCAGTGGTTAGTTCCTGCTGTGCTTGGTCTAGGTTTGATTGTGCTACTTGTAAGGCTTCTGTTGCTTGTGCTGTTAGCAACTTGGCGTTGTTGAAAGTGATGAGTGCGTTGTTGGTGATTTCTATTTGAGTAGTCAGAGATGCGTCAGCAGACGAAAGAATATCTCTCTTTTGTTGGACATCTTGCTTGACTAACGAAAGAGTAGTCAGAGACGCGTCAGCAAGGGCTTGAGCATCCCTAGTTGCTTGGGCTTTCTCTTCGTAGGTGGCTGTGGCGGTAGAAAAAAGGGCTCTATTGTCGACGGTCCTCTGTTGTGCTAAAGAATAGTCAGCAAGGGTTTTGGTTAGGGTCTGCTTAGCCTTGTTGTATGTGGCTAAGTCTTCCTTGGCTGTGGAGATTTTGGCTTCTAGGGTGGCAATCTGAGTGGAAATGGTTTGGATTGCTGGGCCTAGTTGAGGCTTTAGGGCTGGGTCAAGCAAATCTTTATTAGAGAGTTGTGCCAGTTTAGACTTGTATTGTGATAGAGTATTTTGTAAAGCAGTAATGTCTGCTTCGGAAATGATTGGAGTTAGAGATGCAAATTTCGTTTGACGGTTTTGAAATTGGTAGTTATCTACTAGGTGTTGCGACACCTTTTGTTGTTGCGATGGTGATTGCTGTAATCCAGACAATCCGAGGTAAGTAGTCGCTAAAGCAGACTGAGCCATACATAATGGCGTAGAGAAAATAAGCACTGTCAGAGCAATCTGAGGTGCTTTTCTTCTTTTATTATATTTCTTTGAATGCTCTCCCTCACCCTTTTTGGGGTGTAGCACGCAATTTCCTAACTATCTGGTGATGGATTTCCTAGTTGATTTGCCCACACGACTTCACGAACTTCATCCATCAAATTGAAAGACGCTTCTAAAAGAGCCTCAGTTTGAAGGAGTAAATCAGCCTTTGAGTGTGGGTAGATAGGGTCTAAAAGTTGTTCGTGGACTTCGTTTACAACGGCAGTGGCTAATCTAATTCTTCTCAGATTGGCTTCTACTGCGAGTTGGTAATCATCTAATCCAGACATAATTCATTTTACCGCACTTTTGATAGGGGGACTTACACTATACAAGTTTGGTGAATATGTATAGAAAATGGCAAAAACTATACAGGTTTAGTGTGGAGATACTAGCAAGAAATAGCGAAAGAAAATGCGTGAAATTGGATAGTATCTAATGTATCGTTTTTTCTTGGGTTGGTTAGATACTAGCAAGATTTACAGATTATTATTTGCGTTTCGTGCTAGTATGCCAAAAAGGGAAATTTGGGGATACTAGCAAAGAAATACAAAAGTTATTTGTAGTTTCGTGATAGTATCCTATATCTAATAGTATCTAACTATCTAATAGATTGAATTCCCTATACGCGTTAAGAGAGTGTTCCATGGGTTATGGGAAACTCAATCTATTAGAAAATTAGGTCTGTTAGATAGTTAGATATTTTTTTGGACACTTCTAGGGAAAAACAGAAATTTGTGCTAGAGTGGGAGAAACTGAAAGTTGAGGTACATATGTCTTTTTATGGTTTGGACATGACGCAAGAAGAAGCACTTGCTGATTTGGAAAAAGTAAAGAAGTTTGGGAGTCGTGATGGTCGCGTCTGTGTTTGTGGACACGGACTTGGTTATCACGCTTTTATCGATGGTCGTGGGGTTTACAAATGTAATGCTCAAAAGCAGACTTGTCCTTGTAAGAACCCAAGACCAGTTTTGACTACTGACAATGTGAAAGCGTTTTTATTCAAGACACACGGAAGTGCTGGTCTACACGCTTTGGGTCAAGGTATTGCCAACGCTAGCAAACTTGATAACTCAGTTGAGTGGATTATTGATTTAGTATGCGACAGATGTGGGGCAGAAAATGTTGTCCCTTGTCCAGTAAATCAAAACGGGGTAGTAATGTTCAAAGCAACTGGTTATGACAAGTTGCTATGTAGAGATTGCCGTTCGGTAAAGTAAGAAACAAGGAGACGAAATGACAGAGAAAAAAGTAGTACCTAAACCAACTACCAATATTTGGACCGAGAAAGAACTCAAAGAAGAATTTGCTCCTATGCTCTTAGAGCAAGCAAAGTTTTATAATGCTAACTATGAGTGGGAGCAGGGCTGGGCTCTTTATCCTAATCATCGCGGTGAGTTCCGTTTAGTAGTTTTCTTTGACCCTAACTATGTGCCAAGAAGTATTCAGTGTAAAGATATTGACCCAGCACCTAAATGCTGGACAGTTGTTTGCTTGAACAAGGCGGGTAAAATTGTAATGGGCTATGGTTGGGGTGAGAGAAACTATTTTGAGACAATTGATGAAGCCAGAGAAGAATTTGGCAAAACTGCTTTAGAGATAGAGCGAAGTTTCAATATGGCTGAAGTTACAAAACTCACACCACGCAGAGCACTATGTGGCTCTTGTATGAAAACTCACGACTGGGATGAAGAGAAACAAGAGTACTTCGGAATGTGGGAGTTTCAACCACACCGTGAATTTGACTCAACCTATGACGGTTGTAGAGGATGGGACTAATGGAAGAGAAAGATATCTTTCAGCAAATTGATGAAGTCTTTGAAGATGTCGTAACTGTCTTTACCATTGAAGTAGGTGGAGAAAGTTTCAAGATAACCTCAATGGCAGAAATTCCAACTGAGAAAATGATGGAGTTTTTTGTAGGTCCAACGGATGTACATTTGAAGTTCAAAGATATGCTTGACCTAATCGCTATGTGTTTGATAAACCCAGAAGATATAGTAAGAATCAAACAGATGAAAATGAAAAGAATGATGGAGTTTGTTTCTAGTTGGGTAGAGCAAAGTTCAGATGCGTCAATGGGAGATGGAGAAGAAATTGACTAAGCCCCACTACAACATTCTGATTGCTACCCCAGGTAGAACAATACATGGCCCCTATGTCAAAAGTTTAGTAGAAACCACAAAGTGGCTAAATGAGAGAGGCCTAACCTATAAGTTTCTAAACTATGGTTCCTCTCTTGTTTCTCAAGCAAGAGAATGTACTGCCATAGATTCAGATACATCCAACTGGGAGACACACGAAATTGGTTCGGGTAAATATACCTATGACCGAATTGTTTGGATTGACTCTGACATCTCTTGGGGAGCCGAAGCATTTGAGAAACTAATCACAAGTGAGCACGAAATCATTAGCGGTATGTATTACACACAGATTGGCGATATGTCAGTTTCTGTTTCTATGTTTGCCCCCGATGGAAAAAGTCCTGTCAACTGTAAAGAACTAGATTTCTTTATGGTCGATGAACCAATAGAAATCTTCGGTGCTGGGTTCGGGTTTATTTCAATGAAGTCTGGTGTCTTTGAGCGTATGCAAAGACCTTGGTTCAGAATAGAAAGAATTGACCACCCGCTATTCAAGATTACTTTAGATATCGGTGAAGACTATTCTTGGTGTATGAACGCTAGACGAGCAGGTATGAAAGTGATGCTTGACCCAAGTATCAAAGTAAATCACCACAAGGAAAGCGTATGGAGCCTGAGATAATTGGAAGACCCAAGTGTGGTTTTTGTGCTACAGGACATCACGACAACTGTAAAAAAGAAATCAAGTACCACGACAAGATTTGGGTTTGCGAATGTGCCCACGAAGTAAAAGAGCAAGATAAACTCATTGAATGATTGACTACACCATAAGACCCGTCTCATCAAAAGACGCTAACTTGATGGTTGTAGAAAATCACTACCTCCACCGAAGAGCCAGCACTATGTTTGCTTATGGTTTATTTGATGGCGAAGAAATGATTGGTTGTGTAATTTATGGAAAGCCAGCATCACCTAGCGTTTGCGTTGGAGTTTGTGGCAAAGATGAGTCCTCTAATGTTTTAGAACTAACTCGTCTTTGGATAAAAGATGGCACTCCTAAAAATACAGAGTCTTATTTGATTGGCCGAAGCCTAAGACTTTTGCCTAAGGAAAAAGATATAGTAATCTCTTACGCTGAAATTGGTGCTGGTCATATCGGAATTGTGTATCAAGCAACTAACTGGATTTACACTGGAATGTCTGACCGCCATGTTGAGTGGAGACTGGATGGGAAATCTGGCTCCCACTCTCGTCATATCTTTGATGCCCACGGTGGAGTGAATGGTGCGAAAGCATACTACGGTGATAGACTTGAAAGACACGAGCGACCACGAAAGCATCGCTATGTGTATTTCAACTCTTCCTCGAAACAGAGGAAGAAAGAACTGCTGGATAAGTTGAAATATAAAATCCAGCCTTACCCAAAGAAAGATACAAAAGATGAGTTGGATAACAAATCTATTCAAGAAGAAGCCTAAGCGTCTTCCTGCCCGTGATGCGATTGGTCGCTTCCTTGCCGATGACAATGGCAATATTCTTTACACTGATTCACCTGCCGAACTAATTGAAAAGGCAAAAGCAAAAGCGTTGAAGAAGGATAGAGAACTACTAAACCGAATCAACACTATTCACAAATTGACAACCTCTACAACTTGTGGTTGTGGTGGAGATTGTAAGTGTGCTTCAGAAAAGCCAGCCGTAAAAAAGCCAGCCGTAAAGAAAACAGCATCTAAACCTGTCGCAAAGAAGCCAGTTGCTAAAAAGACAACTTCAACAACTGCTAAGAAAGCAACACCAAAAAAGAAGTAATTTCAAAACACTTTTTAGAATTAGCCCCGTAAAAATCTAATCCTTGATTTTTCGGGGTTTTTTCTATGTTTGTAAATGAAAAAGGTACCCCGGTCCCTCACCAGGGGCAAAATTTCGCCCAAAGCAGATTTCGCCAATAGCGTATAGTGGGAACTGTCGGGGTCTAGCCTCGACGGGTAGAGGCGTTCTTTGAATTGCGTAATTGCAAACAGAATGGGTTGAGTGGTCAGCAGCCTCTCCCCCGTCTGGCCACTCAACTCTTAGTGTTAGGTAATTACTTATGACAGACGCAATTGAGAGAGACCCGTTTGCCAAACCTGAGTTGGAACTTCCAGATGTCCAAATCGACACCCCTATAAATCTCAGACCCGACCTCAGTCTCCACGGAATTGAAGAGACCGACCGTGGCGTATGTCTGGACACATTTGAAAATAGACAAGCGTTGCGTAGGGCTAAGTTCAATTGGCTTCCCGTCTACGCTCTAAACGGAGTTCCGACTGGACTAATCCAAGCCCTCTCCCCGGAGATGCAGAGCCAGCAACGGCTAATGTCGCTTGAAGAAAAGTTAGCAATTCTTTCGGACCCTAAAGATAAAAATTCTGATTATATAACTGGCTATGACTTATTAGCCGAGTCTGCTTCAGACTACATCGCACCTCCTTGGGTACTTGGAGCAACACGGGCTTGGGCTAAGCAACAGAATTCAGGCGAACTCTTGCATGGAAAAAAGGAACTCCCTTTTCCTCGACGCTGTAAAGCAATCAAAGATGATGGCATCAGATGTCAACTCTGGTCTGGGGGCCGAGGGGCAGACGATGGCTTGTGCCGCGTTCATTTGGGCTCCTTACGCAATAAACCTACCGACTCAGTTGAGCGTGCCCGTCATCGACTTACTCAAGCAACTCCATCCGCCGTTGATGTTCTCGAACAACTTATGGACAACGCTGAGTCCGAACCCGTCAAACTCAAGGCGGCCACCGAAATTCTTGACCGTGCTGGCATTCGTGCTGGTATTGACATCAATACCGATGTCACTATTGATGTCCGCCCCGCAGCATCCATCATCTCCGAACGGTTGGAGCGTTTAGCAAATAACGCCATAGAAGCACAACGGCGTTTACAATCAGCCCAGAGCGAACACGAGACTATAATAGAAGCAGAGGTCGTAGAAGACGACAAGAAAACCGAGACCGATGTCAAACCTGAATAGTATAGTAGAACAACTAACGGCGTTGACGGAGGGGCTTCACGAAGATGTTAAACTAGCGTCGACCAGATTGGAACACATCAGGCTGACGGCGAGGGCCAACGAAGCGGTCAACATTCTTCACGACCTTATGCTATTCCAGGATGCGGAAGGCCAAGATGCCAACACCGACGGCGAGTGAATTACGCGAACGCTTCATATCTAAAGCATTAGAGTATGTCGGTTATGAGACACTCAACGGCTTGGAGAATGTCTTCGGTCAACGGCTAGGTCTGAACGGCAAGCCATGGAACGGAATGTTTATTGATGTCGTCGCCGCAGAAGCGGGCGTGCGTTTACCTGTAGCACACACGGTGTCGACGGTAGCACTTGCCCATTACCTGGGTAGGGGTTTTTTCCATGTAAGACCACGGCGAGGAGATATCGTCTTCTTCCAAACATCAACGGCAAGCGAATTCGGTATGCCTCACATTGGTATCGTTCTGGACACTAAACGGCACGCCACTGACGGTATTATACAAACCGTCGAAGCAATGACGGCAAGCGGATTGCCTAAAAAAGCACAAACACCTAACGGTGTCTATGTACGCACCCGTCATCAAACGGAGGTCATTGGATACGCCAGACCAAAATATAAGACGGCTAGCCCTTTGACCCCAAATGAGAACGCACCAGAAGTAGTGCCCGCTCAGGTCCGAAGTGGGATAAAGCATAAGAGCGTTGTCCATGTGCAGATGGCGTTGTCTAAGGTGACCGGGATTACAGGCTTGCCAAGAGGACACTTTGACGCAAAGACCAAACTTGCTTACGCAAAGTTCCAAAGAGACATTGGTTATGTGGGCATCTCTGCGTCTGGAGACGCTGACTATAACTCCTTGAAATTACTGGGCGAACTAACGGGCTTCTTCAACGCAAAGCCATAGCACAGACCACTGACATTCTGTTGGCGGGAACAAATCCTTATGCTTTTCCAGGCTCAGCGGCTGAAGGCGGGAAGCCGCGACGGCGGCTGGCATGGAAATAAATCTTAATCGTTATGCGATTCTGCTTGACAAATCCCAAAAATCGCTTTAGGATATGTTCCATATCCTAAAGTAATTCCAGATATACTTGGCCCGGAACCCCAGTAAACAAGCGGGAGGCGGACCCCGGCCTAAATAAAAACATAAGACGGCAAGCCCTTATGCTACACATTTCAAACGGCGAGCGGGTGACTGAACGAAACAAACGGCAAGCGAAAAGACGGCAAGCCTGGGTACCCCCTTTTTCCATGCAGATGACGGCTTGCCTTCAACGGGGTATAGAATAAACACATAACGGCAAGCAACGGCAAGCCATGAGCAATAGAAAGATAACGGATATGACATTTGACGAGTGGGTAAAGGTAGGGTTCGATAACGGGTGGGTTGGTGCTCCTATATGCGAGACGCATGACGGCTTGCCTACAACAGAGGCTGAAGACAAAGAGTTTGAAGAGGGTGGAGACCCTTGCATTCATATCCTGCGTCTGTACGACACTGTTGAGCAGAAATTAGAAATTGAAGAGAACCATTCGCCATCTGTGTGGCGTGCAACAAACTCTGGACTTGGCGTTTCTGATTTAGGCTAAATCTTAAAATCACAGGTTTTGTGATGTTTTATGATAAAACCTATGAGACACATAGAACTGCACACAATTGAATCCTCTAAGGATGTCGCTACTGCTAACGAGGTTGGCCTGGAAGTGGCCGGGGCGGAAACTTGCGAGGAATGTTTCCAGCAAGTTGGCGAAAGTCCACTAAGCAAGAAGTTTGTCCCCTTTGTCTTTGCCCTAGATGATGAGGCAGAGTGGGTCGTCTGCTTCGAGTGTGCGTCTCCCATCCTCTAGCCCCCATCTAGCAACCAGGTTACCCTTTTTTCCATGCAAGTGGATTCCATGCTGACGCATGGAAAAAGAGGGGACCTGGTTTTTTGCTTCCTCCCGGCTTCTCATCAGAACTCCTTATGCTTTTCCGGGGGATACCCTGAAGATTTCGCTCACAGCGAACAAGATAATCTTGACATCCGGGAATGAATCTGGAATGATTGAGTTATAGATAGTATGAACCAAATAGAAACACCAGAAAAAAAGATTTCCAAAACCGGGAATAAATCTGGGAGAAGTTTAGTTCTACTTATTACAACTGAATAAAAAGTCAAGGACACGCCAAAAAAAGTTTTTGAAATGAACTTGACAAGTGTAAGACCCTGTGCTTATACTTTCTAATACCAAATACAAATGCGTCAATTACTAAGGAGACCAAGTGAACGCAAAGACAGAAAAGGACTGTGCTGGCAAGGCACTTTACCTAGAGTTCCGTAAAGAGAACTACACCTACCAAATGATTGCCACTCCACCTGCGATAGATGTGAATGGCAACTTCATCCCTGCGTGTGCTATGGAGAGAAGACTCTCTTCTTATCACCCACGCAAAAACTGGAACTTTACCAGCGTTCCTGTGAACGACTCATTCAAGATTGAGCGTGATGCTAGTGGCGATTTCTCACAGATAGATTTAACATCTGCTGGCGAGATTGGTGCTCTTCACATTCAGCGTTTGTTCGCTCGCACCATTGACTCTCTATTCCACAGAGGTTGGACTTTGTTCAAGACACCTGTGGCAGTAGAAGTAACTTACAAGGACTTGGCAACAATCAAGTCTGGTAAGACTTCCAATGACCTTATTAGACGCATCGAGCGTTCTCGTAAGCACTTTGGATTCCCAGAAGAACTCTTCGACCAACCAGTCGTTGAGCCAACCACTGTCACACTGACACCAGTAGTCTAAGAATAGGAGACCAATTATGACTACAATCAACCCAACACAAACACCAACCCAGCAAGCAGTTGCTTGGACACGAGACCAAGTTAGATTGCACCCTAATCTGCCAGAACTACTAAACGCAGTCGTGGGTCAAACTCTAAACTCGGTTTCTGCATCTGACCTTAACCTTGTATTTGACGAGACAACTGGTAAAGCAGTTATTCGTAATCGTGATGCAAATCCAGTTAGGAAAATTATGAACGCAGTCGATGCTCTCGCTGGCGAAAGTTTTTACCTGCGACCAAATGGTCACAAGTATTACACTCGCTCGTGGGGTCAGCACACTGATGTTGAAGTTGTTCGCAACCAAAGAGCCAGTGAGCGTGGAAAATCAATCCTGCTCTATGGTGCTCCGGGAACTGGCAAGACTGCTATGTTCGAGGGTGCGTTTGGTGACGACCTAATCACAGTTCTTGGAACTGGCGACACCGAAGTTGGCGACCTAGTTGGTGGCTATGTTCAAACTGTTGCTGGTGGATTCGAGTGGATTGATGGGCCGCTGGTTCAAGCAGCAGAGCAAGGTAAAGTTTTGCTCATTGACGAGATTGGTCTAATCGACCCTAAGGTCTTGTCTGTTGTTTATGGACTTATGGATGGTCGTAAAGAACTCAAAGTAACTGCCAACCCTGAACGAGCAATCGTTAAGGCACAGCCGGGATTCTTTGTGGTTGCTGCGACTAACCCAAATGCTCCGGGAGTAAATCTTTCAGAGGCACTTCTATCTCGCTTTGGTATTCAAGCAGAAATGACAACTGACTGGTCGCTTGCTCGTAAGTTAGGCGTTCCAGCACAAGCAGTAACTTGTGCACAGAACCTGTTCAAAAAGCAACAGTCTGACGAGGTCAACTGGTCTCCACAGATGCGTGAACTTTTGGACTTCCGTGACATCGCAGAAGACTTGGGAACTGAATGGGCTGTAAGCAATCTAATTGCTCAAGCACCATTCGAGGACAGAGCGATTGTCGCAGATGTATTTACTCGTGTCTTTGGCACAGAGTTCAAGCCAGCCAAAATCTAGGTCTCCCAAACAGAGATTTTGGCTAAAGGGGGGGAGTGGGTCGACAAAATCCCCACTCCCTCTACCCCAAAAAAAGTTTTGAAAAATAGGGAATAATACTTGACTAATGTCAGTTATAACTTATACAATGTAGTTATTACACGAAAGGACTCAAATGAGCCACTACAAATTAGATACTAAGCCAGTAGGTCGCACGCACTATGACTGGCTAGGCGTTGGTGCTAGCGTTGGAAAACTGGTCAACCAGTGGTCGCTACGCAACGACCTAGTTGTTGGTCTGGTCGAAGAGACCACCATTGGTGCACCTGCTTGTTTCAACCCTGCTAGTGCCGAGATTGAAGTTTGCATCAGCAAAGCATTTGGCAATGGAACTACTGCCAAAGAAGTTGGCGAACTAACTCAACGCAAGAACCAACTAAAGCACGCTGTTGCGACTGGTGCGATTTATCACGAGGCACTTCACGCTCGTGTTTCACGCTGGTCATTAGAGCAAGCATCCAAAGACCTAACTGCGAGAGAGTGGCGTTTCCTAAACTCTATGGAAGAGTCTCGTATCGAGTTCTGGGGTTGCAAGTATGTTCCACAGAACAGAACCCTACTTCGTGCTTGTGCGATTGAGATTGTCATTGGCGACTTGGAATCACACATTGAAAATGTTTCTAAGGTTGATGCCGCTGCGAACCTTGCGTTGCTAACTTTGGCTCGTGTTGATGCTGGCGTTCTAGACGAGAGAGACATTGTTGACTCTGTTCAGAAAATCCTTACCGAAGTTTTGAGCGAAGAAGTTATTTCTAAGTTGCGTGCTATCTGGAAAGATTTCCAGAACCACCAAGACCACGCTAACGCTCTTCCACTTTACGACCTAACTCGTGAGTTCCTAAAAGTTCTAGACGAGCGTAAAGAAGAGACTGGCGAAGAAGAGGGTCAAGAACCAGAGGGCGAATGTGGCAAGCCGGGTGGAGAGCCGGGCACTGGAACTGGTAAGGGCGAACCTACACCAGAACAGATTAAAGAGTTCAAGGACTTTATCGAAAAGGTCAAGGATGCTATCCAAGACATCAAAGAGCAGGTTCAGATTGCTAACCAGACTGAACTAGACGATGAACTCGATGCAGAAGAACGCAAAGAAGAAGTCGAGGCTCGTGAGCAAAAAGCAAACCAGCAGAAAGAAAACAAGAAAGAATCTAAAAAGGTTTTTGACAACACCTCAACTGATTCTCACATCACCACTGCTGGAACTAAATCACGCTTAGTTGAATCTCGTAATCCAACTGGCGATGAAGTTGCTAGTGCTAATCGAATTGCTAACGCTCTGCGTAAAGCAAAGTATCGTGAGCGTTCACAGACTCGCATTGGTAGTGTTGTTCCACCGGGTCGCTTGCGTTCTCGTGCTGTCGTTCAAGGTCAAGCACAAAAGGCTCGTGGTATCTTCACACCAGTCGAGGCTTGGAGAACTACTAAGCGTAAGACCACAGAAGACCCTACGCTGAATGTTGGCATTATGGTTGACATCTCTGGCTCTATGCGACCAGCAATGACACCAATGGCTATTACTGCTTGGGTTATGTCAGAGGCTGTTCACAGAGTTCAGGGCAAGTCAGCAATGGTCTACTATGGTCAGGATGTATTCGCACCACTTAAGCCGGGACAGCGTTTGACTAAGGTCAACACTTTCACAGCACCAGACTCTACCGAAGAGTTTGATAGAGCGTTCAAGGCTCTAGACGGTGGCTTGGGTATCACTCACGCTGACGGTGCTAAGTTGCTTGTGATTGTTTCTGACGGTCATTACCGACCTGACCAGAAAGCAAAAGCACGCAAGATGCTGAAAGAGGCTGACCGTAATGGCGTGGCTATTCTGTGGTTGACCTTTGACGGTAAAGTTGCTGAACCGACTGAACTGTTGAGCGGAACTGCTGGCAAGGTTGTATCACTGGCGAGCAACGAATCACCGACCAGAGCATCACAGGTTATCGGTGAGACCGCAGCCAAAGTTCTGTCGGCTATCGGTTCAAGGGTCTAACGGCTCGTGTAGGGGTCGGCTTGCTAAACGGCAAGCCTATCCCTATAATAAATAACGGCAAGCCTAACGGCTCGCCTAAACGACAAAGAGACGGCAAGCGTAATGGCGTGCCAGATAAGGAGACTCACGGTGGGTCAGTATCACATTTTAGTAAACATAGATAAGCAGGAGTGGGTAGACCCTCACGGCTTAGGTCTAGGCTCAAAGCAATGGGAGAGTCAGGTTGGTTGCGAGGGTTCGCTATCAGACGCTATGTATGTCCTCACAATGACAAGCCCGGATAGTGGTGGTGGAGATTTACCACGCACAGACATTTCAGGTCGCTGGTGTGGAGATAGGGTTTTGATTGTAGGAGACTACACAGGGGCAGATGCAGTTCCAGGATTTACTGGGGCTGACGCTATCTACCAACTGGCTACGCAAAGTCCTGATTACAAGAACATAACTGGCGAAGTTCGTGAGGCGTTCTCCAAAATCTTCGAGATTGCTTATGTCCAAGAGAACATTGGCAGTCATACATTCTGGAAGAGAACTCTGGTCTAGCCTCTAAATAAAATAATCCCCTGCGAGTCAGGGGATTTTTTATGCTCGAAAAATAGGGTGTCCACTTTTTCCATGCAAGATGGTTTCCATGCTTCGCATGGAAAAACACAAGACCCTAGTGCTTCTTATGCTTTTTCTTCTCCCTCTGGGCTCATCTTCCTGTTCGCTAGGGGCGAACAAGAAACATTGACAATCAGGAATGAAATGCCATACGCTTAGGTTATAGTTAGAGTAATGACAAAACGATTGGAGACCAAAATGGAATACTCAACCCTTTTCCCAACAGTAGTTCTAGTTGCTCGCTCTCAGGGCGAGCGTGGGCAGTATGGTGGCAGAAAGGCATACAAGATTTATGTAAGCAAGTTTTCAGATAATCGCTGGTGCGTGTTTATGTCTTGGGGCAAAGAAGAAATGCCTAACTCTTGGATGGGCAGTGAAAAGATTTTTGCCACAGAGCAGAGAGCAGTTCAGTTTGCTTGGGACAAGTTCTACGAGAAGATTGACAAAGGCTACACAGAACGAGTTTTTGAAACTAATTAAAAATAAACTTGACATTTGGGAATAAATCCTGAATAATCTAGTTATAGTTATTATAGAAGTTCTTTTGAAAGGAGAACAGAATGGCTGAACGATTCACCACTCAGGTAATAAAGGTAAGCACAGACGCAGACTACGCTATGTGGATTGCCGAAGATGGCTCTTATGGAATGTCCGACATACTCGTATTTAGAGAAGAAGACTTGGAAGACGAGCACTGGGAGATTTTCAATGAACTCGGAGACAACGAGAGATTTGAGTTCGTCAAAGCAGTAATAAACAAAGAAGACCTATCACAATGGAAAGAGCAGGTATAAAAATGAACGAAGAGTTCAAGTGCCCTACTTGTAGTGGCTACATCCCTAACAACGATAACATTGGTGCTTACGCTGGTGCTATCTCTCGCAAAGACAACAAGACTGAAATCTGTTCCGCTTGTGGAATGGATGAGGCTCTTGCTGACTTCAAGCAACATCTCAGAAAAGAATCTGGTATCGCTTGGCAGTCAACTGTTTTGGAAGAAATGGTTGAGCACCTAGACGACAACGAGATTTCATTACTCGTCAACGCTCTAAATGACGCAGTTGCCGAAATCTGTGAGTCATACGACATCAAGTAAAAACTTAGGCGTGTTGGGCTTGACAAATGTCAGCCCAGCACCCTATACTAAATAAGTAATAATAAAAGTTCTCTTGAAAGGAGACCTGCCAAATGGCAAACTACTACGAATCAGCACGCACCAACTACTTCTTGGTTAAGGACATTGACGCGTTCAAGAAAGAACTTGAAATGGTCAAGTCTCTTGAAGTGTGTGTCGAACACAAGAACCTGAAAGATTATGTCTGCTTGCTCGGTGACAGCGAGGGTGGATTTGCTTTCGACTACTATGACGACAGCCTAGAAGATTACATTGAAATCGACTGGGAGGGTATTTTCAAAAAGCACCTACAAGATGATTCAGTAGCAATCATTATGGGTGCTGGTTCAGAGAAACTCCGTTACATTCGTGGCTACGCCTATGCGTTCAACAACAAGGGTGAGACCAAGTTCCTCAGCCTAGACGACATCTACGAAATGGCTAAGCCTCTTGGCTCAGACATTCAGAAAGCAGAATACTAAAATGGAAACTAAAATCACTAAGCACACTTTCTATCCAGATGGAGAGAATGGCAACATCCCTGATGTTGAGTTAGTCAGCGTTCTAGGAGACGACAGAGACATGAGTGCTCACTTCCTATGGCGTGGCACTAAGCAATGGCTCGCTATGAGCAAGGACAACCCTTATGGCGATAACCAATGGCTAGTAGTCGAGACTGACTACTCCGAAGAGTTCCAAGAGTGGCTTGACGAAGAGTTGAGTGGCTATGACAGTTTGGAAACTATGTTTGGCACGATAGATTTTCTGCCTAACGAGTCCTACCTATTTATTGTAGAAAGAGCAGGTGTCTAATGACACAGGTAAGCAAAGCAATCGAGTATCTATCTAAGTTAGACCCTAACGAAGAAATAGCGTTTACTGGTTATTGGGTGAAGAGTGATGTTGAGGAAAACAACAACATCAAACTTACTGACGAACAGTGGGAGACGATTTGTTGGAAACACGAAGACAACATTGAAGTCCACATTGACGAAATAGTCGAGTTGGTTTTATCACAGGAGGAAACAAATGAGTAAGCAAGTTTATTTCGTAGTTTATTACGACACCGAAGATAAGCAACTTTACCAAGACACTGGGACTTTATTGGCTCGTTTTGGTGAGGGCTCTATCTGGGACAGCGAAGAAGAAGAGTGGAATCATGAAACAGAAATCTCTGTCTTAGCAGAGGCTCAGAACGCAATGGACACTGTAATCAGTAATACAGCAGTCTAAGCATTGACAGCGAGAGCCACTTACCCTATACTTGTAGGGTAGGTGGCAATCGCCATTTCAAAAAAGAAGTAAAATGATTTAGAAAAGAAAGTTGGTAACTTTATGAAAAAGTTCACAGTAATCGCAGAAATAAACTTCGAGGTTTATGACACTGACGAGTTTTCGGCTGAGCGTCAAGGGCGTATTGCCCTAGCACGATTCGTTGGAGACCCTGATGCAAATGGCTACAAAGACGAATACGCAGACTTGCCTACTCCGTCTATCCATCCAATCAGAGTTAGAGTCGCAGACGAGAATGGAAAGTTCTTGGCTGGCTGGAATCCAGCAGACTTAGACGAGGCTGAACCGAAAGAAAAAGACGCAGAGTAATCTGCCCCGAATAGAAAGACAAAAAGACAATGAACCTAGCACAAGCACTCGGTCACACGATTAGAAAAAATCGTCTTGCCAATGGTATGACACTCAGAGACCTGAGCGTAAAGTCAAACACTTCACTTGGCTATCTATCTGAGATTGAAAGAGGAACGAAAGAAGTTTCTTCCACAGTCTTGGAGAGTATTGCTAAGGGATTGGGAACACCTCTCTACACGATTGTCTCAGGCTCGGCTTTGGAGATGATGTATTCATCTACCGAAATCATTGACGAACCCAGCAGACACATGGAAAACCTAGTAACCCTATAAAAAGCATAAGAAAGACAAAGATGAATACTTTAATGATGTTGTCAAACGAATCGACTGTTGATGTGAACCTACTCGCTGAGAGTCAGGAACTATTCGACCTAATCAAAAAGAACACCCCTTACAACGAACTTTTGGAGTGGGTGAACGAGAACTTCTAGTTCTCTGTGGGCGAACAAAAAAGTTTGGCATTTCGGAATAAAATGTCGTTGTATCGTGTTATAGTTTATGTAGCAAGAAAAACGAAAGTTCCGATTGCTACCTCAGACCAAAAGGCTCTGGGAAATACATAAAGACGAAGGATGTGGCAAAGTGGCAAAAACACTTACCCCAACTGTAAAAGGCAAGTCAGTCGAACTAGGCTGGTCTGCCGAAGTTAGACAAGCGTTAGAGAAGTATCGTAACGCCCTAGAAGCGAAGAAGGAAGCAGACAAGGCTAAGGCTGAGGCTGAGGTCATTCTTCGTGAGCAACTCGGTGACGCTGAGTTCGCTACCATTGGTGGCTCAAAGGCATTCAAGATGTCTCAGGTCATTATGGAAAGAGTGGACAACGCAAAGTTGTTAGCCGAGTTCCCAGCAGTTCACGCAGAAGTTCTGGTTGACGGTTCTTACGAGTTCATCAAGACCGTAAACTAGAAACGGCTTGGCTAGCCGTATCACCTGATACCTTAGTGCCTAAGATACACGGCTAGTCAAAACGGCAAGCCCCTTAACCGATAACGGTTAGGGGGTTTTGCTTTACCCTAACGGCTAGCCCTGCACGGATAAGACGGCAAGCACAAACGGCAAGCCCCTATACGCAATGACGGCAAGCCTTATGCGTTCTTATGTAATAAGCCCCCGCAGAAGCCAACGGGTCGTCTTTTTTACGCTCTATGTATAGACGCACACAAAAACCTGACGGGTCGTGTTTTTAAGAAACAGAAGCAGAGGAGAAGCAGAAGCCAGATGACTGATGACACATGGGGGAAAAGCATAAGACCTTATGAAATAAAGCCAGATGGAAGCGAAGATGGAAGGGAGATGGAAGCGAAGGGGGAGAAGTAAAAGCATAAGAAAGCAAAGAACCAAGCAGATGAGATAGAAGACGCAAAAAAATGTGGGTGTAAAGATTTTCCTTGCGAGCCTCAGATTTTTTGTCCATGCCTCGCATGGAAAAACAAGGGACTTGACTTTTTTTGGATTTTGTTTTTTTTGTTTTCTTTTTTTTATTTTGGATTTGGATTTGGATTTTTATTTCTCTTATGTTTTTAATCTTGATTTGTTCCCAGTTATCGTGTTCGCCCTGAGCAAACAAAAAAGATTGGCACTAGGGAATAAAAACCTTGCTTATCGTGTTATCTTATGTATAGGCACTAAGGAGGTGATTTTATGAAGTGTAAAGTTTGGTTAGTCGTCAAGTATGACAACTCTATTCCTGCGACCTGCGTGGAGTTTGAGTGGGCAGATTTGGCTGTTGCGACTGCTTTTGTTCAATGGTTCAACCTGAACAATAGCGACAGACACGCCTCAATAGAGGCAGAGTAGTCCTGAGACCTGAGCAAGTCCTAAAAAGGCTCACACACACATTTCCTGGGTCCAGGAAACTACATAGGAGACAAAGTGAAAAGAAAACTAGAACTGGAAGTCAAAACTGTTGATACCATTTTGGACATTTTAGGTGGATTGCTTCACGCTGGGATGGAGATGGAAAAGTTTTTGGAAAATGAAGGGCAACCTGTTCCTAAAAAACTTAGAAAACAAAATGCTAGAACTTTGATGGCTCACATGGAACTGGCAATGGCACTTCGTTCAGTTGAGATTGCTGAACTGGAAGAAGTGTTCGCTCTCGAACAAAACTAAATAAAAAGATTCCACCTCGAAAGAGGTGGGATTTTTTTATCAAAAAAATAGGGTTAGAGGTTTTTCCATGCGTTCCATGAGTCCATGCCTCGCATGGAAAAAGCGACCACCTGGCTTCGCCCGGCTTCGCCCGGCTTCGCTTGCTTCTTCTGGTTCTTATGCTTTATCTGGCTGATGAGTTCTCCCTCCCTGTTCGCTGTGAGCAAACAAGAAAGTTTGCTGTATGGGAAGAAAAAGGGACTGTATTGGGTTATTATTTGTATAGGCACTAAGGAGGTGAAAAATGGAAAACTTACAGACAACAGAGGTGACGCTTACAAGCGACTGCACTTGCGTTGATGAGGATGGCAACTACATTGAAGAATGTTTTGGTTGCTGGGATGACTCTAAGTATGACTTAGGGGAGTTAGTATCAACTGTTCAGACTGAAAAAGGCTGGACTCAGGTTGCTGTCGAATACAAGGGAGTTTCATGGCGTAGAGTTTCTGGCGAGTTCTTTATGGACTTCGATACCGAAAACTTGATTCGAGCATTCTCCCTCAATGGTGACTTCAGATTGGTATTTACCTATACCAATGGAGAGTTATCACTTGTTCGATACTCGCATGATGAGCCAACTGGGACTGGCAAGATTATCTTCAAGGCAATCTAGTCTCCCTAACCTGAGCAAGTTATAAAAAGGCTCAAAAAAACTTTTGGGATTCGGGAATAAAAACTGAGTTCCTAGTGTTATAGTTATTGTAGTTCGAAAAAAGTTTCTTGAAAGGAGACCCCATGAACAACACCCTAACCCCGGCGAGCGAGCGTCAAATCTCGTTCCTTAACTCTCTACTTGCTGAGCGTGAGAACACGCTAGTCGTAGAGTTCGCTGGCTTGACTTCTAAGCAAGCCTCAGAGTTCATTGGGACTCTAATCAACGCCCCTAAGCGTGTTGCTGGTGTTCGTGCCGACTTCCCGGTTTTAGAGGGTATGTATCGCAACAACGCTGGCGTTATCTACAAGGTTCAGGCTAGCCGAGAGACTGGTCGCCTTTACGCCAAGTTCCTTGATGTTGCTATGCGTAAGTTCGAGTTCGAGGCTGGTGCAATGCGTAACCTCAGTGCCGAAATGCGTATGAGCGTGGAGGAGGCTAAGGCGTTCGGTGTCGAATACGGTTTCTGCGTAGTCTGTGGAAAGTTCCTTACCGACCCTGTATCTGTTGCTCAGGGTATCGGCCCGGTCTGTATCACTAAGGTCTAAGCCGATACGGTTCACCCCCTAGAAAGCCCTTGCTGGAAACGGCAAGGGTTTTTTAGTATCTGGCACGGCTGGCTTGCTGAACACGGCTGGCAAGACTAACGGCTGGCTTGTAGAGACGGCTAGGGTTTGACGGCTGGCAAGGGTAAAGGCTTGCTAAAAGCCAACGGCTAGCCTTTTTGACGGCTTGCTCTAACGGCTAGCCCCTTAAATGACTAACGGCTCGCCTTTATGACGGCAAGCGTGTAAATAATCAACGGCAAGCCTTATAAGAGTTAAAAAGCCAACGGTGAGCCTTTTTTGGACTGGTATGTAGGTAAGCGTGAAAAAAGCCAACGGTAAGCCTTTTTAATAAAATAATAAAAAGTCGCAAGAGGACTTGCGAAAAAGCATAAGAAATGCAAAAAAGCATAAAAAGGCGAAGAAATGCGAAAAAAGAGGCGAAGAAGCGAAGGCGAAGAAAATAAATAAAAGCAAAAAGAGGCGAAGGCGAGGAAAAATAAAAGCATAAGACACATAGAAAAAATGGATACCTGCAAAAAAAAACTGATGCCTCAGCGAAAAAACCTGATGCCTCAAAAAAAGATTCATGGGAAATGAAAGTTTCACTCTGGCGAAAGAAGTTTCAGGCTGGCTGAGGCTGGAAAAGTGCGTCTAGATAGGCTCTGGGAAGCCTATTCAGGCGTGAAAGCGTGAAAAGTGGGGGAAGGTGCGTAGTTTCAGGAAAAAGCGAAGGGGAGGGAGTCGAAAAGAGGGTGAGGGGTTTTTCCATGCAAGTTTTTAGTCCATGCTTCGCATGGAAAACTAGATGACCGGGCTTGCTTCCAGGTAAGCCTCCCATCCAGGATTTCCAGGGCCTGGAGGAAGAAAAAGCATAAGGATAAAGAAAAAAGCGAAGGAAGCGGCTCATCTCATGTGAAAAAGAAATGAAAAAGAAAGAAGAAAGAAAGAAAAAGCAAAAAGTATAGAAGAACTGATGAGTAAAGTCAAGCGAGTCGAAAAAAGTTTTCCATCTTGCATGGAAAATAAAGCCGCGTGCTTCACTTTGCGGCACAAGGAAGTTGAGTGGATTCATGTATCCTCAGGTCGAGGAAGAAAAAGTATAGATAATGTTTTATGTTTGTCAAGTCGATTTGTAAAAAAGTTGATGAGTCCCATGCAACTCTGCTTCTGGAAAATAGGGTAGCCGCATTTTCCATGTGCCGCAGTTTGCTTTTTCACTTGACTTTTCCTGCTTCTTGTGTTTTTTCTTATTATAACTTTTTGATAACAGCGTCTTCAGTCGGGAATAAATGTTGGGCTTCATGGGTTATCTATCATGTAGGCACTAAGGGAGGTGATTAGTATGGTCAAGTTCTATTTTATTTTTGATGGCTTCGGTTATCCACTTTGCGAGAAGCACTCAGGAGGGTTGCTTCTTGGGGTGGATACTCACCTGAGTTGTCATGCTTGCGACAAACTCGATAAGGAGTAGTCGTCAGCGAAGTTGCTCCCCTGATTAAGTTCAGGGGGGCAATTTTTTTTGCATGGGCAGGAAAAAAGTTGCCGTGCGTGCATGGAAACTCTTGCCGCCTGGCTTGATGCCGATACATGATGAATCGCAATGGGATTTGTGTGCCGAAGATTTTTTTTTGGAACGCCGTTTATTTTCTTTTTCTTTTTTTCTGCAACACGGGAATAATTTGTCACCTGTGAGTGTTATTATATATGTAGGCACTAAGGAGGTGATTGATATGGCAAAAACTTACAAGATTGGACTTGTGTTTTCTTTCGAACCTGAGGGAGAACACGCCGACATCTTCGAGGGCATGGACAAGACCGAGGAACAACTCATCGTGTTAATGAAGAACCTCGTGTGTGAGGACATCGATAGATATGTGAAATACAACGAAGTCTTCGAAGGTCTTTCAGTAGAAATTATAGAAGAGTAATCTTCGCCGAACCCTCTGGGAATAATTTGTCAGGGGGTTCGGTTAATATCTTTATAGGCACTAAGGGAGGTGAGAACTATGGAACTAACAGAACTAGAAGCATTAGCAGTAAAGTCTATCTACACCGATTACCACGCTGGAGCAACTAACGCCGATGAAGCGTTGCACGCTTTAGAACAACTAATCAATGGCGGGCTAACACCTTGCGACAAGTGTGGCGACAAGATACAGACAGATATCCACGCCGAAGAACTCGGTATGTGCGTTGATTGCTCTAACGAGTATTTCAGTCATGAAGAGTAGGAACTAACGCCGACTCATCTCAAGACCCTCGAACAGAAATGTTCGGGGGTTTTGTTTTACGCCGAGAGGCTGAGCCGCTTCCATCACGCATGGAATAAGCGGCTACCCCGGTTCGCCTCCGTGCGAGGAAAAATACTTACGCCGATTGGGAATAAAAGTGAGGCGATTGTGGTTTATATTAATGAAGGAAGATTGGAGAAAGAAATGTTTGTAGAGAAAAAAGGTGATGCTGAACTAGCAGAACTATTTGCTTTGGGACTTATCGCCGAACCAGAAGATAATGGAACGCTTGTGTTAGTGCCGTGTGCCGACCCTGTTATGTGTGAGATACACGGAACTTATTGGATTGAGAAAAGAATAAAAAAAGTCTTGACACCGACCAAGTAAAGTTGTATAGTAGTAGTATGTCAATGAAAGGACACCGATAATGAACCAAGATAAACTAATCGCCGTTTGTGAAAAACTCTATGACAAGCGTGGTGCTAGTGCTATTTACGACTACATCAACGCTAATCACCGAGAACTAGATTGGTATTTTTGCCAGCCTTGCGACACCGATACACCAGCAACTAACCAACTAAAATGCTTAGTTTGTGGAAGTGCCGTGCTTCTAGGGTATCAAGATAAGTTCGCCGAGTTCATGTAATCCAAATCGAACCAAGACCTCGTGCTGAAAAGTGCGAGGTTTGGTTTTTAGCAATCCAGGTGCACGGAAAAACAGAACACCCAGGCACTTGACAAAAAGAGTTTCATCAATAACAATAGAAACAACAACACCGAAAGGAAACAAAATGAACTACGAGTTCTTATTTACAATGTGGGAGTGTATTGGTTGCCGTCTGCTTTACAACGACGAGCAAGACAAATGCACCAACTGCAAAAACAAGTGCGAGCCAATTAAAATCAAAGGCGTAAGGGCATAAACTCCGTTATCAAAAAGTTATACGGAAATGCTTGACAATGCCGTTCATTACAATAAACTAGAAGTGTAGTGAAACAACTAACAAGGAGATAAAAATGAAGATTCTTATTGGATTACTAGGTATCTGGTGCTTTTGGAACGCTTTGCGTATTACCGACCAACTCGGTCATGTAATGGTTTTTGGTGGCGACCAAAGTGTTCTTTGGGCTGGATTAGTTTTATTCTTATCTGGAACTTTTGGCTGTGTTATTGCCATCTGTGCTGAAAAGAAGTAGCCAACACCGAAAAGTCCCCTCATCTCAGGTGGGGGGATTTTTTCTGCCCATGCCATTTTGGTAGGCGGCAGGTTTTTCCATGCTCCCGTGTTGGATTTTTTTTTTCGGATACGGGAATAATTTCTCCATCATCGTGGTTGTCTTATGTATGAGCAAAGAAAGGAGAAATCCAATGGACACCGACAAGAACAAAACTTGGGAAGAGTGGCTAAATACGCCTGGGAACGCTAAGAAGTTTCTAGAGTGGGTATTTGACCCTAAAGTAGATGCCGAACTAGAAGCCCTTGCAAAAGAAACCAACTAAGGAAAGAGAAACTGTGAGAACTAAACTAACTCAGGAAAGAATCACCGAACTGGACAAACTTGACCGAATTAGAACTTACGACTTGCTATACCGAGCGATGTCTGTGGGGCTAATTCCGTTTCAGCCGAACCTTAGGCTAAAGCGTATGGTCAGAGTAAAGAAGTCTGGCAACTAAAAACACCGAAAACATTTTTTACCAAATGGGAATAAAATGTCGGACTAATGTGTTATTATCAGTATGTGAGTAATCACAAAGACAAAAAGACAAAGGAGATAAAGTGGCTTCATCAGCAACTTACACCGTTACACTAACGACTAACTCTACGAGTTACATTACAACTATCACCACTCCGTCTAGCGACGAAGAAACTATTTACGAGTTGGCGATAGAACGCATCAAAGAAGAAGATGGCTTTGATTTATCTGGACACCGATTAGTTGATACAACTTACGAAGTATTGGAAGTGTGGGACTAATAATGAGTGCTACCGATTACAACGACCTAAGCAGACACATTGGACACAAGGTGGAAGTAGTTACTTACGCCGATACTAATGTCGCCATTGAGTGCGAAGAGTGTAGTGAAGTGCTACTGGACTTTGATAAAGAAGTTGAGTGCGAGAACCACACTTGGACTTTACAAATGAATCTTCCGAACATACCAATTCGCAACTACTGCGAAGAGTGTGGTGCGATAGGAGAAGCCGACCCCGATGATGTAGCAGAACAAATCCGACTATTAGGAGAGAACGAATAATGATGAATAACACCGAACTACTTAATTATCTACAAGACAAGGTAGGTGAATTGTTTGAGAACATCAGACATGACGACACCTATGGCGATTTCAGAGATGGTGCTAAAGATTACCTAATCCAAATCACAGACATAATCGCAGAACTACAAAGGGAGAACCTAAATGAATCAGGAAACTAAAATCAACACCGATAAGTTATCCCCTGAGTTTTATGTGTGGGAGAACGACTACGAAGAAGTCTGGGCTACTGAGAGTAATCCTTTCTTCGTAATCCGTAATGGCGAGATGCGAATCATCGTCAAGAGTGCCGATGAATCACAAGAGATAATCAGATACACCGATGCTCTGGAGAAGTTTGGCATCACTACCGATAAAGAACTAGAAGAGTGGTCTGGGAAGAGTGAAGAACTATTCTCAGTTGGTATGAATCCTTGGTTTGAGATTTGGTCTGTGAAAGACACCGAGTTTTACTCAGAGCCATACTTTGACCTGAAAGAAGCCATCGCACAAGCCGAAGTAATGCTTGCCGAGTATCCAACTGGCATCGTAGATTAGTCAGAACTAAAAAGGAAAGCCCATGCTGAAGAGCATGGGTTTTCTTATGTTATTCCGAAACACCTGGGTATCCACTTTTTCCGTGTGCCGTGATGGTTGCCTTCATCTGCTAAGTTGTTCTCATGTCAGTATTTCATCAAGCGACCCCCGTAAAACTCGTAAATGCAGATGAAGAACGCATTTCCTTCATCTATTTCTTATCTGGTGGGGAATACGACAGTAAGTTTGTGCTGGTTTCTTCCGTTATTACACCGAATTATGAAGAAACAGCAGTATTCATCTGCAACGACTCAACTGGCGAAGAAGCAGAGTGGGAGAACACATTGGCAAAAATCTATCATGTGGATACAGAAGAAGTGCTAAACAAGATGGGATACACAACAAAGTAGCCGCTTGACATGGAAAATAATAAGACTTATTATTAGCCGCAAAGAAGAAATGACGAAAGGAACTCAGATGGGCACAAATGTTCATGGTCTGAAGCCAAAGCACTCCGTAGGCGAGCAGTTTGGTAGAAATGTTTGGGGCTGGACTCCGTTGATGGGCTACATCTCAGCACAGCACAAGAAGTTTGAGAAGTTGTTTGAGAAAAACCGACTCACAGAACTGCAAGCCAACAAAATTGCCGATGCATTATTTGACGACATCGCATCTGGCAAGGCCGAAGCATACGCCGATAAGTTTATGAATAAAATCGCTACCCTCCCTGAAGTCCCATGTGAATTTTGCGAGGCCACAGGCATCAGAAAAGATGCCGTAGGCATGGAAAAGGGTATGACCCACCTAGTGCTAGACCCCCGCCTCGCTCAACAACTTGGAAGACAGCGTGGGTGGTGCAATGGATGCTTTGGTTATGGGATGAAGAAGAGTTCCGACAGTGCTTACTATCTAGAACTTACGGATGTAGTGGAATTCGCCGAGTTCTTACGCAACTGTGGTGGAGCAAAAATATCTTAAAAAATCTTTTGCGACACGCTTGACAAATGTCAGATGTGTTGTGTAGATTATCTATGTATCCACTCGACAACGAAAGGCAGATACAAATGTACGAAGACTACGAAGACGAAAAACAGTATGTTAGAGAACTTTACTGGGAGTCAAAAGGTTTGGGCGGTTACGACAGAGTTACCGTAGAGCCGATTGTTTTAGCAGGAGAAGAAATCTCTTGCCCTAAGTGCAACAGGATAAGAGACAAAGCAATAATCGAACAACACTTGCCTAAGTGCAGTGGGACTGGAGAATAAAAATGGGTATGGATGTTTATGGCACTAAGCCGAAGAACGAAACTGGAGAATACTTCCGCCGTAATGTTTGGGGCTGGAGAGGTCTTTGGGACTACTGCTTAGATACTTTTGAGATTGCTAACAAAGTAGAAGATGGGCACTCTAATAGTGGAGATGGTCTAAACGCCGAGAACAGCAGACAACTTGCTGAGCAGATGAAAGCAGACATAGCAAGTGGTGCCGCTCAGGACTACATCACAGCACGCAATCACAAACTGGCTAGTTTAGAGAGACTCGCTTGCGATACATGTGCTGGCACTGGTATTCGTACCGATGATGTTGGTGTCTTCCACGATATGCCGACAAGAGAGTTGTCTCCAGAGATGGCATCACTAACTGGTCGCACACACGGATTCTGTAATGCTTGCTCTGGTGAGGGTAAGACAGACGACTGGGAAACTAACTATCAGTTCGACCTAGAAGACATTAAAGAGTTTGCCGAGTTCGTTGAGAACTCTGGTGGATTTAGGATTTGCTAAAAGATGGAGAATAAAATGAAAGCAAAGACAAAAACAGAAACAAAAATGAATACCGTTGCTTGGGATTGGTTTATCGCAAGATATACCAAGATGGGCTACAAATCACTCAACCAGTTTGCTATCGCAACTGGACTACAAAAGAGTAGCCTAAGTCGCTACTTTCATCGCCAACGCCAGATGCCGTCAGGCATGATGGCAACACTTTGCCGAGAACTCAAAGTAACTCCTAACGAGTTGATGCGAGCCCTTGGGGAGTGGCAATAAGACCCCGCTATAAGTAGCAAACACCTGAGGTATGTGTCTAAAATGCCTCTTTTTCTCCATAAACACCGATTTATGGGGTAAAATAGACCTCACAACTGAATATAGTGTCACTTCGACAATAAACGACCCCAGTGCTAACTAACAAGGAAAGGTAAGGTCGCTAAATGAAAAAGTATGTATTAAGTGCCAGCATAGTTTTAACTCTCGCTGGTTGTACTGCATCTGCCTCAATAGCAGATATGCAAACAGCATTAGTAACACCTATTAGTGCCGTAAAAGAAAAACAAACAGCATCTAAAGAAGTATCAGTTACTCACTCTCTAATCAAAGAGGCTAAGAGTAGGCGTAATACCGTTAGGATGCAAAAACTAATAAAGTATCTGAAGACCCGTGTAAATAGGACTTCCTATGTGTTTTCAGGTTCCAGTCCCCGTGGGTGGGACTGCTCAGGTATGGTTCGATGGACTTACGAGCAATTTGGTTTAGAAATACCACACTCCGCTAATAAGCAAGCACACATAGGACAAAGAGTGTCTAAACCAAAACAGGGAGATATCGTTGTATTCGCATACAAAGGCTCCACCTCTTTCTACCACTCCGCCATCTATATTGGAAATGGCAAAATTATCAACGCACATTACGAGGCTGACTCCACGATTATTCAGCCACTTACCGACTACAAAAGTAGTCAGATAAGGTTCGTAAGGTTAGTGCCCACCATGTAAAGGAACTCCCCGTCAGAAATGGCGGGGATTTTCTTTTACCGATAGACCTGGGTGGCAGGTTTTTCCTTTCAGGAATGTGCTTGACAACGGGAATATTTTGCTATAACTTATAGTTATTACACATGACGAAAGGCTTCAAATGAAGACAATGTTTATTTCTATCCCTGTTGGGGCTCTACTTGTGATGCTAGCGTTTAGCATCAAGGCTGGGCTAATCAATCTAACTGCCGTTCAGGTGGCTGGAATGCTAGGTGGTATTGCTCTCCTAATTGGTGGTGCTGTTGGCATCGTTGATGTTTGGCAGAACAGACCTGCTCAGTTCCGCCGTATGAGGAAAGGTCGTAGAGGCTAATGCGTATCAGACTTATATCAACTACCGACCCTTACACCGACCTAAAGGCTGGAGACGAGGGAGAAGTTATCTCTACTAAGCAGAGCAATTGGCTTGGCTTTATTGACTACAGACTAGAAGTTCAGTGGGACAATGGCTCAACTCTGGCTCTCTATGAATCTCAGGATAAGTGGGAAGTAATCTCAGAGTAGAGATGCTTGACAATGATACCGATTGACTGTATCCTTATAGCAACACAAACGACAGAAAGACCCTAATGACAACACCAGTAATTATTGACACCGAGATAGCAGAAGTTATGAAGGCTATCGACACAAAGCGTAGTCGCATCTATCTACTGAATGAGCGTATTGCTTACAACAAAAAGCACGCTTGGCTATCAAGAGATACAGAGACTAAAGAAATAGAGCGAGACAAACTCGATAAAGAGGTTGCCGAACTCGTAGAGAAACTTAGAACCTTAGAAAGTTTCTACACTGGCTGGTCTCGTGCGTTTTTAGTGCGGAATAGTAATGGACACATTCACAGGAGTCGTGAGTGCGGTACTTGCTTTGACACAACTCAGTATGTTTGGCTTACCGATATGTCTGGTCGTGATGAACTAGAGATTGCGTTCCTTGCTGGTGAAAAGGCTTGTACTGTTTGCTACTCTCACGCCCCGTCTTCTTACTTTCTTCGTGAGAGCGGATTAGAAGACCCAGAAGTTACTGAGGCTCGTTTGGCTCGTCAGGCTCGTAAGGCAGAGATTGAGGCCAAGCGTCTGAAGACTGGCATCTGGAATCCAGATGGCACACCGCTAGTGGTGCTTGAATACGCATTTAGTAGATACAAGACTGAGGTCAAGGCAGAAAGAACTGCTCAGTCAATTGCGGTCAATATGCTAGTTGGTATTCAAAGTATGGGTCGCTCACCTGAAGAGATTGAGCGTAGCAAAGATGCTATTGAAACTATCTTGATTGCCTTGGCTCACAAGCGAGGCACTTCAGTTGAGGAACAGCGTTCTCTAATTCAGACTAAAGCCGATGCTATGATAAAAAAGAACAAGCGTGATTATCCAGATGTGAATTGGTCTTCAAGATAAGCATCTAGGTTTGGGCTATAATTGGATTACTTACAGCAAAGGATTATGATGGCAGAAGAAAAAGCATCTCCTACACCAAATAACTTCACTCAAATGAGTGCCGAAGATATGCACGCTCTCATCGAGAAAGAGGGCAAGAACTTTGTCACTCAGACTGAAGAGGGAGATATACCGCTAAATGACTACCTAGCATCAGAGGGGTTTGACCTTACTCGGTTGATGAACCTATTCTTTGCTTTTGAGTACTTTGAGCGTAGCAACCCTAGTCAAAAGAATTACGATGGCAGATATGGCTTGTTGTATGAAATTGTATATACTGAACTGGGTAAGTTGCTTGGCAATGACCTATACGGACCTGAGTATGTAATAGGTCTATAAACTAGACACAAACAAAGAAAGACAAAAAGACGATGATACACAGGCTACTAAAATCCATAAGCGGTATTGGTTTCAGACTTGGCCACTGGGCACAGTGGCAGTCAATGAAATTCCCTAGCAAGAAATACCGAAAGAGATACTTGACAAATGTCCTAGGCTATGCCTATGATTATCTTGTTGGAAAAATCCAACAACTAAAAGCCGAAAGGAAAAAGTAATGTCAGAAAAACTAATTGGGTTTACCGATGATGAAATCGCATTTGCTGTATCAGTACTAAAGTACACAGGAACTAAACTTAAGGAACAGCACGATGCTAGCCACTCAGGTGTAGACCAGTTGCTAATCAACAGTTGGGCTATCTCGACAAGCGAACTGCTATCTAAGTTTGAGGTACTGCTACCAACACCAGAGCCTTCAATCGCCGATGAAGACATTCCAGAGCGACCAGAGGCATAATTTATGCTCTTAGATAGAAAAGCCCCCCTAGCAGTCGCTAAGGGGGTTTTTCTCTGCTATGATTGACATTTGTCAAGTCAATCGAGGTGAATTATGGAACTATTTATTGCTCTAGCAACAATTTTTATATTTGTTTGTCTAACTGGGCTATCTATACTCTTCATAGCATTTTGGTTAGTAAATTCTGTTCTCGGAAGTAAAGAATCTCGGATAGATTACGGATTAGACGAAGAAGATTAGTAAAGACCCCCTTGACTTATTTATCAACATTTGATAGCATAAGGATATGGAAACAATGACGAAAGGACAGAATATGTCTAAAAAACTAACTGTCGCATATAGCGACGACTACCTAAATTGGAAACTAGGTTCAGGTGATGGCAATCACCCTACAAAGCCTATCCGAGCAAAGATTGCTACCGACCATCTGGTTGAGGAACTTGGTGCGGACAATGTAGAAATCATTGAGCCTGAGTTCAGAGATGGAGACAGAGCCAAGATTGAATCTATCCACGACCCCGTTTATGTGTCTCAGGTAATTGATGATGGAATATCTTTTGACTGGACTGAACAGAGGCCAGAGATGGGGCACACCGCTGCTCAGATGTTCTCAGGTACAGTACGCCTAGTCGAGAAGATGCTGGCTGGTGAAACTCAGGTTGGTTTCAATCCTCAAGGTGCTAAGCATCACGCACAAGAGGGTTGGAGCGAAGGCTTCTGTGTATTCAATGACCACGCTTGGGCTGCCAAAGAGTTCGTAAAGAATGGGCTCAAGGTTGTGTATATCGACTGGGATGTGAATGCTGGAGATGGTGTTCAGAATTTGCTTGCGGACACTGACATTCCAACTTTCAGTATCCACGGACACGGAATCTATCCAACTCACTCAGACACTTGGCTCAAAGAAGCAGGTACAAGTGATAACTATGTTTACCAAAATGATGAGCAACACTGGTACAACTACTGCTTACAGCGAGACCAAGGCGACGAGGCTTTCAAGTGGGCTATTGATGAGATTGCCAAGAAGGTTGCCGAGTACAAGCCTGATGTCATTCTGCTAGCAACTGGAGCAGATGGGCACGAAGGCGAACACTGGGGCCTAAAGTACACATATGATGGCTACCACTATGCCGCTGGAGTGATTGCTGACCTAGCAAACAAGTATTCGGATGGTCGTGTACTCATTGGTGGTGCGGGTGGGTATCAACCATTCACACATACACCGAGAGTATGGGCCAATGTGGTCAAAGATATCTATCAGCAGACTCAGAAATCTGAGTAGATGCTAGGATTGCGATGCGGGGAGATGTAAATCTCCTCCTGCATCGTGATTTGCACGAAAAACAGGGGTGACCCAGGTCAAGGAGTAGTAAATGTTTGAATTTTGGAGCATCGTAGTGCTCGTAGTAGGTCTTCCACTGATTGCATGGCTCGCTTGGGTCGTTGACCACAAGAATGACTTCTTCGATAACGAGGATGAAGATGAAATTAAGCCACTTTTGGGTGTAGTAGCACCTAAAACTAAAGAAAAAGAGGAAAAATAATGCCAAATTGGTGGATTATCGTAAGAGATATCGTTTGGGCTTCAGTTCTTGCTATTTTAGCCGTGATTTTGACTGTTTTGGTCGCTCTTTTTGCTCCAAGTAGCCTCGGACTCATCTGCGGACTTGGATTTTCAGCAATTGCGTTGTCAATTCTGGCTTTACGAGACTAATTTAGCCTGGGTTGCCATTTTTTCATTGTAAATGATAAGAAATGGCAATTCCACCAGTAGCAAACACTACTTGCGTAGTTTTGCATACCGATATAGCCTTTTATTAGGGACAATCGCCCACTTGGGGCCAAATAATAGAAAGAAAAATGACACAATGAGTAAAATCAAAAAAGCAAACCAGAGTTTGCCACCCAATATAAAGTGGATGCTGGAAGATTCAATGAGTTCTGCGGATAGAGATAATCTAATTCGTTCACTGAACTTGATTGGTTGGACACAGAGTAGCATTGCTCGCTCGCTAGATATAACCAGAGAGCGTGTTCGTCAGATATGCGTATCACCGATGGACTCGTCTGCTAGGACAGAGTTCAGACTGCCACTACCACCACAGCACATAGTAAAAGAGAAGCGTGAGTTCATTGAGCCTAACCCAGAGATACTGGCTCGCTTGCTTGAACTACAGCCACTAGCACAGCAGGTTCGCTCTAATGCTATGCGGTTTAGAGCAGAGGCAGAAGAGTACAGTGCTCTAGTCGCTAAACTACACAATGAAGATGGAGTTACGCTATACCGATTGGCTCTTCGCCTAGGAGTAACTCACTCAGCATTGAGATTTAGATTGGCTCGCTATGGATACAAGACATCAGACAAAGGTGCTAGCAAAGTCTATACACCAATCAAATCCAATAACCGAATTCGCTAATAGAGAAACCCACAGCAAATGTTGTGGGTTTTTCTATGTTTGTGATACATTATGAGTATGAGTAATTTAGACAAAGTGACACAGAAAATGTACGAGAAGTACCACAGCCAACTGCCTTGGGAAACTCTCACCACCGAGCAGAAGTGTGCTTCGATGGCAACATCAATAACTAAAGTATTAGCCGACCTTATGGAAGTGCGAGACTCTGGGGTACCAACACCAGCCCCAGTCGGAGGGATGAATACAGCAAAGATAGATGCTCTTGTTATGCTATCTGCCGATGTAGCCTTGCGTGGTCTTGAGTGTATGTTGAGGGACAGGGTATAACCTGAGCCGTTTTGACTTGGCACTTTTAAAAATTGCCTTTCAAATTTAACCTGCTGCGATTTTTTGACTTGGCACTTTTAAAAATTGCCTTTCAAATTTAACCTGCTGCGATTTTTGACTTGGCACTTTTAAATAGCAGCCATTTTTTACCTCGTGCTTTCATGCATCTTTTACCCAGGTTGCCAGTTTTTCCTTGTATTACAATGAAGACATGGCTAAATCTATTATGGAACAGTTGGCTGAACTACCAGAAGCCGAGCGTGCTCTAGCACTTGCTGGCATGGACCCAGAGACTTTGCTTTGGGACTGGTCAGTTTGGGGCAGACCTGAACAGCAAGCACCTGAAGGTGATTGGAATATCTGGATGTATCTCGCTGGCCGTGGTGCTGGTAAGACTAGGAGTGCTGCCGAGTGGGTAAGAGAGCAAGCCAAGCACACTAACACGGGTCAAAGGCGTTTCGCTCTTGTTGCTCGTACTGCCGCAGATGTGCGAGATGTAATCGTTGAAGGTGAGAGTGGGATTATCAATGTGTCTCCTCCTAGCGAGAGGCCATTGTATGAGCCATCAAAGAGAAGACTAACTTGGCCTAATGGCAACACTGCCACCTGCTTCACAGCAGATGAGCCTGACTCACTTCGTGGTCCTCAGTTCACTCACGCTTGGGGAGATGAGGTCGCTGCTTGGAGGCAGACACCCGATGCTGCTGGTATGACAGCCTTTGACAACCTTCGTGTTGGTACTCGTCTAGGACAACAGCCAAAGATTATGATTACCACTACACCTAAGCGTGTGCCGTTGCTCTACAAACTTATTGAAGAGGCAAAGGGTGGTCGTGTAGTAATCAGTCGTGGTTCTACAATGGATAACTCAGGCAACTTGTCTAGTGCTTATCTAGATGCTATTACTGGAGTGTACGCTGGTACTCGCCTTGCTCAACAGGAACTTTATGGCGAGATGCTTGACAGCGTTGAAGGTGCTCTATGGACAGATGAGTTGATTGAACTAAACAGGCAGAATGCTCTTCCATTGAATACACCACTTCGTTGTATTGGTGTTGACCCATCAGTAGCAGAGAACCCTAGAGATGAATGTGGGATTGTTGTAGTCGCATCCACTGGCGAGAGAGATTTATATAAGCGTCAGGCTTGGGTACTTGAAGATGCTTCAGTACATGGCTCGCCTGAAGTGTGGGCTAACCGAGTAGTTGCTATGGCTCGTAAGTGGGGATGTCCAGTTATTGCTGAAGTAAACCAAGGTGGTGCTTTAGTTCGTAATGCTATCAATGCTATTGACCCTAACATCAAAGTATTAGAAGTACACAGCAAGTACGGTAAGCAACTTAGAGCAGAGCCAGTAGTGCTTGGGTATGAACAGGGTCGTGTACATCACATCGGGTTCTTAGCCGAACTTGAATCACAGATGCTTAGTTGGATTCCAGGTGAAGGTAAATCTCCAGACAGAGTAGATGCTTTAGTCCACGCTCTTACGGCTCTTATGATTAAGCCACCTGCTGGATTTGTTGGTGGCAAACTAACTGCCAAATCAATGGCTAGTCGTAGAATGCCAGATGCTAGAAGTAGTTTGTTTAGATTGAGATAAAAGAAATCCCCCTACCAATTGATAGGGGGTTCTTTTTGTATCTTAGTTTCTCCACTTCCAGAGTGCTACCTTGTCTTCGTTGAGACCAAGTAGATAATCTACAAAGTGTTTATTACATAAGACTGCTTCTGAACGCTTCTCACGCATTACGGTGATTGCTTGTTCAGGTGAGTAGCCTTCACGGATGAGCACAAGTGCCATCACAATACCACTGCGATTGAGACCTGCTTGGCATCTGATTAGCACACGCTTACCAGACTTCCAATCCTTGTGAGCCATCTTTACTATATCTTCTAGTTCAGTCTCTGGGTTGAAGTCTCCCATAGCACTGTCATAGAAACCTAGTCGTACTTCTTTGACAAACCAATCAACAGGTTCAGCATCTGCGTAGAGAGTGAATACAGAATCAAAGTGCTTTGGTGTTATCTTAGTGCCGATGGTAGTCGCTTGGTCAAACCATTCTTGGTCAGCCCATCTATCTAGAGTCCCACCTTGCCATAGGTTAGGTACGGTCTCAGTCCATAGTTGATGTGGCAACACTGGATATACGGGTCGTCTTAGTTCTTCTAGACTTTGAGCAGTTATGTCCAAGCGTTCATTGACATTTGTTATTTTCTTAGGTAATGTCATAAGTTATCAATCCTTTCGTCTTTATGTATTGATATATCTATTATCAGTCATCTGTACCTATTTGTCAAGCCCTACTTGACTTGCGGTTAGGTGGTTAGGTGTCCTACTACTAATACTACCACTTACATATCATTCTGTCAAGTTCAGCACACATATGCGGGCACGGCCATATACGCCGATGCCTGGCTTCAAAGAGACGAGTGCTTTTTTGCCTAGGTGGTTAGATTTTCCTTGTAAATAATTATTAGATGGCCTGAAGCCCTGTCAGTTGCTACTTCTTATGCGATAGTCGTATGTGATGAGGCTTCTGGCCTCAACTTCAGTCGGGATACTTGATGCGGTCAGCCCACATAACACATACCTATACATCATTGACCTATCCAACACAACAACTATGTCCGTAGTTAGAGTGTGGGCAGTTGGCACTTCTTGCTCATCTTTGCTGACACCAGCAGAGAAATGGGCTCTCGCCCACCCTTACTTGACCATGATGGGCAGTAAAGCCCCCCTTGACTGCCTAGGTAGGCGGCTCAATAAGTGTTTGATAAGTCATCATGGGCCTACATAGGTGTCAAATAAGTATAAACAAGTGCTCACATATGTCAAATAAGTCTTTGATAAGTCTAAATAAGTCTAAATAAGCCTAAAATAAGTGCCTGGAGGCCGCTAAATCGGCACTTTTTTCGGTATTTTTTGGCACTTTTTTAGGAAACAAATTTGAATGACTCGAAAAACAAGCGTAGCCATCTCGCACGCCAAAGGCAAATATCGGTAATGTATCTTTTTTCTCCGTCAGTAATAAGTTTTTATCGCATAAGGGCCACTCCCGGAATTTTCAAAAAAATCGTTCCTAGTACAGATGCTAAAATAAATACATTATGAGTGATGACAGAGAATATGCCCGTGAACGCCCTCTCCCCCAAGACGAGGTTGATTTACTCACCACTGTTGGTAAGAAAGAACGCTACTATCGAGCCAAGCAACTCTTTGATGCTGGCTGGACACTTCAATCGATAGGTAATGCGTTTGACCCTGTACAGAAACGCTCGACGGTTCAATATTGGACAACACAAGCAAACCCTAAGTTTGATACTAACAAGAGAGTGCCATCTCCTTGGGGCGGTTTCGTCGACGCTCCTATGCCCAAACCAATCAGAGGTTATCAACTAAAGAACCCTAAATCTCCCGGCATCCCTAAGGAGACCCAAGAGCGTCTACGCTATCTAGCCCCCCTTGCTCGTTATTATAGAAGTGGTATGTCGTCGACATCCCTAAATGGATTAGCCAACTCGGAGATGAACGAGATAGTTCAAGACCTATACAATAAGAATGTCAAGATTGCTGAGATTGCGAAGGCAGCGGGCGTGACCAGCAGAGCAATTGCTCGCAGATTAGGAAAATAGCAATGAAAATTATTCACGATGTTTTTCCAGCCCACTTGAGCGTTGCTCCATCCGACTATTCAGACGATGAGTTCTCAATAAGGTCTAAGGGAAATCCCGAAGGCGTTTTCTACAAAGACATAACCCGTGTTGTTCTTGTTGAAGATGACATCGGTCTCACGATTTGGGTTGCTCAAGACTCCCCTACTGGCCCACAAATTATCTTTCAAGAGCGTTTAGCAATTTTACACAAGGCAGACAAGCCAGAACAAGACTCTCACGCTAGGACCGTCAGCGGAAAGATACTAGCGTTTTCAAAAGACAATAACTGCGGATGTGGCTCTAGGCTCAAGAGTTGGAACCCGTACCGAACACTTCACTCAATAAAGGACCAGTTTTGAACATAGACCCACTTACTTTCATAATCTTATGTCTAGCAACTTTTAGAATTACTAGATTCATAGTTTCAGACTACATTTTTGAGTGGTTGAGAAACAGAATTTGGAAAAGATTTCCGCCGTCGACCACTTTTGGTTATCTGTTCACTTGTACTTGGTGTACAAGCATTTGGATTTCATTGGGTATCGTAATTTGCTATACAATAGTTCCTATGGCAACAACCATAGTTGCACTTCCGTTTGCATTATCGGCAGTTGCCTCCCTAATTTCCAAGCGTCTAGACGACTAACAGTAGGAGAATAACTTTGGGCGTTTTCAGGCGTGATAAGTCAGCAACACAGAATGCTCCAACAAGAGGTATTCGTGCGTCTGCTCCAATCACTAACAATCTACCTGCCAACTCTGTCTTCCTAAAGCCAGTTCCTAACGCTGCTTCTTCCGTTGCTTACAATGCCCCAAGAGCGTTGACTGCTGCCGCCACTCAGTTGAAGATTGGCGACAGAAGTGAAGCCGAACAATTCAAAAACAGAAGGGCAGCAGCCTCTTCAGCGTGGCAACAAGAAGCGTGGGAATACTACGACGCTATCGGTGAAGTAAAGTATGCGTTCAACTTAGTTGCGTCTGTTGTCTCTCGTATCCGTCTTTACCCAGCAGTAGTTTCTAATCCTGCCGAATCACCTAGCCCGATTAGGAATGTCGAAGCATTTGACCAGCGTTTAGTTGCCGCAGCAGAGCGTGCTCTACAACGCCTTGATTCAGCGTACGGAGGTCAGGCTGGACTTCTAAGAGACGCAGCCCTAAACCTACAAGTAACAGGTGAGTGCTACCTAAGCCAAATTCCTATGCGACCATCAGACGGAACTCCAGAGTCTTGGGACATTCGTTCCGTTGACGAAATCTCAGTAGATAGTCGTGGAAACATTGTTATTGCCCCTAGACGAGAACTCAAGACTATGGGTGGCGGTTCTCAGAAGGGCGTTTACCTTTTGCCTAAGGGTGCGTTCATTGGTCGCATTTGGAAAGCACACCCACGCTACTCAGAAGAAGCAGATTCTTCAATGCGTGGAATTCTAGACCTTTGCTCTGAACTACTTCTTCTAAACAGAACTTTCCGTGCGACAGCCCGCTCCCGTCTAAACGCTGGTGCTCTTTACTTGCCAGACGGTCTTTCAGTTGCTGCTAACCCAGACCCAGACTTCCCATACACAGACGCGGATGGTATCTACGACGCTCCTACTCCAGAGGAGTTGGAAGACGAGTTTGAAGACCAGTTGATGGATGCTATGACAACTCCTATCAAGGATGAAGATTCAGCATCTGCCGTTGTTCCACTTATTATTCGTGGTCCAGCAGAACTCGGCGACAAAATTAAGCAGTTCAAGTTCGAGCGTTCATTTGACCCTATGCTTGCTGCTCGTGCTGACCGTGTGCTTGAGAGAATTATGCAGGGTCTAGATGTCCCTAAGGATATCGTTTCTGGTCTAGCAAATGTGAAGTACTCGAACGCACTTCAGATTGACGAGTCGCTATACAAGGCACACATTGAGCCTCTTATGCTTTTGATTGCTGATGCTTTGACCGTCGTCTATCTACGCCCTTACCTACTTGCTAACGGGTTCACCGAACCAGAAGTAGACCGCATTGTTGTTTGGTACGACCCATCACAGGTTGCTACCCGTAATGACCGTGCGGCAGACGCTGATATGGGATTTGAGAAGATGGCAGTTTCATTTGAGACTTGGCGTAGAGCACACGGTTTCTCTGAAGCAGAAGCACCAAGCCCTACTGAAGTTGCCTTGCGTCTACTTGTTGAAAAGGGAATGATTACTCCAGAACTAACGGAAGCAATGCTTGGCGTTGTTGCCCCAGATGTTATGGAGAAAATCCGTGGAGCAGCACAGGCAGCACAGCCAACTCCAGCAGTTCCAGGTCTAGACCAAATGCTTCAAGGTGGCGAGCCACCAGCAGAAGGGGAACAAGCAGCACCCCCAGCCGAAGCCCCGCCTGGACTAGCAGAGCCTACCGCGACTCCTGAAGCACCAGCCGAAGCACCTGCTGAAGAAGTACCAGCACCAATTGTTCCAGCAGATGCCACTCCACCCGACCTAGCCGAACCTACTCAGTAAGAAAGAAAAATGCATCAGAAACTAGCAGAAAAGTTAGCGGTATGTTTAGGAGACACCGTTACCTATAAATTTATTGCTCACGGTTATCACTGGAATGTAAAAGGACCTGAGTTCACTCAGTTCCACGATTTCTTCCAAGAACTTTACGAGGATGCGGACTCAGCAATTGACCCGCTTGCCGAAAACATTCGCAAACTTGGGTATGACTCTCCGTTCACATTAGAAGATTTTTCTTCATTGACCTGCGTACATGTAAATCCAGTTTCTGGAGACCCGATGAAGATGGCTGAAAATCTTTACACAATCAATAAGCACCTGAAAGACTGTCTTACTGAAGCCTTTGACATTGCTAATGCTTGTAATGAGCAGGGAATTGCTAACTTCCTAGCAGAGCGTATTGATATGCACGGTAAGTGGATTTGGCAGATTGGGACCACTATTGGTGCTGACGCAACAGTTATCACAAGAATCGAGATTAAGTAATGAGCGAATACGAAGATTTTGAGCCAATCAATGAGATAAATAAAATCATCCAAAGTGAGGACATTCAAGCACTTCCTTCTATTTACGAGAAGAAAGAGAAAACAAATGTTGTCACCGAGGGAACTGCTCTAGTAGCATCAGCAAATAAGAAAACTCTACCTAACCGTAGAGTTGGAAGATTTGAAATGCTTGAAGTTCTAGAGAGAAGTCTCAGCAGGACAGTTTTAAACTTCAACAACCCATCTCAAAGAGCGTTTACCGCAATGAGAGAATTATCAGACTTTGTGAATATGGCAACTACTGGAGCAACTCCAAAGATTGCTGACGCACATAGAGACCTACTTCCAGTAGGACACCCACTATCAACCAAGAAACACAACTTTTCTCAAGAAGAGTTGGCTTACGCTCGTGCTGAGTGGATGTCGGCAGACCCTAGAATTGCCGAAGAGTTCCGCCCAATGGTCGCTACTGCTTTTGTTACACCAGCAGATAGCGTAGAGCGTGAGTATCTAATAGCAAAGTTGGAAGCAACAGACGCTACCCTAGTACCAAGGGATGTCATCCTCGGCCTAACGGCTGGCGGAGACCCCTATGGCGGGGGGAACTCTTTTTTAGCCCGTTCGACGCGTGCTAGGGCACAGCGTCGAGACAGAAAAGGTCGATTTGCTTGGATGGGCGGAGGAGCCAAAGTATGGCTCGGCGAATTATTCAACGCTGTATCCTCGCTTTTTAGATTTGCTGGCTATAACTCTAAAACTGACTCGTTTGACCTAGAAGGTATCCCTGGCAGTCCTTACTTCGGGAAGATTGTTAGCGTACCTGCTTCCAAGGTAGAGGCAGTAAAAGCAATTCTTCCTGAAATTCCTGGACTTGCCCTGCCTAAATCAAAGAGCGTTTCTAAAAACCTTATTGTTGACCCAGCATCTTTAGTTGTAAAGGATGCTCCAACTGGTTGGACAAAAGTTTCTAGCGAGAACGGCGTTGACACTTTCCGTTCTGCTGATGGCTGGGTAGCAACTCGCTACCCTAACCTTGCTTCAGCACCTAATGAGCCAAGCATTACTAGAGTTCGCGGTGTCAATGATGACAAGAGTATAAATCCAGACCTTCCTGTTTACCACATTGCTAAAGGTTCTAGCGACGGTCTAATTACAGATAAGCCATTTGCCATAACTCAAGGTTGGGGAGACGCTCAGGCGTTGATTGCTCGCTATGACAAAAAGATTACTTCTAGTGGAAAGCGAAAAAAGGCTAGCAAGTCAGCCCAGCAAAAGTTTATAAAGGGCTGGACAAAAGGCGAGGGTGGCTACATTCCAGGTAAATGGAATGCTTACACTGGAACATCAGATACAGCAGGTGGAAAAGATTTCTACACAGACCCAAGCGGAAGATATGTTGCCGTAAAATTAGCAACCAAACAAGAAGATATACAAGACTGGATGCCAGACAGAGAAGGCATTATAAAAAGAAGCGACGAGCGTACAAGAAAGCAAGTACTGGAGAGTGGGCTACCAATTCACACCTTTGACGGTGCTAAAGATTGGGATGGAAATGTCGACAACCTATACAGACTTGAAAGAGTAAAGAGCGACGGTAGGAGAGAACTACTAGGTTTCTATCAAGACCTAGAGGATATCGAGAGAGATACAGAAATCCCACTTACCGAAGATAAATCTCAAGATTTCTACGAGAGCGTTATTGCCGATACTATCCAAAATGGTGGAAACACAATTGACTTTGTTGATGGAAGTTGGCCAGAGGATGGTTATATCGTTGCTCACGAGGCAGACATTCCACAAAAGGGCGGGACTCTAGCCAAGAGAGAAGAGTTAGTTACCCCAGAAGATTTTGCTGACCCAATTGAAGGTCCAAAAAAACTTCGTGCTTTTGTACTAAAAAACCAAGACAAACTTTCTCAGCAAGGTTTCTACCTAGGTACTTGGCTAGACACCGTTGATGTAACAGATGAAAACGGAAAAGTTGTAGACCAGCGTGAGATGGTATTCCTAGATGTTAGCGAATACGAGCCTAACTTTGATAAGGCGTTTGATAAAGCCGAAGCCAGAAGCGAACTTGCTTACTATGGCGTATCTGAGGGTAGAAGTTTCTATGTAAAGGATGAAAAGCATAGGCGAGAAGTAGTCCGCAAAACTCCAGTCTTCGATGAAGCAGAAGAAAAAAGAGTTAGAGCAGAAGCCGACAAGATTATCAAAGAAGAAGGTAAGTGGTTTTCTGATAACAACCTAGAACTACAGAGAACTAGAGTTGCCTTCTGGAAGGGTAGTGGCGATGACGCAATTCCTAATCCTGAACTACAAAAAGATTACCCAGAAATATATAGAAGACTAACTCGCAGATTTGAAGCCGAAAAATCGAGAGGGTCTGTATTTAGAGAATACATTCGTTCTGTCTTCCAAATGTCTGACGGTATGGACCCAGGTGGTAGAAACGATGGTCTATCTGGTGAATTGCTAAGAACTAGAGATAACTATGTCGGAAACGACAGAAAAACTTTAGAAATGAACAAAGCCCTGCGTGATGGCGGGGATGTTACTTCCAAAGTACAGAAGATAGATGCTCTAGTAAACAAATCTAAGTTGAAAGACGACACTCAGTTCTTTAGAGGTGCTTGGCTTGACCCAGAACTTGTAAAAGATATGGAAGTCGGAGATATGTTCTTTGACAGAGCATTCCAGTCTATGGGCCTAGAAGAAGACACTGCTTCAAGTTATTTGGATTTTAGAGAAGAAGTTGCTCCAGGTAAATCTAGGGTCATATTTAGATTACTCTTGCCAAAGGGTATGAACGCTATCCATGTTGGCGATGATGAAGTTATTGGTAGACGCAACACCAAAATGCGTATAATTAGAAAATCAAAACTAGACGGTACAACCTACTTTGATGTAGATGTTGAGCCTCAAACGAAAGAAGAAATAGATGCCAGAATCCAAGGGCGAGTCGCAAAACCTGAAGAATCTAAAGATGGTGCAAGTTCCAGCAAACTTCCAGCAAATGACGGAGGAGGAACAGATGGCTTGGGCGACGGAGGCACACTCCCAATTAATTACGGCCCTAAACCAGCAGGACAAAGGCAAAACAACAGAGAGTTAGAGTCATTTGACCCTAACGACCCAGTACCAGCAGCACCAAGAAACGCTGGTGGTATGACAACAGGTACTTGGTGGGCTTGGGAGAAGGGTCCTGACGGTCAGCAATACATTGACTATATGAGGCAAGTGGCTTGTCGTTTGACCGGGTTGCCAGTGCCAGAAACTCAATTTGATAAAGGTAGAGGCCTACACTTTATGCTAAGCAGGGGTTGGGGTGCTCCTAATGAAAAAAGCATTGCTGGTATGGTCAATGCAATTGCTGATGGTCCAGCACAGCCTACTTTATTCCGTGGATTAGGAATAAGCGATGTTGAAGGTGACGCTTCTTTGCTAGGCAAGCAAGTGGGCGACACTATAGATATGCCTTTGGCATCTTTTACTCGTTCTGCTGGTGTAGCGACTTGGTACGCCAATGACAGGTCCAGAACTTCTGGCACACCAGTGATAATCAAAGTACAGCAGGGTGCTAATGGTGTATCTCTATCAGCAAAAAGTTCTTACTATCCTATGGACTACGAGACTGTAGTAAATGGAAAATTTGAAGTAGTAAGTACTGAAGATGTAACTATGCCTTTCTGGGATAGAAGTTATGTTACTTTTCACAGTGGCAATACCCAAGCCGGGGAGCCTGTCGATTTAGACCCAGTTATTGCTAGGAGAGAATTTGACATTCCACCTGAGGTTCTAGTTAAAGTTAGAGAAGCACTAAAAGCAAACCCTGATGCCGATTTGTCGGAATTTGGCTCAGACACAATAAGATTTACTAATGACCGTAGGCAATATGACCGCCAACTGTCAGTTTCGGTGTGGAAACTTTCAGAGCCTAAAACTTTTAAAGTATTAGAACTAAAGCAAGTAGAGCCACTTAGAATCAAAACTAATAACTCCGATGGTACCGAGCAGTCAGACTCCACTTTACTTATGGGGCCAATTTCTCAAAATCCAGCCCCAACTCTTTCACTGAACAACTCCCCTAAACTTATGGGCGAAAGACCAGAGCAAGCCACAAGAATAGCCGACCCAGAAGAAGCAATCTGGGATAGGGCACTGATTGACATTGGAATAAGAGATGAGGTCATAGACGAGACCATAAGAACTCAAGATAATTTAGAAAATGTCACAAGACAGGCGTTGAAAGACCATGTTTCCTTAGAAATAAGGAAAAAACTAAAGGGTGTCAGCGACAAAGAGTTTGTAGAGTTGATGACGCAGGGGTTAGCCAATAACCTAACGGTAGAAGATTTTGGTTTTGAAGGCACTAGAAATATTGATTTTATTGGGGTAGTAGATATAGATGGAAACAGTAATAGAACTCGTGGTCTATATACCAGCATCGGTAGATTAATAAGTTCAAGTGGAGGCGTGCCTCGTAATTTTCCAAAAGATTTGGCTGACCGTCTAAAGACTGGAAAAATTACACGCAAAGATGCTGAAGAAGTTGTAAGGCTACTAAACGAGTTCAGAGCAACTCCACCTTTTGTTGATAATGGAAAATTACACATTCCAAGTGTTGACGACAAAGATTTTATGGAATACCTGAGATATAGAACTGTCTCTAATTTAATTTCAATGTGGGCTGTAAGTTCTAACGGAACTAATCCTTTATCTCTTGCTATTCAGTCAGTAGCCGAAAAAGAATTTGGCGTAAAAGGTATGGCGGAATGGGATATGCCTATTGGAGTTGCTAATGAAGTTAAAGATATTGCCAAAAAGAACGAAAACATACTTAGAAAATTCTTAAGGGCTCAGTATGACCTCACTCAAGAATATTTTCAAAAAAAGGGAATATCAAAAATAACTCTCTATCGTGGAATAAAAGAGTTTATGAGACACGATATCAAAGATGCCACCTTCCCTTCAGAAAATGGATTTATGGCCTCAATAAAACTTAGACCACTTTCTGCTTGGTCTACCAGCATGGGAATTGCTAATAGATTTAGAAACATTCAAAGTGGAAAAATGTTCCGTAAAGAGTTTGATGTGAAAGATATATTCTCTCTACCAAGCACTGGCGTTGGATGTTTTCCTGAAAAAGAAATTGTAGTACTAGGTGGACTAACTAAAGATGTGGATATATCTGGTGAATACAAGGTTGACCAGCCTAGAGCAGTGTTCCCTTCTCCAGAGCCAAGACCAATAACATACAAAGAAGACCAGCCACAAATACAAGTAAACAATGCTCCAATTGACCTAAGCAGAATTCCGCCAGATGATGGCGGGGAAGAGCCAGAACTAGACATCTTTGACCTAGAAGGTGTAAACCCATTCTACGCAGACCCTGCTTTCCACAAACAACAAGTTGCTAGAAATATAGCGGACTCGGATGAAATGGTGGAAGTCAGCGACTTCGATATGGTTGAACTATCTGGTTGGTTCAACTTATTCTCCACTGACGAATTGGAGTGGGGCGATGATGGAAAAAGAGCAGTTGGCTCTATTCGACTACTTGCTTTGGATAACGGCGAATGGTCTGGCGATTATGATTTTTCTGACCTCCTCTCTAGTGTTGAAGAAAACATTAAGTTTGGCGGAGTCGAGCCATTTAAAAAGGGCAGTGTTCTTGAACGCGTTGTAAACGGGTATATAAACGGAGAAGACCCGTCAATTTCAAAAGAAGAACTGGCTAAATTCTTTGAAGAATACAACGAACACTTTGATGTAGATTACGCCGACTCTTACCTAGTTCCAGACATTGAAAATCAGCAATTTATGAACCTTCTTAGAGAAGAAATTGCTTCAAACTTAATCCATGTTTGGGCAGAGACTTCAAATGGCGACCACCCAATGTCTCACGCCATTCAAGAAATTGCCGCCGACATTTTGGACATAAAAGAGCCAGCAGAGTGGGATGAAGGTAATAAAACACAAGATGAAAAAGATACTTTATTCAATTCTATTTTAGACATTAGAGAAAACTACGGAGAGGCTTTAGAGGCATTTGTCAAAGCCCAGTATCGAATTACTCAAGAGTGGTTTGAAGAGCGTGGGATAAAACAACTTAGAGTTTATCGTGGCGTAAAAAAGCCTATCGGGGCGGATGAGAAGAGTGGGATAGTAAAACTTAGACCGCTATCCGCTTGGTCTCAAAGACTGGACACTTCTTTGGATTTTACAGGTGGCACAATTAATCCTAATGGGACAGTTTTTAGGTCAATAGTCGATGTAAAAGATATTTTCTCTACTCCTTTTACTGGGTTTGGTTGCTTAGAAGAAGAAGAAATTGTACTTCTTGGTGGCAAAAAACAAGTTGACGCAAAACCAGTAAAGGATGTTTGGGGCGGTTTTTGGAAAGACGAGCCACAAGTTGTCATAAACAACGCCCCTATCCCAAACCTTGGGCCAAAAAAGGGTAAAGGCGGTCTGTCTAAAGAAATCGAAAGAAGACAGAAGCGGGTACAGCAACAACAAGAAGAATATGCTAAACGCCTAGAAGAGCAAGAAAAAGCCAAAGAAAATATCAAGGGTCAGGTTGAAGCAGATAGAGAAGAGTTACAGCAACAAATTCCTCAAATTGCTCAGTCGCTACCGCCTATGGTAGAGGATTTATTTGACCCAAATAACCCTATGAATATTTTAGATGCTAAAGACATAACTCAAGACATTTTTGGACTTCCTGGCAGTCCAGACATTAGAGAACCTTACTCGGTTTCGGTTTTGGAGCCAAACCAAGTTTGGAAAGATTTAGTAAAAAATCTAGAAAATCTAGGTTTATCAAATGCTAAAGATATTGAAAGTGAAGTAAATGACAAATTTAATTCACAGATATTAGACATAAAAAGAAAAAGAAAAAATGCTTCTGAATCAAAAGAAAAATTAGAAAAATCTTTAGTGAGGGTGGAAAGAAGTATAAAGGCTCTTGAAGACGAGATGATAATAAATAATTTTGGACTCAATCGGCCTTCGACTGACCCTGCTACTGCACAATTTTTAGCCCTTATCTCTAGAATTAAATCCGATTTTGATAGTTGGGCTAACCAATATTATCACTTAAGAGCGGGTGGCCCCGCCGATATTGCTAGTTCTCCACTATATGATTTGGCAACTATGCTACATAAAGGCGAATGGTCAAGAATTGTGACAGGTGCTAATTCTCAACTAAATGAAATTGGAAAATTACAGGACAGCAGAGAGAGACAAAAAGGATTTGACAGAGTATTTGCAAAGGTTGTATTAGGCACCTACTTAGTTCCAAACATGGACTACGAGCAGAATCTTAAAAAAATACATGAGGAAAAGTATGTAGAAGTTATGTTAGGTAGAAAAGTACCTAAGAGCGTAGTAGATTCTGCTATTTTTGGTCTAAACAACGATTGGATGGAGTGGTATAAAGACGCGAGCAAACTAAGAAAAGCCACTGACGATTTCTCTAAAAAGGTTTCTGAAGTTATAAAAGAGAAATTAAAGGAACTTGGAATTGAATTTGAACATGATGTGTCTATATCAGCAAACAACATAAATTACATCGGCACTGGCAAAGTTAATATATTAAAACTGGCAGAAGGTAAGCCAAAGAGCGAGTGGTGGGAGGCTGATGGAAATGTCGGTACGCATCTAAAAAATGCTTCCTCGTACGCCTCTATTTTAACAGAGGCTTTACAAGCATTCCCTAGGCCAATTGCCGTAGTCCTACAAAAATTTATAGTGGAGCATCCAGAAATAATATTCTTTGGTAGCCGTAGAGGTGCTTGGGGTACCACCCCTAAAGACACAGATATAAAAGAAATAAAAAATGTTGACCCTAAAGATAAGCATATGTTCCTACAACTAGACGGTAGTACTAGGGAAGAGTCCGTGATTACCGCATCTCACGAACTAACCCATATGCTGATAACTCAAATTCTTCCTGAAATGCAACCAGTTGAGTGGGCAGTGTTGTCGTCGCTTATTAATCAGACAGATGCAAATGGTAAAATAAGCCACGACTTAATTGGAGCAAACGGTGGGGACATTTTGATAGGCGGGGAGTTGACATCTCTTTATCCTAACGATGCTAGGGCCCTAATGACGGCTGAGCCATCTGGCTACACTCCAAAAGTGGCAACTCCATACTCCACTAAGTATCAAAATTACGCAGGATTAGGGGCAAAAAGAGGCAGTGTAGTTGGCTTAAATCCATACGGACACGGAGAGTTACTATCTACATTGACGGAATCTATGTTTAATGGCTCTAATCAGGTGTTTTACGGGCAAGATGGAGTATCTCCTGGCGACAAAGTGCGTATAGGATATAATGCAGATGGAACAGTAAAATACTTTACAATACCAGAATCGCCAATTTTTAATACTGGAGCACTTCCGCTTGGACTTGCGATAGCATTGTTAATGAACCAATTAGCGAAAGATAAGTTAGAGGTAATATAATGTCAGAAAATGATAAAGAAGAAGTAATTTGGTCCGAGACCGACAATGACAATGCCGATTGGATAAAGTCTTCCAGTTGGGATTTGCCAACCGATGTAGATGAGTTCCTGAGGTCACTAGGAAATTTGTCTATTGAACACTTTATGACCCTGCCAGCGTCTAAGGCTATGCCAGCCGAACTAATCAACAAACTTATTGAGTACGGGCACTTAAAACCAAAAGGCTTATAAAATGAAAATCACATTTCCAGATGGAAGTTTTCTAGAGTATTACTATTCTGTAGATATAAGTACTAAGTATCTAGACGATGAAAATTCTATAGCCCACCGTGCTTGGCTTGACTGGAGAATTTTACTTATGGGCAAAGAGCAAAAAACCTATAAGTTTAAAAAATTTCTAGGGTCAATGGACATAAAGGCAGATGACCCGCTTTTCTTTAGAATGTTTATTGAGGATAACTTCCCGCTTGCCAAATTTAATGGCGACTTAGTTCAAGAAATTCCAGAAGAATATAGGCCTTTAGGATTTATTGTAGAATAGGACTACCTAATAAATAGGCTAATAGACGCACTGCTATAATTTTTTTATACAATAGCGGTTCCTTTTGAAGTCAGTCCAGGAGAATTTTTAATGACCTACGCCTTTGGCATTTACTTTGAAGATGATGACAACCTCGGACTGGTAGCGGCTGGTAATCGCTGGAATTCTGGCGGAAACTCTACTTTAGCCCGTCGTCTCCGTGTGGCTATGCAACGCCGTGACCGTTATGGTCGCTGGGCTGAAATGGGTGGAGGAATCTCCTTCAAAGGTAGGTTCGGCAACACTGGAAGAGTCATGGATGCCGTTGGTCGTTATGTCGGCCCCGCTGAGCGTGAAGGCTATATGCGTGTCTATGTCACCAGCGGAAGAGGTCTTCAAACTGGTGTCTATGAAGTGCCATCAAAAGTTGCCACTGTAGCAAAGGCTCTTCTAAGTGAAGAAGCCCTAAAAGATGTCGGCGTAAACCTAGATGTCAATGGAAACCAAGTTGGCGATGTTTTAGATAGAGATATTGAATTCTTCGCTGGAATGTTCAAGGGCAAGCCAACCGATTTTGAATTGGATATGGCTCGTGGCAAGGTTAGCCCGAAAGAGAAAAATACAATTGTAAAGGCTCGTCTAAAGGCTCCAGCCCACAAGTCATACAACATTGTTGATAAGAACGGCGTTCGTATTGACAAAGATGAAGAGCCTACTAAGCCAGATGTAAAGAAGCCAAGCAAAAAGGCTAAGCCAGCCGAAGTCTTCCCGCTACCAGACTTAGATAAAGATATAGCGGAAGAGAACCCTAAGAAATGGGCAACGCTATCTGAAGAAGAACGAGCAGCAAAACTTAAAAAAGAGCGTAGTCGTCGTGACTTTTATGTAGGTGCTAATGGCAAGCGTATTCCAGATAATAAACTAACTGACGCAGATAAAACTCCAGAGAACCGCCGTATCCGTGACTTAAAGAACCACCGTGTTCTTGACGGCAATGGTCGTCTTATAGAGTTCATTCCAGAGTATAAGCCAGAAGCAAACCCAGTGCCACAGGGCGAATTCCACCCAGTGGAAGACCCAGATGAAGGCTTTTGGAACGCCAACCAAGTAAAGCCGGGGGAAGTTCAAAAGAACCTGACTACTCCTGAAGAAGTTTACGAAGCACTATATAACGGTGGATTTGTTGAAGTACCAATAGAACTAGCACTAGCAGCGGGTGATATTGCTTATGCTGATTTGCCATTCATAGGTAGAGACGAAAACCCTCTATTCCAGTCAAATCCTAATGACCCTAGATTTAGAGAAATTGCTAATATCCTCTCTTCTCTACCTCCAGCACAGGAAAACAGACTAAAGCGTGCCATAAACCTAGCCCTCATGAGTGAAGAAAAAATTGATGCTCTAAAGGCTTATCTAGAAGAAAATGTTGGAGAGGCTACTGGTTTATCCCCAGAAGCGTTTGCTGAACTGCACAAAAAATTCCGTAACCTAGGTGTCGACCTCACCAACATGCGTATCCAAGGTGTAGATGCTTTCAGCAACGATAACCTCGGTGCTGAGCGTATTAATATGCCTCAACTTGACGCAGACGACCAAGCGGATTTCTTGGCATACTGCGACAGACTTGGTATCAACTACAAAGAAGCAATGGCTAGACCGCAAGAACTGCACCCTATCCAAGCAGAAATGGACTTTGGGGATGTCATAAAGATTAAGAAATCTTGGCTGGACCCTGAACTTCGCAAGAGGTTTGGTATGGATGACCAGTACCTATTTGTTACTAGAGACGGTTATGTTCTAGACGGACATCACAGATGGTCATCTGCTCTTCTTGCTGAGATGGAGAGCGGTAAGCCAATCAACCTAAAGGTAATGGTTCTAGATATGGACCACGAAGATGCCTTGAAGTTTGTGAACGAGTACAACGACCATGTTGGTATCACTCGTCAAATGGTTGGCGGAAATAAGGTCGCTGACCCTAGACCTGAGGCCCCTAAAGCCGAACTACCTACAGGTCCATCTGTTGTTTCTGATGATGGCGGAATTGTTCCAAATTATGGCCCAGAAGGACCAACGCCACCTGATGGCGGGGACAATGTAGTAACTCCTAGTGGAGAAAACTTTAATAACTGGCTCGATAGAGAACTTGCCAATGTTGGCGACAGGATTATTCCAGAATTTAGCGGAAAACTAACTAACGATACCCCTAACCCAGAGAGCAGAACCAGCCCTTTCCCTGGCTCTCGCACCGTGGTAACTAATCTTTTGGCATATAGAGACTCACTGATGTCTGCACTGAAAGAAAGTGCACTTGACGGAAACACTGAAAAATTCAAGTTTCAATTTGAAATTGCTAAAAGAGTTACAAAACTCTTAAATAAGATACACGAAAATTTTTCTAACGACAAAAAATATGGTGCCGATACCGAACTAGAACTTAGTACTAGCAATCCTGAAGAAAAACTAAAAGCAATTAGAGTTCTTCCAGAAACTATGAAGACCGAAATTGATAATAGAGGAATTAAGAGAATAAAGTCATTTAGTGCCGTAATTATTGCTAAAAACGGAAAACCTTTCTTACTAAAGTGGTCTACGCATTCTTCACAGGCTTACAGTATTAAGCCAGATGGAAGCATTAACTCTACTAATGACGGCGGTGGAACAACTTTTGCAGAAATCCAAGACTATAACAGTGTAGTTGATGGAAAACCAGTAGCAACGATTGCCCATGTGGGTGGAGCATTTACCGAAGATAGCCACCATGCTCTAGGCTTTGGTGGTGCCCACATTATGCTATCCCGCTGGGTTATGCATATGTTTAATGGTGGAAAACTTCAGCACAGTTCAAACTTGAGTGCTAGAGGAAACGCATACTCAAAGATGGTCTCTAGAGACATGCGTTGGAACAATAGAGCACAGGCGGACAAAGCAGTTCAAGTAAATTGTCCAAATGCGGATATTTTTAAAGTCCTCACAGACATGGGATTGGTTGACGGGGAATATATTCCAGCAACACCTGGTGCTAAGCAGAATGATAATACTCCTGGTGGACATGGAAGTTCCAGTGGTGGAAGAGGTTGGCTAAAGAGACTAACATTCACAAATAATCAAGGTTGGTCTGACAATGCTTCTGTTTTAAGAAGTTTTAGCATAAACGGCATTGTTTCAGATTTAGAGCAAAGATTTAATGCCAAGACCGATGAAGAGAAACAGGCAGCACTAGATGCTATGCCACCTATTTTTAGAGATTTCTTTGCTGGAGATAAGTCTAGAAATATTGAATTCCGTTTCGAGGATTTTGATGTTCAGTATAATTTGCTTGCTACTGCTTATAGCGATGGAATGAAGCAGCAGGAAGCCGTAGATTTCTTAAACACATTAATTGATGGATTGCCTCAACTTGACGCTGCCTTTGGGTTAAACAGAGCACATACAGACTCAATTCAAAAATTAAAGCGTCTAAGAGACGCTATAGCGGCTCGTCAATGGGACCAAGCCAACAATAACTACAACAGACCTAAGCCTTTCAATACAAACAGCATTCGTGCTATTCAATCCCCATTTGCTGGACACTTCAAGTTCAATGAATGGCAACTTCCTAGAGATGTAAATAGGATTATGAATGACCTGCCGTTTGACCCAAGACCAAGAAGCAACGGAGAACATGCTGACTGGACAGAAGACCCTCAACGACTACAAGAGTTGTACGGACCTGAAACTCTTCTCGCTTCTCTTAGAGACTCTATTCTCAGGAATAAAGGTAAAATTGCCAATCTTCCAGCACTATCTACTGGTGCTGATGGTGTAAACAATGTAAATCCAACTGCTGTCTACAAAGCATTGGAAAACCACGGATACGATACTGAACTTATCCTTGCTGGAATTTACGATGAACTAAATGGCAACACCGCTAACACAGATGCTTTGACTGCAAAAAGAAGTGAACTTGGAAACCTACAAGGCATCATTGAGCAGTTGGCAAGAGAAGTTGGACAATTAGACGAGCCAGTAGAATTTTCTAGCATTGGTGGAGACTATGACCCAGCAAGCCGTATTCTTCAATCAGACATTGTAAAGCGTGGAGATGTCGGAGAAGTTCCTACATCACTTCAACTAAAACCGCTTGCCTTAGACAATGAATCTTACGATTATGTAAACGCTAACGGCGGTAGAAGTCAAGTAATGCGAAATGCATCCTATGTTCCGCAAATACCTCTTTCTAAATTTTACATTGATGGGGTAGCAGATAATCCAAAGATTATTGCTAGAAACTTTAACCCAACTGGTCTAAGGAACGCTCTAATTGACGCTGTTTCAAACAACAGAAACTCAGTCAAACTAAGATTCCCTAATGGAAATGAACTAATTGTTGAAAACGCTGCTATTAGAGATGCTCTACAACTTCAGGGTTATGACATCAACAGAGTTTTGTCAGAACAGACAACCATAAGACCAGCAATAAAACAGATTTCTAGTATTCAAGATAGAGATGATGTTGACGGCAATGGCACTAGAGTTACTGATTTTGGTATTGGAACAGACATAGCAAATGGTCCTGGATTTAGACAAAAGAGAAATGATGGAACAGGCGAGTTTGATTTCTCATTAGTAGATTTAACTAATCCAGCAAGAAATACAGTCGCTCAAATAGCAAAAATAAAGAAAAATGCAGACGGTAAATTTGAAGTTTGGGTGGCAAAAAGGGCAGATGGAAAAACTGACGAGTTTACTGGAGAGCCTAACGGTGTATATGAAAATGTACAAAATGCTCTTTTTGATGTAAAAAACCACATTCAAAAAGAACTAAATATTAATGCCAACACAAACCTTCTAGGAACCGCTTCAAAACCTGTTGCTAGTCCTGACTATTCTATTGTCGGCGGTCAAGATGACGAGTCTCAAATTACCGTCGGAGATATGGTCCTAACTAAGCCAGACGGGGCTGAATCTTTTGTAGTTTACACAAACGGAGACAGTGCAAGAGGATTTAGAAGAATACCTGGCTCTGAAGATGGTGTCAGTACTGGAACGGTATACACTCAGACCGTTCAATCAACTGGAGACATATATTCAGAATCATTCAAGCATGTCTCTAAAGATGTAGATGGCCAACTCAAAGAAAAGCAAGTATTTGCTATTACAAAGATTGGCGATAAGTTCCAACTAACCACCAACAGGTTTGGTAGTGACAACTTAAGTCCAGATAGGACAGAGACTCTAATTTTTGGTAGTTATGATGATGCCAAAGATTTTGCAGTTAGAGGACTAATTAACGGCAAAATTGGTTTTCAAACTGACCAAGTTAAAAACTTCCCTAACCTAACAACAACTAGAGAAGTAACTAAGCCATCAGCAGATTTGCCAAATCAACAGATTACTCAGGATGCTGCCTCTATTCAGATAGTTACACCTGCAACTATGACTAGCGGAGTAGTTGGAGAACTGAAAGTAACTGTCCAAAAAGGTGCCCACCCTGCTTGGAGAAATGGTGTTGTAAACACCCCTTATGTTTTTGCTGAGTTTAGTTTCTCTCCACCAGCATCACAAGGCGGAGAGCCAGCATACATAACTGGTAAAATTATTAGAACTGGTCGCTCAGAGTGGCAAGTAAAGATGACTGGAAACAGTCCTAGTTTTAATGAAAATGGTCAATATATTAGCGGTTCTCTCAGGGAGGGCACCAATTACGAATCTACTAAGCAAGATGCCCTAGACAGACTAAAAAAGAAACTTGATGCTGCTTTTGGTATAGAAGAATCCCAAAGAGACCGAGGAGAGTCTGTTCTACCTAGAATTAGACTTGTTGATAAGGCCGTTGAACTTGAGCCTAAACCAGAACCTCCTGCCTCGGATGACCCTAGTCTGCTTGCAGATGGTGTCTTTGATGAATTCTTGGCAGTTAGAAACACTCCTCTTGATATTCCAGACGCTACAAGTCGTGGGTACATGGGTCTGGGGATGTCTGACTCTGCGAGATTTGAAACTCCAGATGGTAAAAACTACAAGGTCAAAGATGAGGGCAGTAGAAAAGCAGCATCCGAGTCATTAAACCACGCTCTACATTTGGCCTTGGGAATTCCAGCAACTCCCGCTAGAACTGGAAAAGCACCTGGCACAAGAAACCAAGTCAACCTAATTGACCCGTTCGAACCAGACATTGTTCCAGGTCGAGTAAATGGTAATATGAATGGTCAAGAACTATTTACTAATGCCGAGTTCAACAAGCCAGAAAACCAGCAAGCAATTGCCGACATACAAGAGGGTCTAATAATTGACTACTGGCTTGGAAATGTTGACTTTGTACTAAATTCAGGAAACTCTTTTGTCGCCGTGAGAGATGGCGTAAGAAGAGGTGTTCGTTGCGATGTTGGTGGAGGAATGTTCTCCGCAATTGGACAACAGGTAATTAATGACTGGACTGACCCAAACGAAGCGGTAAGAGAGTTTAAGCACTATAACAACGATTTCATGGGCAATAATGATACAGTCGCTGGCTCAACCACCGATGGGCACATGAGACGAGGCCTCACTAAAGAAAAGTATGTTGAGATGGGCAGAAGAACCCTTCTCCGCCTAACAGACGATAAAATCGACAGATTAGTTGATGCCCACATCACCGACCCTACCGATAACGCTAGAGCAAAACAGGCTCTAAAGGCTAGACGCGTAGCAATGCTTAATTATCTAGGCATTGACCCTAATGAGGCACCACCAACAGGTGGACAGCCTAGGCCGACATACGCAATTTTACCGAATGCTCAGTTGGCCAGAGACGGCTATGAGTTTGTCGGAATCAATGTTGAAGGTAAAAAAATTGTAAGAACTAGGGGAGCCGTTCTATCCGACGGAGTCTTTGTTGCCCCGATTGAGAATATTCCAGAAGCAGTCAGAGAAAACATAATTAATGGAATTTTTGTTCCAGAAAATCTACCTTTCCACGCCATAGATAGAAATGACCAAAGTAAATCTATCGTCATTGACGGTGCTGGATTGGTTAGACCTGCTTCATCTATTGCTGCTGGATACACATCTCTAATTATTAGAAAGAAACTTCCTAACGGGCAGTACGGATATTTGATTGCTAGACCTGGCAACACTGAACTAACTAAACCACATGGTAAGGCAAACGCAAATAAGTTTGGTCCAATCATTCATGAAAACACACCTGGCCAACCTCCAAAAAATGCAAAAGATATTGTAAATGAGATTTTTGGAACAGGCAATGCTGGAATTGGCGACAGAGTTATTGCTGAAAAAGAGATTCTTTTAGATATTCCTGGTTTACTTGGGAAGCAAAGAGTTTTAGTTGCCGATATTGATGACTTTGACTTCTCTGCTACTAGAGATTTTGCAATGGCTAATGGTCAAATTGGGCCATCAAAATTTGCAACAGGTGCGAACTTTATAAAAGGATACCCACACACTCCTATTCTTTCTCAGGCTCCTGGCGATGGCGATAGAATTGCAAACAAACTTAGAGAGTGGGAACAAAACTGGCATTCTACTGCTAGCAATGTTCCTACTGAATCAGACAACAGAAGCGGTGGAGACGACGGAAGCGGTCCATCAAATCCTGGCGGTGGCGATGGCGGAGGTGGAACTAGCGGACCTCCTCCATCTGGCTCGTCAGATGATTGGAAGACTCACTCTAGAATTTCTTTGGTATCTAGAAGACCTGGATTCCCAGAAACAATAACACGACTCAACATTTTTAGTAGAGCAGACGGTGCTCTTGCTGTAGATGATGTGAGTTCAGGAAACACAATTGGCCATATCAAGCCACTTGAGCACGGCCACTGGGTAGCAACATTTATGCCTGGCCTTATCGGAGATAATAATAACGGTAATGCTGCTAAGGCGTTCTTTGCAAATAAAAAAGATGCTGAGAACTGGCTAACTAAAAAAATCTATGACCTAAGTTATGCTGACCCTAGAGGTGGAGAAAGAATTGCCACCACGGTTGGCGTTTCAGGAGATAGGTCTTATGACGAAAATGCTCCTCAACCTCCTTTTGTTGTAGAAAGAGGATTCCTAAACCCAACCACTCCTGCTCAAACTCGTTTGGCTAAGAGACTTGTCAAGGGTAAGAAGGCAACTCCTGAAGAAAGGGCTATGTACAAAGCCATTCTTTCTCAGAAAAACCCTACCGTTGGCGATGTTGGTTGGATAATTGGTCAACTTAGAGATAGAGAAGATAGGGATTCAGCAGAACTAGCAGCATCAAAGCAAGCACAAAACGATGCTGTAAATGCTGGCAATCCTATTAGAGAGTCTTCTTTGGATAACGGCGGAGATGGCTCTAACAGAGAGCACACTGTTCTCGCTAAAAACCTACAAGTTGGTCAAAGAATTCTTGGCAATATCAATGCTGATGTTGTATTCACCGTTCCAGGTGAAAACGACACTATCAATATTGGTGTAGTTGGAGATGACGGAAAACTTAAGGTTTACAAGGTCAATAAAAATAGAAATCTTACTTGTATTTTTGGAAGACAGCCACAAGTTGCCCCAGCACAGCAAGCAACTCCGCATCCAGCCGTCGCTGCTCGTGCAAATAGAAGCAGACTAATTCAAGAAGCAATTAGAACAGCGTATCCAAATTCTCACGCTCTTCCTAACGGCGACTTAGTTATTGGTCAAAGAGACCACCGTCAAGCCGATGGTAGAGTATTCCGCTACGAAGCAGTGGTCCACAAACTGAAGTCAGATGAGTTTGTTGGTTATGTGAGAAGACAACTTCTAGATGCTAACGGAAACCCTACTGGAACTGGCGAGGCTGCTTACCTAACTAAGCCAGCCCACTCTCCAAGAGCATTGAAGAACAGATTGTCAGGTAGAGTTATTCCTGCTCTTATGGCAAACAACCCAGCAAACGGGTTCAACCAGCCAAATGGTGACCGTCAGAACGAAGCAATTGACCCAGCAACTGGATTGCCACTACCAGAGAGCCTAGTATCTCAAACACGATTTGTTGGCAATACTGGAATTGAAAGCACTGGACACCCTGCCAAAGACGCTCTTATTGAGTATGTTCAAACACTTGTTGCTAGAGGAGTTTCTGCTCCAGAGATTATTAACCAAGTAGTTGGGCCTAACCAGCGTCTATTCTCTCGTCAGCAGATGGATGACATTATCGAGCGTCTTGAGGCTAACCGTCTATATCCTGGTGTGAATGTTATTCCTTATGTATCTAAGGACAACAAGACCATTGTTCGTGTTGGAGACCGTGTAACTCACTATGACGCATTCGGTCAGCCAAAACTGATGGCTAACGGTCAACCTAGAACTGGTACTGTAACTGAACGCAGACCATACACGCTAAACATGAAACCAAATGGTGAGTATGAATACACCGACCAAGTTTATGTACAGTGGGATGACACACCAAGACCGCATCAGGCTGCTCCACGCCGTTTAGAAGTAAACAGAAGAGCAGATGGAAGTGACCCAGTTCCAGCGGTACAAAATGCCAACGAAGAAGGCACACCTCCTTACATTGAAACCATGCCATTACAACCAAAGCGTGTTGTCCCTAGACCAGTTGCCCGCAGACCAGTAGCACCCCCTCCTGCTGACTCACAAGACATTGCAAATATTGGAAATGTAAGAATCCTAGTAGTTCCTAACGGACCTACATATAGTGTTGACCGTGGAGATGAGTACACTCAGTTCCAAGATGTAACCGACGCTGGAAACTACTCTGGTATTTATGTAATAAAGGTTAGCAACGGCGGTAAATGGCTTGTGAAAGAGAGAGATGGAGTCGATGTACAAGTTCTAGCCGAGTTTGATGACAGAAATCAAGCCGAAGCACACGCTATGGACCTCATCAATCAAAATGGTGGAAGGCAGACTCAGGAGAGGCTAGAGACTAGGGCCGATGCTCCTATCGCTGAAAGAGGGACACTTATCAATGCCAACAATGTTGGTGAATTTGAAAGAGTAGTAGACCCTAGCGGAATGGGTCACACTATTCTGCGTGGTGCCAATATGACTAGGTTTGACAAAGACCAAGGCGATGGAATACCTAATGCTATTTATGTCCAGCAAAGAGACGATGGCAAGTGGCATGTCATCCAACAAATGCCAGACGGAAATGGTGGATACGACACTAGAAGTGTTGCTATCAACGATGACAGAAATTTGATGGAAGCAGTTGCTACAAATATCGTTGCTGGCAATACTACTGCCGAAGCCTACATGCAAATGTGGGGAAATCCAAACCAGCCAAACGCTCCAGAAAACAACGATAGTGCCATCACCCCATTGATAGAGCGATTCAACGCTAATAGAATGCCATTTGGTTTCTCTCTTGTTAGAGGTGCTGATTTAGGTGGAGAATTTGGTACCAACATAATGCTTAAGGATACTCAAGCGGATGCTGCTGGTCTAAACTCCATAAAAGGTCGTATCACTCAAAACGAAAACGGTAATTATGTAGTTCAAAAGTGGGGCGGTAACGGCGGATTTGTAGGCAGAGAAGAATATCCAGGTATTATGACTGCTCTAGAAGTTCTTAGTATGCACGCTCTGTCTGTAAGACTTGAAAGAGATGGAAATAACTCTCCAGAATCTAGTAAGCCTTCGTCTAGCCCATCTTCTCCTAATGGCGGAGATGGCGGTGGAGTTCCACCTACCAACCCACCTGCTGGTGGAGATGGCGGAGCATCAGATGGTCCGGGACTAGACTTGAATATGGGTAGATGGAGACAAGGCCAGCCACCTCAGGGAGTCGGCCGCGTTGACGGTGTAGTTCCAAAGGTAAACACATTCTGGGATGATGACCAGCCACCTACTCGGTACGATGTTGTCAGAGATGAAAACCGTACCAAGTTTATTGGTCGTGCTGGAGACAACCCTGGTGCAGAAGCGTTTGTTTATGTTGAAAAAACTCCGCTCGGCAACTGGAGAATGGTTGACCCTAGAGAAAGAGGCGATGCTAGATACAGTGCCGAGTATGGTGACCGTAATGTCGCAGAAGCAATTGCTATCAACAAGATGGCTGGTCGTGAAGACCTAAACCAAGAAGTTCTTGGTCAGCCTGACTCGAATGTTGCTCCTGCTCCTCAGACGCTACCTAACGGTATAGTCGAAAGTCGTAGCGAATCTATGACTCTATATGTTAACCGAGATGGTAATCTCAATGAAATTCAGGTAGTCGCTCTTGGTGGCGGAAAGGCTTGGCAAGTAAATAGAAATGTGCCTGGCCAAGCCACAGAAGGATTGTCATACCACGGGACCCGTGAGGATGCTGAAAGAGAGGCTAGAGAAAGAATTGCTCAAGAAAATGCTCCTGCCAACAATGCTCCAGCGGGACCTGCTGCCACAGACAGCGAATCCCCTACTAGCGGAAAATCTGACTCTGGACTGAGACTTGGCGAGTTCCGTGCTCCAGACGGAATGATTGAAGAGATGAATGCCGACGGAACCTACTCTACCGATTTCCGCATTGGCGACAAAACTTTCCAAAGAGTTAGAACTCCAAGTAGTGCTTCTTATTACTACAACGGTTTTGAAATTGCTACTACTGAAAAGAATTCAGATGGAACTTTCAATGTAAAAACCATTTGGGCAAAAGATGCTAGCGATTTTGTAGTAGCAAGAGATGAAGAAAATGCATTACTAAATGCTCAGTCTCAAATTTGGGCAGCAACTCAAGACGGCAGAGTTAGCAAAATAGATGGTGACCAAGGCCCTAGCGATGGTGGCAACCCACCTGCTGGACCTTCGGGTGGAGATGATGGTAACGGTGGTAACGGCGGAAACGGTGGAACCCCACCTACCAATAATCCGCCAGCGGGACCTGCTCCAGCAGCACCTACTCCAAGCCAGCCAAGCAGACAGCCTCGCACAAGAAAGCCTGTTGTAAATGAAGTTCAACCTGGCGATAGATATGTTAGATACAACTCAAGGCGTAACGATAAGCCTGGAGGCGAAAGAACTCACTGGGATATCTACGATAAAAGAACTGGCAAGGTAATTGCTAGGGCAACTGAAAAAGAAGTAGCGGATGACATTGCTGCTGGAGTTAGGGACAAGAATGGAAACCCTATAAACTTTGACACTCCATCTGGCGGTCAAAGTGGCAATGCTCCAGCAACTCCACAAGCAAATGCCCCAACTGCTGGTCAGCCTACTGGAACTAGAACTAACCTTGGCGATGGGATATTCTCAGTTCACAATGAAAATGAGGAATACGGTATTGCGATTAGAGGTGCTGACGGTAAGTGGTCAGCAAGAGTCCACGAAAACGCTGTGGATGCCATAAGCAACAATAACCCAATCTCTACTGGAACTTATGACACCCCAGAAGAAGCCGAAGCCGCTATTCGTAAAGCAATCGCTGAGCGTCAAGCCCAGCGTAAAGCAGCCAACACTCTTCAGTGGCAGTCTGGTTCAGACGGCAAGCAGTACTTGGGTCTAGACGGAGTTGCTGGAGTAGATGCTGAAAACTCACCTGTTTATGGCGTAAGCCCTAGTCCTTTCGGGGGTTGGGTAATGGCTCGCTGGGACTCAAAGGCTGCTAAAGATGCTGGAGCACCACCAAACTCAATCGTGGCTCAGCCAGATGAAGAGGCTGCCAAGAATGATGCCCTTCAGCAAATAAATGATTTCTTGCGTAATTTGACTGGACAAAACCCACCATTAGTAAATGATGAAAATCCAACCACTCCAACTAATAGAGCGGAGCAATTGCCACCCGGTACCACGATACAGGACCAAGTTGATGCTGGGTTAACTACCCCGTTCAACCCAAATGCTGATTTGCCGGGAAGCAACCCCCCAAAAGCATAAGCCCTAGCGGTGGTGGTCTAGGGATAAACTACTCTCCAATAGGGCTAAGCGATGAAAGAAATAATAGGTTAGTTGCACAAGCCAACGGTCTAGATTTCAATCAATTAAGGGCTTTAATTGCCTCTGCTGCGATAGATTCAAATACTCCGCCCGGAGAAAGACGCAGGTTCCCTGACCCGTCTTTAGACCACGACAACGCAAAATTAAAAAGATTAGCGATTGACCAAGCAATTGCTGACGGTCTACCAGTAGAAGAAGCATTTGAGTATGGTTCGGCAGTTGCCAAGAGAGCACTAAATTATGCTAGAAGACTTGCCAGCCTCGCTAATTTTGAAAAAAGACTTAATGCCGAGCGGGAAAACAATCCAGAGGGCGGGCAACTGTCTATACGCCAAAGGGCTGGAGAAGGATTAATTAAACATACCCTTCAAAATGGCCAAGTTGCCGTAGGTCTACAAACTAGAGCCCTGCTTAGCATAATAAATGGCGATGGTCAGTACCGAACTCTTTTTGAGTCAACTGGTGTTGTGAACCCTGGTGTTATGGTTATGCCCATGGCAAGAGCCAAAAATGAATTAATTAATTTTGGTATCCCTGTTGACGCTGACCCAACTACTAGACCAGCGTTTGGCTACCTAATTTCTGATGGATTTGAAAATGAAGATTGGTTTAAGGCACTCAGTCCAAAAGAGCAAGAAAAATATAAAGCACTTGTTTCTATAGATGCTATTGGTAGGGTCGGTCAACCGTCTGCCCGTGGTCTTGGTTCGGTTGCTTTCGGAGACGCTAGAATTGTATTAAAGAGAAGTGTAATGGATAGAACCACCTACGCAGTAGATGGCACTTTTACCACAGGAACTTTCCCTAGACCAGTGAATGCTGAGGCAACTAGGGAATCTATGGCTTTGGCAGGAGCATACGGTAGAGACCAAGGTATGACTAGGGGAATGGGCGAGGGACTCATAAATGAAATCAACGGTTCTATAGACCCTAGTCTTGCCTTCATAGAGGCCCAAGTTCACGGAAGATTCACCTTAGATGATGTAGAAGCCATCTACACTTCAGCCGAAAAAGCACCAGAAATTGAATCAGCCCTAAGAGCAAAGGGTCTTGGAATAGAAGTTAGGGTTATCTAATATGAAAAAAGATGATGTGCTATTAGTTTCCGATTACGGAGATGAGATTAGATTCTTGGAAGAAAAAGAAGGACAAGTCCTTGGCTACTATGTGGATGGTGTCAGTGGAGAAAAGTCGGAGCCTATGTTAGTAGAACAAATCATAATGCTTGCTGGAGATGGAAATGTTGGCTGGAAATACGCTAAATCCAGTGAAATTCCAAACACACTAACTTAATAATAAGATAAACTTTATTGTAGAAGTATCTATTGGAGATATAAAATATGTCGCAAAATCCTGAGTTTACGCTCAACTCAGACACGCTTGGAGTTGTCTATAAAGACACTGGCGTTCTTGAGGGGTATGAATCTGCGGAAGCCGAAAGCGTTAGTGAGACTCACGCTATTGTCGGGGCTTACTATGAGCCAACTGGAGACTACAAAGGTTTGTATTTTGTATTACCTGAGGGCGAACTAAAGTACTTTGACATTGAAGCAGTGAAACTGGGAAATCAGACTAGCGGTGCTTATATAACTTTTGAAGCAGATAACAAGTTTTGGCTAATTAGGGATTTAGAAGAAACTGATGGTACTTGGGTCTCTAAATACAAGATGGAACTGCCAGTAGAGGTACTGAAGCAACTTATAGTTGGGCGGTCTAAACCAGCCCTAACTAAATATCTTGGCGTAAATATTCCAGACACTATTCCAGAATTTGAAAGTTTGACTGCTTACTTCTCTGACAAATCTCCTAGTGTTTTTGCTTTGAATTACATGTCTTCTCAAGGTATCTACACTCGTCTAGATTACGAATGGGAAAAAAGCGAAGTATCTTTTGACTATTACGAAGATATGGCAGTCGCTGAAATAGAAGCAAGTAAAGCAAGTGAATTGCTAGAAAAATTTGATGACGCAGACGGGATTTTTCCAGTAAAGGATATTCTAAAAACTTATGAAGTTGGTGGTAAATAATGCAGTCAAAACTTTTAGGTATAGACCAAGATGGCGTTGCTTACTACGGTAATTTCGAAAAATACATTGCTATCAATACAAATTTCAATGTTGTAGTTGAGCACGGCAAAACTGAAGATATTGCGGAAAAAGTAAAATCTTTAGGTGCCCCAGTTCCTTTACCAATTGAAACTATAGAACTTGCCATCAATGCTTTATCTGCTACAAAAGAAAATTTTGAAACTCTATTGGCATCTGCTCGTTTATACACTATACCAGCGGGTGTTAAGGCAGAAGCAAAAAAGGCTCTTGAGTGGCATAAAGAGCATCACCGTGGTGGGACTCCTGTTGGTATGAATACTGCTCGTACCCTTGCTCGTGGTGGACAGATTGGTATAGAGAAAGTTCGCCACATCGCAAAGTACTTCCCCCGTCACGAAGTAGATAAAAGGGGTAAAGGCTGGGAGCCAGGCGAAGACAACTTCCCAAGCAACGGAAGAATTGCCTGGGCACTTTGGGGTGGCGATGCTGCTTGGCGTTGGGCTAAAGCAATTGTTGAGCGTGAGAATGCTAAGGCTCTAAGAGCAGACGCTGGATACTCAGAGATTGTATCTGCTGATTTATCTCCAATTGAAGATGCTTTCAAAATGAATGACAGCATTGCTCCAGATTTTATGGCTCGTGTCCGCCTTGATGGTTCTGGAATTGACCGTATTTACAAAATTGATTTAGACGGTCAAGTGTATGCGTGGGATGATGGAACTTGGGATGATTTAGGTAACGCAGAAAACGGCGACATTTGGACTTATGACAAGGCTTTAGATGACCCTTATGATTTGGTTGAAAAGACTCATATCCAAATTGACCCTGAGTCAGCAATTATTATTTGTGCTCGTCTAAACACAGAGCCTTTCAGAAATATTTCTATTGATGAAATTGATGAAGAAGAGGCTCGTATGGCAGCAGATGCTGCTGGCGAAGAAGACTGGGACTTCATTGACGATGTAATCACCGCTGCTGGTGAAGGCATTGGGGCAACAAGTAAAGATGGAAACTACACCCCCCAAGAGCGTTCACAAAATGCTTCTAAGCAGGTAAGAGATGGTGGCGGAAGATTTGCTACTCAGGGTAAGAATGTTTCAGTAAAGGGTCAAGGTAATGGAATTATTACTAATGTTGACCAAAACTCAGGCAATGTAACTGTAAAAATGGAAAATGGCCAGTCTGTGGTTGTTTCCGCTAAAGACACTAAACAAACAGAAGGTGAAGATATTTCTTCTCCTGTAGGTCCTTACAATAATGCTGACTTACAAGGTCCATTAGATGTTTCTGGAATTCTAGGCGAGCCACGCACTCCGCAGAATATGCCAAAGGCAACTCTTCCAGAAACTTATCCACCAATTAAAAAAGAAGACCTACACAAACTTCTCGCTGATTTCCCTGCTTGGGTTAGAGAACAGCGTGCTCAGTACAACGGAAATGCAAAACAATCAAATCCAAATTTTGCTAATGAAACTGAATTTGACAACTCGGCTAAAGATTCTGAAAAAGAAATAGAAGATAAAACTAAGGCTGAAGATGATAAACCTACTGGCAAGAAGATGGGTCGCCCACCTAAGCCAAAGGTAGACCCTAACTCGTATCACCCGTTGCTTCGTCAATGGGAGAGAAGCATAAATCCTGAGACTCCAGATGTATCAGACGGAGACCTTGACGATAATTGGGCCAGACCAATTATGGCTGCTGGGGATAAAGCAAAGGGTTCGGATGTTCAGCCAGTGTATTTGGCTATCGTTTCTCCAGACGACCCTCGTGCTGTACTTGAGTGTGTATCTGTAGTACCAGCAAGTGCTACATCTAACCAGCCTATGACTTATGTTCGTAGAAACAAGAAGTGGGAGAGAGACCCTAAGTTCCTAGAAGACCTAAAGTCTGCCACTCCACCACCTGTTGTCCCACTAAAGCCAGAAGTATTGAATGATGTACTTATTCAAATTGACGGTCTAACTGCCAGCATTGGCTTTAGTACTGACTTAGAACTTATGGTTCTTTTTGGTCCAAGAGTAGAAATTATTGAACAATTCAGTAATTTAGAAACACTTTACGCTGCTGGTGGTTTGGACCGAAACAGGGGCAAGGCAGAAAAACTTCGTAAATACTGGACAGTTGGCCGTGGTGGTCGTCGCAAGATTCGTTGGAACACTGGAGGAGATTGGACACGCTGTGTTCGTTATCTATCTAAGTACCTAGGTCCTCGTGCCAAGGGCTACTGTGCTTTACGCCACAAGGAAGTTACTGGTCTATGGACTGGCGATAAAGAACACATGCAGCGTTATGGTGGTAGGCGTGACAAGGGAAGAAACTTCTTTAGCAACGATGTAATAAACTCCACTGAAAAAATTGCTGAAATTTCATATCTAACTGCTCAAAGAAATGACCTATCTAACAAGATGGCTTTGATAGCGTCTTCAATTCCTAGGCTTGTGCAGTCTATGCCACCTAAGAAATTAGTAGATGGTGAAAAATTCTTTATTCCTTTAGTAATCCCAGAGCAGGTTGAATCTGGAGATGGTAGAAAATTCAAAAGGGATGCTATCACTTGGCGTGAATTACCACTTCCACTTATGTGGCAGATGAAAACTAGCAGTGGGCACGATGGCTCTGTAGTAGTTGGTCGCATTGACCATATTGAAAGAGTTGATGGTGGAGTTGGAAATTGCCACGGCGTATTTGATACTAGCCCACACGCTTTAGAAGTAGTTCGACTAATCAAAAACGGTTTTATTCGTGGTACTTCCGCAGATATGGATAAGTTTGAGGCTACTGAAGAAAAGCCTGAAACCGAAAACGCAGAACTAGAAAAACCAAGTATTGATAAAAAAGAGGTTGGCAAGGACAAACTTGTAATTAGTAAAGGTCGAATTATGGCTGTTACTATCGTGCCAAAACCAGCATTCCAAGAATGCAAGATTTTCCTAACGGAAGAACCAGAAAACAATAACAATCCACAACAGGAGGAACCCGTGATTAACGACGGAATCTATGTGGATGATGCGGATGAATTCGATGCTATTAGCCTTATCGCTTGCGGTATGGTAGCAGGAGCAATCCCTATCAATCCACCAAGCGATTGGTTCAAAAAACCAGTCTTAAACGGCCCAACCCCCCTCACCGTAACAGATGATGGTCAGGTTTACGGGCACATTGCTTCTTGGGAGACTGACCACATTGGTCTTTCTAGAGGTACTAAACCACCACGCAGTAGAAGCAACTATGCGTACTTCCACACTGGAGTATGTAAGACTGCCGAAGGTAGCGATGTCTCAGTGGGTCAGTTGACTCTTGCTGGTGGACACGCTTCTCTAGAGGCAAGTGCTTCTGAAGCAGTAAAGCACTACGACGACACAGCGTCGGCAGTAGCAGATGTTCACGCTGGAGAAGACCAGTACGGAATTTATGTTGCTGGTGCTTTGAGACCAGGAACTACACCAGAGCAAGTTAGAGCACTTCGTGCTTCCGCTCCATCAGGTGACTGGCGACCAATCCGCGGGTCGCTTGAACTTGTGGCGGTATGTCAGGTAAATGTTCCCGGCTTCCCAGTTGCTCGTGCTCGTGTTGCTTCAGGTGCTGTTATGGCTCTAGTTGCTGCTGGTGCGGCAACACTAGCCAAGATGAAGTCTGACCCAGTAACCGAACTCACTGCTCGCCTAAAGAAGTTGGAGACTTACGCAGTTTCTGACAAACTTGAAAAAGTTGAGGCTATCAAGGCTAAATTTGCTGAATTCAAGGCTCAGCCAGTGGCGGAAGTAGTAGAAGAAGTAGACCTAGTTGCTAGGGCTCAAGAACTTTCTGCTAAATTCCAAACACTAACTGCCAGTGCTGAAGAGGATGTATTTGCTTACATTCCTATGATTGAGCGTCAGAAGTTGGCTAAGTCTGGTAAGGCTCTTCCAAGTGGCTCTTTCCCTATCCGTAATGCCGAAGATTTGCAGAACGCTATCAAGGCTTTTGGTAGAGCAAAAGAATCCGAGAGAGCAGATGTAAAGCGTCATATTATCAAGCGTGCTCGTGCCCTTGGTAAGTATGATTTAGTGCCAGATGATTGGAAAAAATTCTCTTCTAAGGCCGTAACTGCTAGTGCTGAAGAACTAAAGGCAAGACTCGCTTCTGCGGAGGAACGCCTGGGAAAAGCACAAGCGACTGAGTTTGCTGAAGCACCTATGCCTGTGGCACCTGAGGTTCCGTCTGGAGTCTCTGCCGTACCACAGCAAGTTGCTTACGACCCAGCAAGCCCAGTCGCACCTACTCAGCCAGCAGCACCAGCCACAGTCCCATCTAACGATGTTGAGAGCGGTTTATTGAATCCAGAAACTGGAAGATATACTCCGCAAACTCAGCCTCGTGATGAAAATGGAAAGTTCCGTCAGGTTCTTGCTCGTTTAAAGCAAGACCTAGGAACCGCTGGTCTACAAAGTGTTCTAGAAGAAGCAAAAACAGTGGACAAACTACACTCTCTAGGTAGTTATGTAGAGGCCGCAAATGCTAGCGTCAATCTCCAAGATATCCTTGGCAGACTTGACTCTGGAGCCTTGAACAACAAAGCCCTAGAAAATGTACGCTCGTCTGCTAAAGAACTTGGCACGGTAATTGCAAACCTACCATTAGGTTTCAACGACCAAGCCGAAAAGGTTAGATATTCTGACCTGCCCCCAGCCCTAAGAGACCTTATGGATAATATGGTCGCTAAGGTTGAGGCAAAAATTGGTAAGGAAGATGCCGACATCGCCACCGAGAAAATTAGACAATTCAAGAATGGCTCAGATGTTTTCAATCAAAGCAACATTTCGTCAGAAATGTCAAAGTTGCTCCGCTTGCTTACCTAAAACTAAATAATAACCAATAGAAATCTATTGTAAAATAAATGTTAGGTGGAGTGCCTTCACGCCATATTTATGTGTGCGTCTAGTCCCTTTGCTTAAACCAAGCAATTAGGTGAAATACACCTAATACAACTGTCCTTAAGGAGGAACAGTGGACCAAATTAAGTCGCAGGTAGATAGCCTGTCTGAACTTAGTGACGAGCAAGTCTCGGAACTTCAGGCCGCTATCGTAAGCGAATTTGAGAAGGTCGAGTCTCAGGACATTTCTCCAGAAACAGTTGACGCTATGTCATCCCTCGCCGATATGTTGGACACCGTACGCGGTGATATCCAGCGTAGAGAATTGCAAGCAGAAGAACTCGCTTCACGAGCATCTGAAGCAGCAATGCGTGTCAAGGGTGAGGGTGAAGGCGATGTGGCTCCGGGTGAAGGCAACGATGTTGCTCCTATGGAAGAAGTAATTCCAACCGACGAGCCTGTTGCACCTGCTGAGGAAGAGCCAAAGCCAGAAGGCGAAATGGGCGAAATGCCTGTTTCACCTGAGGAAGAGGAAGCCCCAGTAGTACCTGCCGAAGAAGAAGAAGAAGACAAGCCTGTAGGCGAGTACTCGACTGAAAATTCTGCCGATGCGTCAATTAGTACTGAAGAGACTCTAGAGTTCTCAACCGAGGCTACCCCAGAGGTAGTTGAACCAACCGAAGGTGGCGAAATCGCTACTGAGGAAACACCAAACATCGAAACTCCAACAGTGGAAGAAGTTCCACAGGAAGAACAGGTTACTGTGACCGCATCAGCAGAAGAGGGCTTCCAAGCCCCGGCTGACCGCCAGCCAGTTATCCAGGTAAAAGAGACAGCACAGGTAGCAATCACTGCTGGTGCTGACATCCCTGGTTACACTGCGGGAAGCACAATTGACAGCATTTCAGAAGTTGCTGTCGCAATGGAGAAGAGAATTCACTCTCTTCGCCGTGTAAATGGTGGAGATGGAGAGCAGCACATCGTTGCTTCATTCTCAACCATCTACCCAGAAGAGAGAACTCTCTCAACTGACGCAGAGTCAAACAAGGCAAAGATTGATGCCGTTGTTGGTCAGCAAGCACTTACTGCTTCTGGTGGACACGCAGCACCATTCGAGGTCAAGTACGACATCTTCGGACTAGGTTCAACCACTGACCGCCCGGTTCGTGATTTGCTTCCTAAGTTCCAGGCTGACCGTGGTGGTGTTCGTTTTGTAACTCCTCCAACACTAATTAGCCTTACAAACGCAAACGCAAACGCTGCCTCAGTTTATGGCTACGCAAACGCTGTTGGTCTGTGGAACGAAACTACTGCTACTCCAAGCGTTGCTTCATGGCAGAACAACCTAAGTGACTCTACTGGAACAGTAAAGGACTACTTAACCGTAACAGCCGCTGCTGAGCAGGTTGCTCAGACTGACGCTGTAACTCTACAGTTGCAGTTCGGTAACCTAATGACCCGTGCTTACCCAGAACTAATTGCTCGTCACAACGAGTTGGCTCTAGTTCAGCACGCTCGCGAGGCAGAACTGGTCCTAATCAACAAGATTAGCGGTTTCAGCAAGGCTGTAAACGCACACGCTGCTACCTCTGAGGCCGCAAACCTTATTGGTGTTGGTCGTGACTTCTTGGTACAGGTTCGTAAGGCATCTGTTGCTTACCGTAGCCGTCACCGTCTATCTCCAGAGACTCGCCTAAAGGCGATTATCCCTGCGTGGATTTACGATGCAATGGCTGCTGACTTGACACTAAACATGCCAGGTGATGGCAACCTAGGTGTTGGAGCATCAGAAATCAAGGGTTACCTATCTGGAAGCAATGTAGACCTAGTGGCATCACTAGACCTTGGCTCATTCGGTGCACAGCCTGGTGCTACCGCTAAGTTGCTTGAGTTCCCAGACACATTTGACTGGTACCTATTCGCAGAGGGTTCATTCCTCTTCCTAGATGGTGGAACTCTTGACCTTGGTATTATCCGTGACTCTTCACTGGTAAGCACCAACGACTACAAGATGTTCATCGAAACCTTCGAAGGTGTTGCCTTCGTTGGTGTTGAATCTCTAAAGATTACAACTGCAATTAGCGTCAACGGTGTGGCTGCGGCTCTACGCGACACCACTGGTGGTGCAACCGCTGCTGCTATCGAAGAGTAAAAACTCTTTTAGCAAAAGCAAATCCGTTGTGTGCGGGGTGGGTCTTTCGAGGCCCACCCCAAACACCACAAAAAAACTTTTATAAACCCTAAGGATTTTAAATGGCTTTCCCAAAGAATGGCGTTGTAGAGGCACCTAAGATTGTGCCCTCCGCTTTTGGTCTACTTGTCGTAGTCAAGCCTGAAAACTCGACTGACGAAGACCGCTGGATTCGTGGTTTTTCTCAAGAATATGAAACCGAACTTTACTCAGCAAAAAACTGGGATGACACTGACACTACCAGTTCTGTAGTTGTAACTGAAGGCGTTCCTAATTATTTTATTAAAATTGACCCATTCTTTATTGAAGTAGAAGAAGTTCGCTCAACTCTAGGATTTTTAGGTCTTGACCGTATTGCACGCTTAAAGCGTCAAGTCGAGGGCATTACTCAAGATGCTATGGAAAAAGAACTTTGGGATGGGGATATCCGAATTGGTCAGAGCCACCCTAATCGGGCTCTAGTCTCTTCTGGAGTTACCGTACTTGATGGTACTGGACTTTCATCAAAGCGTGCTTTGGCAATTCTAGAACACGGTATTGGTGTGGCATCAGAATCTGGAGAGCAAGGAGTCATTCACGCTACTAGAGATACAGTCGCTATCCTCTCAAGCAACAATCAAATGCTTTTCCACAGCAAAAACTTTGACCACCTACAAACTTTTGGTGGCACTCCACTGGTAGTAGGTTCTGGCTACAC